CAAATGAGGTAAACTATGATGGTAACTACACCTATGGTAATGCCCCCAAGGGAGAATATCGAGGAAGAACAACTCCAGTAGGAACTTTTCAGCCCAACGCCTTTGGTTTATATGATATGCACGGCAATGTATGGGAGTGGTGTCAAGATAGTTGGCATAGTAACTATAAAGGTGCGCCAACAGATGGTAGCGCATGGCTAGATAATGAAGAGAGTAGTAATAGAAAGCTGCTGCGCGGTGGTTCGTGGTTCAACTATCCTGCTAATTGCCGTTCTGCTTTTCGCTACGACAACGATCTCGACTACCGCATCGGCAACTTCGGTTTTCGGGTTGTATGTAGTGCTATGTGCAGTAAATTGAAATAATTTATCTTGACATGGTAAGAAAATAAGTTAAACATCACAGGAATTAAGATAATGAAAAAAGTAACTAAGTATCAATCCAGAGATGGTAAGTTATTTGACACTCCTGAAGAATGTCAAGCTCATGAAAATAAGTTAATAGATCAACGACGTAGCGCGGTATATGATATTGCTGTCGAATTATATGAGGAAATGTTACTAGAACAAAAACCTTCAGTATTAAGTTGTTTGAATAATTTAGTTGTAAATTTATTAAAAACTAAGTTATGATATTACTAGCTAATATCGAAAGATCCCTTGATACTGCGTCACGTAGTTTACGGTATTGGCTGGTATGCGGAGTATGAGTTTAAGGGGTTTACTCATTCCGTAGGCACTGGGTCTTATCAAGACACCTCAGAACACCAGTAGTCTACACCGTGATCAGGGTGAAAGTCCTGGCTCTAGAGCTAAAACATAAAGAAGGTCACTATCACGGTTGCACAATGTTCGGACATCTAGAGATACCAGGTAATGTCCCGACAAGTCAAGTGACACCACCTAGCAATAGTTAGGATCAATGGTAAGTAATTAGTTGCACTGAGTTAACAACAAGTCGCAACGTTAAAAAGACTACTAGTAGTAGTAATGTTAGGTATTTAGGATAGATCTATCTAAATTTCCTAGAACAGTGTAAGGGGCGAGTTAGTGAAGTATCTTAGTATACTAAGTATCTTAATTAGAGAGATATTTAGTTAAGTAAGAAACAACTAGCTCAATTAATAGTTGCTTTAGTTCCTGTAACTTGTCCATTATAAGTCATTTAAGTTTGCAGGATTTAGTGATAACTATTCATTGTTAATTAAGTTAGTTTAGAGTTAACACAATTAGGAGACTTAGAGTTATGCAATTTAATGAATTTAAAGTATTGTTTCAAAGTAACTTCAATAAACTCATTGAAGGACAAGTTCGGTTATATGTAACTGATGTTAATAAGAATGAGTTATGGGATGCTTATTTAAATGCGTTTCCTGATGATGAACGTCAAGGATTTAACTGTAACTGTTGTAGACAGTTTATTAAACAGTATGGTAATGTAGTTGCCATTAAAGATGGTGAAGTTAAGTCAATGTGGGATTTCACTGTAGATGACGTTATGTATGCAGGAGTTATAGCTGCATTAGATAAGTTAGTTAGTGAATCTAACATAACTAATGTATTCATAACTAAACAATCTAAGTTAGGTACAGATCGTAGTTTAACTATTGATGTAGAATGGCAACATCTCTATTATGAGTTACCTAGTACATTAGTAACTCAATCTTTTTTAACTGAAAATACCTTGATGTCTGATAAACGTAGTAAGAAGGAAACATTTAAACGAGCATTAAATGAACTATCAATTGATTCAACTGAAACAGTGCTTGAGTTAATTGCACAAAATCAGTTATATAGAGGTGAATCAAATAAAACTAGTTTAATTGAATTACTTAAACATCAACAAGAATACAAGGATACTATTAATAAGGATAACTATTGTTGGATTAACTCTAGTTCGTTTATTGCAGGTATTAGAAACACTTCAATAGGTAGTTTATTAATTGATTTATCTAATAGTGTTGATATTAATGTTGCAGTTAGAAAATATGAAGCTATGGTAGCTCCATCTAACTACATGAGAACTAATCAAGTTATCTCTACTAAGAAACAAGTAGAGGAAGCTAATCAACTTGTAATTGAACTAGGTTTAGAATCTGCATTAAATAGGAGATTTGCAAATGAAGCTGATATTAACGTTAATGATGCTCTGTTTATTAATCGCTCTCAGAAACTCAATACTAATGTATTTGATAGCATATTAGATGAAGTTCCTGTTAATCCTAAGTCATTAGTTAAGTTAGATGAAGTTAACATAGATGAGTTTATTAATGATGTGTTACCTGGTGCTACTAATGTTGAGTTACTACTTGAATCGCGCCATAGTGGTAATTTAGTTAGTTTAGTAACTGCTGTAGATAGTGCAGCACCTACATTATTTAAGTGGGATAACTCATTTAGCTGGGTTTACAATGGCGGTAATGCTGATAGTATGCGTGAGAGAGTTAAAGCAGCAGGTGGACGTGTAGATAATGTAGTTAGTAGGTTTAGTATTCAATGGAATGATAATGATAATAACATTATTGATTTCGATGCTCATTGTAGAGAACCTCTTTATTGTGAGATTGCATACAATAATAAAGTTAGTAGAAATACTGGTGGCTCGTTGGACGTTGATATACGCGTTCCTAGAGGAGTTGCAGTAGAGAACATAGTTCACATAGATCGCCGCCGAATGCTGGATGGTGAATACACATACTTTGTTCATAACTATTCATCTCGTACATCTAATGGCGGATTTACTGCTGAATTAGAAATAGATGGTACTCTTTTTTCTTACGCATATAATAAGAATCTTCGAGGTGGAGAGACAATACCTGTAGTTACTGTTAAATTCGACAAATTAAAAGGATTTACTATTGTTAAATCACTTGATAGTAGCGGTTCTAGTGTGTCATCTAAGGAGATATGGGGTATTAAGACTAATTTATTCCATAAGGTCAATCTAGTTAGTTTATCTCCTAATCATTGGACAACTGCTATCGGTGAAAAACACTATCTCTTTATGTTAGAAGGATGTGTTAATTCAGATAATCCTCGATCTATCTTTAATGAGTATCTTAAGTCTGAATTAGTTCAGCATAGTCGTAAGGTATTTGATGTACTTGGTGATAAGTTAAAGACACCATCTTGCAGTAACCAATTATCTGGAGTTGGATTTAATTCAACATTACGTAATAACTTTGTAGTTAGAGTTAATGGTAATAGAACTATGAGAGTTAAGGTATAACAGTTCCTGTGGTTCACACTCATCCAGTAAAAGTGTATTAATCAATCAATTAGGAGAATCTCATGACTGCAACATTAATCGAAAAGTCTGTTCGTTTAGCATTACGTTACTCTGTTAACGGTAAATTAATATCTACTGAAGACTTATATAACTGTAAGTTACCTGACTTAGATGTAGCTTATAAGGAACTTAATCGTCAATTGCGCGAACAAGTTGAAGATGGTTTAAGTGATGTTAAATCTCAGTTAACTGAACAACTTGAATTACGTCGTGAAGTAATTAAGTATGTTTACGCTACTCTCACATTTGAAGCTGTTGAACGTGAAACAACTAGAGTTAAATTAGCTAATAAGGTTCAACTGAAGCGACAGTTATTAGAAGCAATACATGAAGATGACCTTAAACAACTTAAAGAATTAAGTAAGGAAGAGAAGATTAAAATGCTGGAACAACTAGGATAGGATAACTAACTGTAGTTAAGTAATTTAACTACAGTTCAACTAAGTTTATGTACACACTACACAATGAGGATGCACGTCTTCTTCTAACTAAACTTAACAAGGAATCATATGATGAGTTTCTCTTCTCATGTGATGATGACGATGATGTAATTATGGAGGAATTAGAATGAGTAAATTAGGACAAATCATCGTAAACATTTTAGAAACTAAAGCTGAAGTTAAAGAGTTAGACGTAACTAGAGAAAAGAAAGAAGCTGAACTTAGTTCTTTAACAAGTGAACTTAAATCTGCATTAACTGATATTCCACTTGAATCTCATTATTATTATGTTAAGCTTGATGATCAACTTATAATACTCGCACGTAATGGTGTAATTGTTGATGTAACTACTGTTATATACGCAGAATAATGAGTTTAGATGTTTGGTTAACGATAGATGAACCAGTTGTAGTTGTATCTGATGAAGTAACTACTACTGAAGTGTTTACTGCTAACATAACTCACAATCTAAATACAATGGCTGAATTAGCTGGATTGTATGAGTGTTTATGGCATCCAGAAGTAACTAATGCTAGTGAGTTAATTAAACCTCTAGCTGAAGGGTTGATTGAATTAATTAGTGATCCTGATAAATACAGGAAGTTAAATCCCGCTAACGGTTGGGGCAAATATGAGGATTTAGTAAAGTTCGTAAGTAGTTATCTTAGTGCTTGTGTTATATATCCAGATAGTAGGATTAATGTTAGCGTATGAACCACAAGACATTCAAATTGTAAGAAAAAGAGTAAGTTGATGAACACACCGATTCTTATTAGGAGTATAATGAAGAATTTTGAACTTGAATGCGGCGGTATTAATCTTGAACGTTACACAGCATGGAAACCAATTATTAATGTAGTAACAGATCAAGATGGTAAGAAAATATTAAGTATAGCTATCAGAATACGTGTTGATGGTGAATACTATTATGTTAGAGGTTTAATTGAATGTCTTAAGCTATTGGAGAAATTAAAAGTTGATAATGCTAAATTTATGAAGTTATTCTATGACACTGTAGATGATAACGATTTAGATCGTGTTGAGTTAACTCGTGATGAATTATTTGCTATGGAGAATCGTAATGAAGTTAGATCCTGATGAAAGAGGTAATGGAGAAGAAAGTCCAACTATACCAGCACCACAAGGAGAAGATGAAGATGAATAAATTCAATATCGGAGATAAAGTTGTTTTACTTAATCAACCACAAGGTCATGTGTTTGAAGTTACATATATAACTAGAAATGGTTATTATTATGTAATTGAACATGAAGATTGGGGTGAAAAGCTGGTTTATAATAATAATATTGAATTGTACAAACCACCTGTTTTTTCTTACTTTCATCCACATTTAGGATTACATGATTGGGAAATTGTATCTGAAGGTATAAAAGGTGATGTGCATATTCGATCAATTACTAATCCTGAGAATATTTATTGTAATGTTCCACTAGCATTAGTTAAACATTATCTAGGAGATAAGTATGTCGGATAAACGATTAGTTGGAATTGAAATTGTAATTAAAGATGGAGTTAAGACTACAACTAGTAGTTATGCAGATAAAAATACTCCACCTGAGAAGGTAACTGAAACTAAGATTGAAGTTGAGGAACATACGGGGAAGATTGAGACTAGTAATATCAAGTTTAAGTAACCATATAGATTATCAATTAAGGTAGCGCAGCAATTAAGTTGCGCTTTCTTTGTTGGTCAATTTATTTAGAGGACAATGTTATGAGCTTCAAGATCGCCAACAAACCATACGAGTTAACACTAGATCATCTGATATATGGTCTAGATAAAATTAAACTTACTAGACCAAATTACAATACTAAAGCTGCTGTTGACAAAGGTAAGAAAACAGAGTTGTATCTAGTTAACATTCTCAAGTTACTTCAATTAGATGAAGTGCATCTAGTTGAAAATTACACCATACTTGATTCTGTATATCAAGTAGACATTGCAGTTAAACGAAATGATCAATGGCTTGGTTTTCAAGTTAAGTCCAGCGAATATGCGTTTTATCAACATAGAAATAAATCTAGTGTAGGTGTAGTTCAATGTACATCTGATACGGAATCACTTAAATTATTAATTGAGTTATCTAAATGGTTAGATGTACCAATTAAAGATAGTGTTATTGAGGAGTTACGTAAATGGAAACAGGTTAAACAGATGGAAATTAAATCACGCACAGATCTCCGATTCAAGTCATTTCCTGTAGATTGGAAACTGCTAACTCTACTTAAGTTAGTGCGATTTAATAGTGAACTATTAGTTTATTAGGAGATTGACAATGCCAATACTATTTATTTTCTTACTTGGTACACTATTTGGATTATTTCTATCCAGTGTAATTGATTTACTTTCTAAAATATTAGGAGAATAACATGAGTAACGTATTCGCTAGACCTGCTAAACCCGGTACATCTGTAGTTGATAGATTCGAGTTACGTGAAGTATTCATAGTTGGAGATAAACAGTTTCTAACTTATGATGAAGCTGTTGAATTAAGTAAACCAATTAAACGTGCAATCAAGAAAGTAAAGGTGTAATATGAATCAGCGAACAATTGAATTTCTTTCTAAGTTAGAAGCATTGTATGTTGAATATGATATGTCTATTGGAGGTTGTGGTTGTTGTGGAAGTCCTTGGTTGGAAACAGTTAAGAATGAATATTTGGGTGATGAGGTTAACTTTAAGAATGGTGTATTAACTGTTGATGGTAAAACATTAGCTGAATTAGTTGTTACTAACTAGTTAACATTCAACTTAACGAGGTAACTAAGTTAAGTAACTACTATGGAATTAGGATTTAAGGATAGAGTGTTCATAATATTAGCTATTAATAATCTAATAGTTAAGTATCAAACTCGCTCTAGTTTAATTGATGACGAAGATGAAATTTCTGATTTAGGGAATGACATCATGATGTTAACTGCATTAAGTAAGAAAATAAGTGAGAGTAATCAAATGAGAACCTACATGAGTATTGAATCAACTAAAACTGTAAAAAGAAGTTATGCTATGACTAAAAATTCAAAGTATGTAGTTAAGAATACTAAAACAAATAAGTATTATAAAAGAGGAACTTTAGAATGGGGTAATTCTCCTAATGACGCTACTACATTCCTTAACTATGAAGATGCTTGTGAAGTTTGTACTTACTATCCCGACACAGAAGTAGTAGAATACTGGCAAGCATTACAAAAATATTTACCTGAAGCTTGGGAACAATTGAGAAAGTTAAATGAATAAGTGGGCTACTAAAGTTACTTTACCTGATGTTGATTTAGAGAACACTAACTTAACCTTTGTCACTTTTGATAGATTAGGGAGATTTGCTATACGTCAATTAAACAAACATCAAGTTAAACAACCTACATCATACAAAGACATTCTAAATCTGTTATGATTAACATCTTTAACTCATTTATTAAGTTGCAATTATAATGCACTTAATTAACATTATTTAACTACTGTTCAATTAACTCATTCTAACTGGAGATAACATGATTTACTTCGCACTTAATCTAAATGCCGCAATTGTTTCCATTCTACCTGCTAACTGTACATTAAGATATCAAGAGTTTAATGCACTTCTTAATAGAGAGCAATTAGAGAATGCTATTAACTTGAGTTACACTAAGTCTCGCAAAGTTAAGTTAATTAAAGATACGTTATCTATTGATATAGGTAAGCGTAAACGAGGTATTAAATCTTTAGTTAAAGGTGATGAAGTTATCGTACCTAATGTAAATGATGGTAAACTTACATTTACTAAGTTCACATTAGTTTAGTTGATGTAGATCATGTATTAGTTAATTGATGTACCTTAACTCAATTAACTAATAGTTCACTTGTAGTTATTGGAGTTAGAAATGAACGAATATAAAGGTTACGTATTAACTGATATAACTATTAACTCAGATATGAGTTTAACTGGAAAGATTTACTATGGTACAGAATTTAAAGACGTAATGTGTGCTGCAAATGCAGAAACTCTTCTTTTTAAATTTCATAGGTTTGTAGATAATGATATTCTGAAACAATCTGAACTAACTAACTGCCAGTTGTCGGAGGATGAATTAGTTGATTTGATAGTCGGAATTACGGGGTTGGATGATTGGTAGTAAACTGAATGTACATAATTAAAGACTCGTTGACTGGCGAGTATTGGCGACAATCTAGAGCGTCAGGAACACAATGGGGTAGGTAGTCAAAGAAGTTATCTAGTGCGCGTGTTTTTAAAATGAAACATCATAGTAGTAATGTATTAAAAGCATTACTAAATGACAAATCGCGCCAACCAGTATTAGTTGAAGTTCAATTAGTTGAAGTAGTTAAATAAGGAGAATCTCATGAAATTAACATTACAAGCTGTAGGTGCGTTAGTATTAACAGTTAGTGTTTTTGTACTAGGAGGATGGTTACTTCAAGTTATTATAACTAAATGGTTATTAACATTTGGTATCACAACTCAAGTTGATCTATGGTTATGTGTACTAACTAATTCATATCTAGTTGGATTATTTAGTTCAGCGAAGAAATAGATAGTTATGTGGGAGTTCTATACTCCCCCATTAATATTCAATTATCAACTTTCTAAGTCTGAATTAATAATTATTAGAGGACTAAATATGCTATACCAAGATATGCTCACGTTAGCCGCTATCAATTTTAACAAGCCTGAATTAGCAGAATTAGCTCGTGGATTAACACCTGAAGAATGGCGCAGTAAGAGAATAGGTAATAAGAAGTTAAGTAGGCATTTATTATCAATTGGATTAGATAATAAGAATGTAAGTGATTTATTATCAGCTACAGTAACAAATTCTACTACACGTATAGTAAGTGATGAAGATACCTGTTACAATCAAGGTAATTCGATTTACTATTCATCATGCCAAGCTACAGATGATCGTGCCAAACATGATGCTAATTCCAGAATGAATAAAATAGATGGAGATATGAAGCATCTAGGTAAGACTCTATTTTTCTGGGTAGCTGGAGAATCTATGTCAGTAGATGGTAAAGGTTTCACCGCAAGAGCTAAATTACGTATAATGTACAGTGATCCTGATCATACTAAGATATTTGGTTTATGGTTAGAGAATATATACGGTAATGCTCTGATATTATTAAGTAACTTTAATGACTTAAATGAGTGGTGGCATGGTACTATGCAACAATCTACACCAGTATACAAACATTGTAATCATAGATCAAATATTCCAGTATTTATTCCGTCAGCGGCTAACGGTTATCAAGATACAGCGTTAACTAGTACCTATTATTATCAGCTAGTAATGAATGAATCATTACTAGCTAAAGCCTACAAGATGAGATCAAAGAGTTCTAAGACATATCAATACCCACTAGCCGACGTTAAATTCAATCCTCAGAATTGTGAATTTATCTTACCTGAAGTAGTAGATAAACCATGGAGAGGTAAGATAGATAGTGATACGCGTCATTACATTAATATGTTAATTGAGTTATTTGGATTTCCTAAATCTAGTGAGTTTGATAAAAATAATAAATATCGCACTACCTACATAACATTTAGATACGAGAATAATGTTAAAGCGGTACTATATTTTTGTGGTACTAGCTATAGTCTACATTACGATGGACATTATCTCATAAGTTATTACGATAATGTCTTACGTGTAACTAGCACGCATAGTGGTTTCTATATAGCATGGGATATAGAGTATTATCGAGGATTAAGTAAAAATATATTAGATTGCATAAATGAGGAGTTTGATGAACTTTATGAATCAGCTAATAAAATTAATTAACGAGAGTAAACGTACTGACTGTAAATTAGTTGCGAATTACACTTGGTCAGTGTTGTTCCATTATGCAATTAGTAATCCTGATTATCTGATACTAATAGAATCCGATGGTGTAAATAAGAGAGGTGATTTAATTTTAATTAAAGATGGTAAATGGGGAGCTTGTATACCAGTAACTAAACTTAAACCCGATGTTCTTGGATTTTGCTATAACTCAATAGGTAAGAAATATTTCAGTTATGTAACTAGAAAAAGACAACTAATTACAGTTAAACGCCGCATTCATAAACGCGATGTTAAACCATGCCTACCTGGACAAACTGAGTATCTGATGAGTAAGTTAAGTGATTTGTGTCCACACTGGTTTCATATAGCTAAGAGGTACTTGATTAATGTCTAATAGTAGTAGTTGGTATACACCACCATATATTTGGGATAAAGTTAATTCAACATTAGGTGTAACTTTAGATCCATTTCCTCCTGATGGTACAGGCGGCTATGAATTAGATTGGACTGGTAATGTATATTGTAATCCGCCCATTCCTGCTAGTCGTGCGGCAATTAAAGCAATTGAGACATACGAGAATGATAAGAGTGTTAACATCATATTTGCTGGTTACAGTGAGTCTGTATGCTGGCAAGTACCTGAACTTGAAACCTATGTTCATGTTAAGTGTCGCAGCCGTATTAATTGGATAGATGGTAGAACTGAGGTTAATGGTGTTAGTAACCCCAATTATCTCCAACCAGGACGTAATCCGGCGCATTACTCTTCTTTTTTCTTACTAAGTCAGGATACTGCGATAATTCAACGCTTCATAGACAACTTTTCTGATATGGGAGTGATTAAATATGCGACAATATATAATCAAGGTTATAGATTGGCTTGAAGATTTAGCAACTACACCGTATTCATGCGTCGCATCAAAGAATTAAATAAATAGGAGTTTCCATGTTAGATAACTTAATCAATAAGCTCAATAATGATGGATTTATTAATGTAGATGAGTTTGCCGATACATTTATGTTGAGCGTATTAGCTGACATCCCAATCATCTATCATGGTGAAGGTGGATATGGTAAATCAGAGATGTTAATTAGTGCATTATCTCTGTTCAATGGACGTTTCGGAATGCTTGAATGTGATCCTGAAACAACTAGTGCTGCTATTAAAGGTGGCGCAATTGCAAGAACCATTAATCAAGAAGGTGGTAGTTTAACTGAAGCGTATTACAATGTGGCTAATTCGCTACTACAGCATGACTACTTCATGTTAGAAGAAGTATTAGATGCGAGTTTCAATGCACTTAGTTTCCTGAAGGCTGTGATTACAGGTAAGAAAATACATATTAATGGTGATGAGATCATTAATAATTGTAAGATTCTAGTATGTGCGACTAACATTAATCCCACATCTGTAACATCTACAGTACGTGAGAATCAACGTAATAGTTGTGCTGCATTTCTTCAGAGGTTCATGATAGTTGAACATGGTTGGAAATCTCATAATGCTGACGATTATATTGCATTATATCCATCAGTTAACGAATTACCAGTTGTTCAATTTGAGTTAACTGACATTGATAAATGGCGTAATGATGTTAAATTAATTGAATTTAATATTGACTTATGGCGACTATTAGCTAAGTTAGCTGAAGATAGTGCTAATAGTGGTAATACTGTTAGTCCTAGAGCATTTCAATGGACAGTGCGATTAATTAAAAGTGCTGCATTATTGCGTGGGTCTAATGTAGTTGAGAGATGTGATTTCAGAGTTATTGATTATCTAAGTTACTGGAGCGTTGATTGGGATGAAGTTGATGAAGCAATTGAGGAGATTGAATTGAGACAGGTATCTAATGAAAAGTTAGATAACTTTAGTAGTAGATTAGTTAAAGTTAAGAAAATGTATGAAGAATCAACTAATTTTGATTTTAATAACTTGGAATTATATTGGCATTTACAAACACTTCATTTATCTATAACTAAGTTATATGATGAGTTTCTAACTACAGTTACGTATGATGATGATACTGAAGTTAAATACAATGAAGTTAAGTTGCAGTTTAAATCTCTGTTAAATGAAGTTGCAATAAAACTAGATAAGTTATTAACTCCAATTCAACTATGAGAACTATCGCACATCTAGATGCAGTTACTCCAACTACTGATGAAATGGATGTAGTTGCTGCTAAATTCGACATTTATAACTATTGTCCTACTTTAGTTACTGATATGTTTAATATGTTAACTGGAGGTACATTAACTTCAGTTGAATATATGCAGCAACAGTGTATAGATAACATTGATTATGAAGTCAATGTTCAATCTTTCCTAGAGAAAGTACCATCATTAGCTAGTAGTTTATCGGGATCTCCATTAGAACAAGTATTTAACATACTTGAGTTATTAGCTAATGGTGAAACTGGTGATGATAATAGTAATAGTGAATTAACATTACCAATATTCAATAATAATCATGAGGTAAGAAAAAAGGTTAAGAGTATTAAGGAAACTGTTAAATCACTGAGACGTAGATCCGCCGATGAGAAGTTACTTCTATCTGGTGAAATCAGTTATAAATTAGCTGAGGTATTACGTGCTAGTGACACTCTTGATAAGTTAGGTATCATAGATACTAGTAATACTATGATCGCCGATTCTACTGGTGAATACTGCGAAACTAGACCTATACGCGGATTTGATGAACTTAATCTAATCAATCCAATTGAGTTGATTAATCCAGTTAATTATCTCAGTTATCGCATCATTAATAATGAATCTCACATTATTGAACGATATCGGAAGGAGGATAAACTTTCATTTATAACGCTAATATGTGATGTTAGTGGTTCTATGCAACGTGATAACAAGATGAATAAGGCTCTTGGTATCATATTCAACATAATTAAGCGTGTCCAATCGGGCGAGTGTGAACTACTTTTTTCTTACTTTGAGAGAACTTGTTTCGATTGGTATCACGTAACTAAGGATTCAGATGTTACTAGTATCTGGAATGCTATCTATCATACATCATTTGATAAAGGGGGTACTGATGTTCAGAGGTGTATTAAAGAGGCTATTAGTAAGTCTAGAGGTGTAATATCAACTAATAAACAACTAATTGTAATTAATGATGGTCAAGATGAATGTAACTTAACTCTACCTGATTTAGATGGATTTAAGTTACATAGTTTTATATTAGATAGCAGTAATTATAACTTACAGAAGTTATCTATTGCTAGTGGTGGTACATATCGTAATCATATCTAGGAGAATCACATGACATTCAATTTAAACAACGTTTTATCTAACGCTGGATTTATTAACACCGCTACATTTGCTAACTCTATGGAATTAGCTGTTGTATCTGGTATTCCTCTTATGTTATATGGTAAGGGAGGATACGGTAAAACTGAGATGATTAAAGCTGTATTTGACAACATTGATGGATCATCTGCAATGTTAGAGTGTGATCCTGAGACTACAGCTAGTTTAATTAAAGGTGGTGCAATAGCTCGTACTACTAAGACTGATAAGGAAGACATTACATTAGCTCACTATAATGTAGGAGCTAGTATATTACGTAATCATAGCTTCTTTTATGAAGAGATGTTAGATGCTAGTTTTCAAGCACTTAGCGTACTTAAAGCTATAATTACTAATAAGCAATTAACACTTAATGGCGAAGTAGTTAAGAGTATTAATAGGTTGTTAGTTGGAGCAACTAACGTTAATCCTTATGTTCGTATAGAAGAATTACCACCATCTGAAGTTAATTCATGTGATGCGTTTCTTCAACGTTTCATTATTGTACGTCATGAATGGGATAGTCATGATAGTAGTGATTATTCTAGATTAATTCGTGCTATTAGTAATAAGAAGAATGATGATAGCAAGTTAACTATTGCTCAGATTGATGAAGCTCGTATTTCTCGTGAAGAAGTTAAATTAGATAGCGAGTTACAAGGTATTCTGTGTTCTCTAGCTGAGAAATCTGGTAATGAAGGTCGTATTATTAGTCCTCGTATGTTTATGTGGACTATTAATATGATTAAGTCTCAGGCGTTACTGAGTAATAAATCAGTTGCTACTATTGAACAACTTAATGTACTCAATTATCTTCCAAGTTGGGATCAATCACTTCTATCTAACTTAGAAGAAGAAATACAACAACAGAAGATTTACAATGATGCTAAATCTAGTCTTGATACATTTAAGACTCACTTTGATAGAGCCGTTGATAAGATTAATGAATATAAGGCGAAAAAAGATGTTGTATCTATATTTGCTCTAGTTAATTCACTTCAACTTATGGAGGGTGAAATTATTAAGGTTAGTAATATTCCAGATAGTTTAGTTAAAGAGAGAAATGATCTTATTAACACGGTAGGTAATCAAGCTAGAAAAACTATGAATGAAATTCCTGCATTAGCATCTGCAACAGTAACTAAGTAATTAACATTATGTGGGGACGTATTATCCCCACTATTACTATGACAATTAGAACAGAAGCAAGTAGTTATTACACTGTATTTCCAAGGGAAATACGTCAAATGACAAGTGAGATGAATGTCGCGCATTATGATGAAGAATTAGTGACGGATCTAGCTAATATGTGGAGTGGTGGTCAATTAACTACTCTTAAACATATCAGAAGTAATACTAATTATCGCAATCTACATACTGAGTCTAATGGTGAATATAAGTTACCTAGCGGTGGAACTGTAACCAAGCTAAGTCAGGCTCAAGATGAATGGCATAAACATGACGTAAAGGTTCAAACTGATACTCAGGAGTTTATTAAAGAAATAATGGGTGTAGATGTTCCAGGAGATAGTCCCCTCGAACAAGCTATTAATACTATAAAGTTTCTTGATAAAGATCAAGACATGAGTAGAGGAAGAGCTAAACAATTAGCAGTTAGTATTAAGAAGAAATTAGAAGCAGCTAAGTCAATGGATTCAGTTGACATGAAGATAACTGGTAATAATGATGTAAATGACGTAAATCGTGCTGCTAAATTGGACAAATCCTGGACTGAGATACTACGTGTTAGTGCTGTTATGAATAAGATAGCTGCGCTTTCTACTGCACCAACTCCTACATTAATACGTAAAGTTAATGGAGATATAGTTCGTAGTCGTCCCATAACTGGATTTGATGAACTGCATAAGATACCACCGAGAGAGTTAATACTACCTCGCAATGTACTTAATTCGCGGATCATTGAGAATGAATGTCATGTTAATGAAAGGTATGAAAAACAATCCAAGATTCCATTTGTTAACTTAATAGTTGATAATAGTGCATCTATGCGTTCTGCCAATAAGAACTATAAAGCTATGGGGATTATATATAACCTAGTTAAACGTGTTTATGCTGGCGAATGTTGGCTCAACTTCTCTTTCTTTGAGGAACATTGTCATAAATTCTACTTTCTCCCATTTGATTATGCTGATATAAGTAGTTTCTTCAATTCAGTTATTAAAAATGAGGGTTTTAATGAAGGAGGTACTGAAGTTGGTAATTGTATAGTTGAGGCATTACTTCAAGCAGATAAGATAGCTGCTGAACATCCTAATCAAATAAGTGCTAAGGACAAACATCTTGTAGTGGTTAATGATGGTGATGATTATGCTGGTAACATAACATTGTCTATGCTTAAAGGAGCTAAATTGCATAGTTTCATATTAGATAGTAAGAATGCGGATCTCCGTCGCATTAGTCTTCAGAGTGGTGGTACATATAGAGAGAAAATCTAGATGTATAATTGTCTTAATTGTAAAATTGACGTATATAAGTCAGATAGGTGTTATATGTTTAAACGTCTTGATGCAATGATTCATAACTTTCGATTTATGGCTAACTATAATTGGTTTCCACGTAAGGAGGCAGTTAAAGATTATAAGTTAATGAAAGATAATCAGTTCTTTGATTTTCTCAACGATGTTCCAGATCAAATTAAAAGTCCAGTATTAGCTATGAAATTAGTTGAGCAGGTTATGTATATGCACATGAACTATGGTATACGTAAAAGATCTCTAGGTGAATGGGCAAGTAAGATCATGGATATTTATAACACTGAGTTAATGAAAACTGTTGAAGCTAAACAGAAACTTGAATCATTGATTAATGAGTAGACGACGCAAATTCAAGTCACTATTTAAACAACGTAAGAAAAAGGAATTAAAATGTCTAAACAAACAGAAATTGCTCAACTAGTAGCTGAAGGTTGGGAAATATTCACTCCTGAGATTGATATATCGCGCATTAATCTCTGGAATGCAGGTAAGTTTATATCTACAGTTAGTAATGAATTGTTCAATGTAACTAGACATCCTATAGCTAATATTATTGCTCTATTTAGCGAAACTGTATCTGATAGTTGGGATACGTTCATCGTTGAAACTAGTAAGTGTAATATCGAAGATGAAGGTGGGTTCTACTACATTAGTGTAGATGATACAACTCGTAATACTGGGAAGGTTAATAATAGCAATAATAAACCTCACATATTAGACCTACTTCAATTAAGTATTATCTATCGAATAGTTAATTTACTTGGTCTACCTAATAGTATTATTCAATACGTATGGGATGATAGTCGTAGAGTATTTCTATCACATGATGTTAATGTAGATGTTGCTAAGTTAACTTTAGTTGGAACTATCGAAGTTAAATGGGATAACGCAACGTGTATTATCCATACTCAATATGGGGACAATCCGCGTATTAGAGTTAGTTTTGCTGATGAAACTACATTACATAGTTACATTGATAAAGCTGCATCTAATTTAGCAGCTTATATAACAAGTGATAATTATCAAATTGGTTATCCTAATGCTAACTATGAATTAAGTAGTTTCGTTAATAATGCTGAATTAACTAATGTTATTAATGATAAAGTTAAACAACTTGAGTTAGGTGAGATTAATAAACTCAATGTAATATTAACTGGAGAACCCGGTGTTGGTAAAACTAGTTGGAGTAACTCCTATTGTAAGGAAGTGTTATCTAAACTAGGTTACATCATCATCAACATGGATAGTGCTAGTATGAGAAGTTTTACACCTCCAGCATACCTATCTAAAATAGCCATAGTTGTTAATGATGCAGATAACATAGCTCCAAGTCGGACATCTAATAATGATGGCGCAACTGAGAAGATGTTATCTTGGTTAGATGGTAATGTCTATACAGCTATTACACCATTTGAACAAACTCGTTTACCTCAAATCATTACAATCTTCACTTGCAATACAACTGAACGATGGGATATTGCAGCTATGAGAGAAGGTCGTATTGATTTTAATTATCCATTCGTTAAAGAAGGTTAGAGTAGTGCGGGTTAATAGCCCGCTTAATAATATGATTCAATATGTATTTGCAATAGACGATAAATCTGAAGTTAAATATTCTCCTGCTAAATACAGCAAATATCAAGCTTATAAAGATTGTAAAAAGCATTATCCTAATGCAACATTAACTCAATTTCTTAATGGAGAAGATTCTGATGAATAGAGAAGATATAAAGTACGTAAGAAAAATAGATGTGTCAAGGAAGCCATCTGTATATCAAGATTGGGTTGTTCAAACATCAAGTGATAATGTTAATTGGTACAATCTAGTTGTTGATGTAGATGAATGGTTAGTTGATTTAATAGTAGATGCACTTAAATTGGTTATAGTTCTACGGGTAACAGAATGTATAGGGAGTAATTATGAACGATAAACTTGGAACAACAATAATAAATAGTAATGTAACTATATCTCAGATAGCTAAATCAACTGGATATAGTGAATCAGACATATTACTTACTATTGAAGGTGTTAAACCAATTAATGAATATCTAGCTAAACATCTAGCTATACTATTAGGACATGATGAACATTACTGGTTAGAGATTCAACGTGAATACGATAACTCGCGGAAGTCAAGCTTATACAGATCACTACTTCACATAGTTGAGATACTAATAGATATAGGCATACCAAGTTTATTTGTTAGTCTATCTTGGCAGTATGTCAACATACATAATAAGTTGTGTGTAGATCGCGCCATCCATATTATTCCCGCCATAATGATTCTATGTGTAGTTATTTACATTATTAAGCAGGTTAAATATGTTAAGTAATGATGTTAAGTGGAATAAGATACAAGAGATAATACGATTGTTATATGATGTTGAATATGAAAGTTATACAAACTATCAAGATTGTATGGATTCTCATAATGCAGCTAAATTAGCCCATCGTGACACTTGGATATTAGCTAATCAGATATATGATGTTGCAGTTGATGGATGTTACTGTCACATTAAAATAACACCTTATTATGATAAAGCTCATCATTGGCAATATACTATTAATAGAGTGTTGTCATTAGGTGATTACGGTAATGAAAATTTAGAGATACTTTATAAATTCAGAGATAAGTATTGGGAAGAATATGATTACTTAAACTCATGATATTTACATCAATCAGAACCATAACTATTTTTCTTACTGAGTCAGAAGCTCTCAGGTTATTAGATACTGGTTATGTTTATTTCTGGGGTACTTATGCTGATGTAGTATCAATAACTAAGGATCTTACATTAGATATGTATTGGGTTAAGTTAGTGTTTTTAGATGACATTTATCCATTAGGAGAATAATTATGGTCACTTGGGTTATTGAACATGGTATATTTGATAACGAAGTTCAACTTATTGAAGAGGTAAGAAAACAAGGTCATAATGTGATTGAGATTGATTATAAGCATGATTACTACGTTGACGATATAGCACGTAATCAACGATATACTAAACTACTAAGTCAACCAGTTATATTCAGAGGTTCACTTAATGTAAGTAGTGAAGTGGAGTACACACTATGGATTCCTGGCACATATTGTAACCGTGATAACTTTAATTGTTCAACATATTATGCTTACTGGGGTAAGTATATGTTGAATACCAATTACACCATGATGTCAGGATCTGAGTTAATTAGACGATGGTATGCTGATAGATTATTTGTTCGACCTGATATTGGATTCAAGGAGTTTAATGGTGGAACTTATACTAGAGATGAGTTCATTAAGTTGAATCTCCATCCTGAGTTACTAGTTATTAGTTCACCAGTTAAAAAAGTAGATTGGGAGTGGAGATTTGTAGTTACTGGTAATACTATCGTTGCAGGATCTCAATATCTGCCAATTGAAACAAATGTAACATCTAACGCAGCAATTGAATATCTTCAATCAATATTAAATGAATTAACTTGGTGTCCAGATGATATCTATACAGTAGATGTATGTTTCGCCAATGGTAGTTATCATGTACTTGAGTTGAACAGCCTATCATGTAGCAATTTATACCAGTGTGATTTGGCGGCTGTAGTTGAAACTGTTTCTAAATTAGCAATTAATGAGTACGATTACTGGAATGAATAAACTACTATATCAATTAGATACTGAATGGTATGATTTTTTAATGATGGGAATTGTTAATTATAACGGTGTTAAACATCTAGCATTATGTTTAGAACAAGAAGATGATTATCAATCCTATGTTTCTTACCTGTAGATGATAAGTTCTTTAATAGAGAAATTGATTTATTTACAGCATTTAAGTCATGTAATTCTATGTATTTAAGTAATTATATACCTAGTATTGATTTAGAGATAATTACAATTATAACTGGATTACCTGATAGAGATTTACCTAAACCTGGAGTGTATTATGGATTATAGACCTGTTATTGATCGTTGTGTTGATACTGAGTTAGCTGCTATTATATTCAATGGACTATTACGAGGTGATGTGATAGATCCTGATAAACTTAATACATTCAAGATAGCTAACTACAATGAATATAATGAGTTAGTTAACATAGCTAAGTATCTAACTAATGATATTTACTATGCTAATAATCTCGGTGACATTGAAGAAGTTCCAGCTTGGAAATTTCAAGGAAAGTTATATCATAATAAATCTGATGCTGTTAGTTGGCGAGATAGATGTAGAACGGTTAATGTATCAGATAAGTTCTGGATACCTAAAATTGGACAAATTATTTATGTGATTAATGATCGATTACAAATGCGACGTGTAGTAAATGTTAAAGTGTGGTATTCAGGTAATAACCGTGAATGTCAAGTAATACATGAGGATTTAAATGGTTATGATGCAGAGGAAGATCATATCTTTCGGTGTTTCAATAACCCAGAGGATTCTTATGATTGGTAACTTATGACTAAGTTTGAAGGTGGATATTTTCGACGAGTAGGTATAAGTATAGAGAAGATTTACGGGATTATCTTCATCTAACATACGCTGATTTATTAGATGATAATGTTACATCATCTAATGTTAGTTATCAAGACATATTAGATGCGTTATGATCCCGTAGTTGAGTAATAATAACTTGAGCCTGATATAGTTTAAGTTGACATTCATCTTCAACTTTCTCTAACTCAGTTAACTTATTACGTATCTCAATCAATTCAGTACGTAATTCATCCTTATCTTTACGTATCTGAGTTATTTCATCATTTATTAATACTTGAATACGATTACGCTCTTGAGTTATATAGTCGTATTCACGTTGAGATAGTTTATCACCATTATTGTTACGGGTAAGAAAATAAGTGCCGATTCCCGTAACAGCAGCAGATAGGATAGGCGCAAGATCACTTATAATTTTGGAGAAATCAATCGTGGCTAATAACATAGAAAATTCATTGGTTGAGTTGGGATTGGATGATGAAACTAGAAAAAAGATAGCAGCCTTAATAGCAGGTGTTCCTAAACGTAGTAAAACAGGTATCCTCAAGTATGCTGAGTCATGTGGTACTGACATTAAGAGTAAGTTTGAATTAATACTAGCAGCAATACTCACATTATATCCTGAAGTTATGAATGCTTCAACACGTATAGTTGATGAGTTTAAGGAACTTAATTATACTAATGTTGAGTTATTGAAGTTAATTAGTAGTTTAGTTGATTGGAAAACTAAAGGTGAATCACTTGCATTAGTTGTAAATCAATTAACTGATGTTCCAGTTGCAGAAGATGTAGTAGAAGATGTAGATGATTTATTAGACATAGAGTAACCTTAGTTGGGGTAATTAATTTACCCCATTTTAATTATGATGACTTTAGATACTATCACAAGTGACTTTATTCTATCTCAATTACCAGAACTACCAAATGAAGGTGTTGTAGCTGGTGGAGCAATTGCATCTATTGTATATAGTGCAGTAACTGGACTTAAATCAGAGTATGGTGATATAGATGTATTTAGATTAGTTATACAAGAAAATTGTGACTATTATCGAACAACTCATAAAATTAAAAACTTATATTACCAAGATAAGCATTTTACAATCTTTAATGTTAGTAGAGTTGATAATATTAACTATGTTGATATTTATTCAATTAATAGTAAACTAACTAATGTCATTGACACATTCGATATTAATTGTTGCATGATTGGTATTGATCTAGCTACTAAACAATTAATATATAGACCAGAATTTGCGGCATTTCTAGTAACACGACAAATAGAAGTAGTTAACTTCAATACCTCTAAATTTACTTTATTTAGATTACTGAAGAAGAAACGTCAATATCCCGATGCTTATTTAGATGTAGATAAGATAGTTGGTTATATCGCACATATTAATCCACGGTATGCTCCAACAGCTATTAAAGTACCATCATTTATTAATGAAGATGAGTTGAATTTGATATCTAATTACTTTAAATTAGTTGATACTAAACCAATTGAAGTTATTTCTAATTATGTAATACCTGAGTTAAAGTCATTAGCATTTAATGATAAACACTGGAACATAGTATTTCAACGACTATATGGTAATGGAGTTAAGAAGCATCAGAAGGAACAATGGTTAGAGTTACTTAAATACTACACGTTATGTAATGCTTGCATAACTAATGATACCTATTTTCTTACTCTTCCAAAAGGTTGGAAAACTCAATTGGCGCGATTAGGTAAGTTTACTAATGAACATTATGAAATTACTAATTGGTTTAAGTATCTTAATCTAGATAAACAATTAGAGTTATTTAAGTTCATTGAGAATCTAGTTACTGTTGAAGGTAAATGGGTTATCGGTATATTGGAGAATGACTTTTATTCGGATTCTCTATGTATTGATTTAATTAAGTTAAAGATAACTGAAAAAATTAACTCTGCTAAAACTAGATTAAATAAGGTACTTGTAACTCCATTACCAATTAATAGACATTACCTAGAATGTGAAGTAATTGAGTTAGTTACGTCATTTCAGTTACTAGATGAAGGTAGATACAATAATCACTGTGTAGGTGGTTATTCTAATTCACTTAATGAGAATCGCCGCATCTTCAGTATTAGGATTGATAAGTATAGATTTACTTGTGAATTTACTCAAGGTAAATATTCTAGAACTGATAATATAACTGATTGGAGATTAGTTCAATGTAAATCATTCAACAACACGACACCTGACAAATATCCAACTATTAAAACACGAATTGAGGCTGTCATATCATGGTTACTACTACAACTGGAACAGACCAACGCATCAAAATCCCTCGCTTTCTAGACATTAAAACTATCAATTGGACAGAGTTTCCTAAATTTCTAACATTAAGTAGACTCCGAACTGCCATACTTAAATGTGAGTATTTAATTCGAGATATTGAATTACAAATAGCTCAACGTAATGCAGATCATCGTCTTCATCAACTCCGATTAGAATCTAGTGATCCTGCTCTAGATTACATTGAAATTGATTATCAACAATGGATAATTAATCGTAATGCAGTATTACGTGGTCAAATAGCTGCATTATTCGTATATCAAGTAGCATTAAACAATTACGAGGAGACTTTATCATGAATGCAGTATTAGATAGAGAGCCATTTACATTTGTTAACAATGCTCCAATGGTTAAGTTGATTCTACATGATGACAGCATATTTCCTGCTGAAGTTGTAGTAGAGATATTAAGTAGTGTTATGGGATTCAGTAATGATAAGAGTTATCAAATTATGATGGATGCTCATCTTAATGGTAAAGCTCTAATAGGAGAATATACCGAACCGTTTGCTGAATTAAGTAGAGATCAATTGGTAGCTGAAGGTTTAACTGTAACTGTTGAGAGATAAGTATGTTTACTAAGAAAGATGTTAGAGACTGGATGATTAATAACAATGTATATAATGTTGATTGTGTTCAAAAAGTAGACAAACGACTAAGAGATAAAGGTGATACAACACTTAGAAGTATATCATGTAACTTTGATGATAATTGGGAATCTAAGTTTGATGCTTACTTTAGAGAGATCGGAAATAGTATTTATAACAATTTACCAGACGGTGAACCTACTATTAACTATCTTGACATACTGGATAAATTATGATAACTAAAAAAGATATTAGAGATTGGATGATTGAACATAATGTATATGGTGGAAATATTGAGGAAATAGATAATAGATTAACTCAAGCTCAAATAAATCATTACAGTGTTAGGAGGATATCTGCTGATTTTTCTGATTTAGAAGACAATGAGGATGAATTAGAAAATGACTTTGATAGACATTTTGAAGATGTAGAGTGGCATATATATAATGAGTTACCTGATACTAATGAACCTCAATTAAATTACCTTGACATACTGGAGAAACTCTAATGTGGATAATGACAACCGTGTTACGTGAATATGGTCAAACCTTAACTAAAGGCGATAGAGTTCACTTTCTAAATACTACAGCTACTGTTGAAAGTGTGGTATTATATGGTGAAGTAGCTGAAATACAATTAGCACTAAATGTTAAATGTACTTTAGTTAAGATTAATGACGTAGTTGAACCAGTTTATTTAGAACAATTAGGATAGATTTATCATGGCTTTAATATTACCAAGAACAAGTACAGTTGCAGCTAATACAGATCCACGTATTTTAGTGTTACTAAGTAATACCAAAATAGGTAAGTCGTCAAATTTACTTAAATTACCTAATAGTCTACTTATTGACCTAGAAGATGGTAGTGAATATTATGATGGTACTAAACTTAACTTACGCAAAGAAGCTGCTACTAGCGGTACTGGTTTAGGTTCATTATTAGAAGAAACAGCTAAGTTAATTAAAGCTGAAAACGTTAAAGCTGGTAAACCCATATATGATTACATTGCACTTGATACATTAACTGCAATTGAAGCACTTGCTCTTGCTAAGGCTACATTCGAGTATAAGAAGTCGCCTATTGGTAAGAACTTCACGGGAAAGGATGTAACTGAGTTACCTAAAGGTGCTGGTTATGGTCTACTTAGACGGGCATTTATTGACATCGTTGAACCATTTAAAGGTTTAGCAGGTAAAGCTCTTATTCTCAGTGGTCACATTAAAGTAACGTCTGATGAGAAAACAGAGTTAGATGTGAAGGATATTCAGTTAACAGGAAGTCTTAAATTATACACAGTAGCTAACGCCGATGCTATTGGGTATATGTATCGTAGTAAGAAAAATAAGAATCAGAATATAATTAGTTTTCTTACTGATGAATCTAATATTGCTACTGGTGCTAGAAGTGAACATTTACGTAATAGTGAATTTGTGATTAGTGAATTAGATCCAACAACTAAAGAGTTAACTGTACATTGGGATAAGATATTCACATCATTAGGTAGTAATCCATTACCAGTTGTACCTGCAACTAAGAAGATTCCTGTATGAACGATGCTGTAGCATATCAAGTAATTAGTCGTAATAACGATAGATCCGGCAATCCATATAGACTTATATTAATTTATGATGCGGGATTTAAGGTTATCCATGTTGTAGAATCTCGCCAATCAAGTCCTAATTATGTCTATCATGAATGTCGTGGATTAATAGAGTTACCATCATTTCATCTAGAACCTAGAAGATACAATTCTTTTAAATCTAGATATGATGTAGTTAGCGAAATTTAACTTAGTTAGTGCAGTTAGTAATAGCTGCACTTTTTAATGATGATTAACAATAAACGCGTGTTAATTAAGTTTGGAAGTTGTCCAAATGATAATAGATATTATAATCAATCTCGTCTTTGTAACATTCGTCATAGAATCAGACAACAAACTAAGCGACAATTAAAACATATAGCTGATAATTATTCAATAAATCGTAGTTGGGATAACTTTATTCAACCAATATGCTAGTACAAGAATATCTCCGAACTAAGTCATTAAAAGACTTAACCGCCGAATTAGGAATACAAGTTAGACGACATACTAAATATCCTAATCTAGTTGGATTATGTTATTGGAATGTTACATCACCCTATTATCATCCAATAGTAACTGAATGTCGCGGATTAATATTAGATGAAGCTAATGATTGGAATGTTGTAGCATATCCATTTGATAGATTCTATAACTATGGTGAATCATGTGCAGCAGAAATAGACTTCGATAACTCTTATGCTTATAAGAAGTTAGATGGCAGTCTAATCATTATGTATTACTACAATGATGAATGGTTAGTTGCAACTACTGGATCTCCTGATGCTGGTGGAACTATACTTGATTATAGTGTTACATTTGCTGAACTTGCATGGACTGTATTTATGCAAGAATCATATAAATTAGATGACTTTGATGTTAACTATACGTATATGTTTGAGTTATGTACACCATTTAATCCAGTAGTTGTATCACATAGTAGTAACTCATTAACTTTAATTGGAGTTAGAAATAGAACTACATTACGTGAGGAGTCGATAGCACAACCTAAGTTCACTTCGTTTAAGTTAGTTGACTATCTTGAATATGGTTTAACTATAGATGAAGTTAGAGATGAGTTAGTTAAGTTAGATGGATTACATAATGAAGGTTATGTAATAGTAGAATGGTGTACTTGGAAACGAGTTAAATTAAAACACGATGATTATGTTAAATATCATAGGATTAAATCAAGCGTTACCAAACGTGACATATTAGAGTTAGTTAGAACAGGTGAAGGTAATGAGTTTATCAGTTACTTCCATGAATTTAGTAGCATCTACAATAACTACTTAACTAAATACAATAAGTTATGTGAGTTAATTGAACATGATTTAAATGAGTTCGCTAAAATCACCGATAAGAAACAGTTTGCAATAGCTATCTCTAACATCAAATGGAAAGTTATCCTATTCTCAATTAGAGATGGTCATAGTAAGTCAGTTAAAGAAGCACTATCTAAGTTGTTGTTAAAGAATTTTGAGGAGTTGATGAAATTATGCAAGTAATTATGACAGTTGGCTTACCTGGATCTGGTAAAACTACATACGCTATACAATTAGTTACCGATGTACCTGGATGGAAGCGTATTAATAAAGACGATATTCGCACCATGATGGACAACGGCGTATACAGTAAGAAAAATGAGAAGTTTGTTATTCAATGTGAGGAATTACTAATACTAGAGGCACTTAGTAATGGGTATAATGTGATACTTGATAATACGCACCTTTGTCCAAAGCATAAGACTAGAATTGCCGCATTAATTGAAGGTAAAGCTGAATTAATCATCAATGATAGTTTTCTTACCGTTCCTCTATCTGAGTGCATTAAACGTGATCTAACTCGAACTAACTCAGTAGGTGAAGCTGTTATTCGTGGTATGTACGATAAATATCTGTATGTTGATCCTCCTAGTGCAGCTAGAATAGAAGGTCTTCCAGATTGCGTCATAATTGACCTTGACGGTACTCTAAGTCTACTTAATGGTCGTAATCCCTATGATGCTAGTACGTGCGAGGATGACCTACTTAATGAACCAGTCTATGAGTTATATAAGTCGTATTATCCAAGTAATAAAATAGTATTAGTATCAGGACGTAAGGATACTTGGAAAGATCAGACTATTAGTTGGTTAGATAAACATAACATTAGATATGATGCGTTGTATATGCGTGCTGAACTTGATCAACGTAAGGATAGTGTAGTTAAACAGGAGATATATGAAGCGTATATCAAGAATGTTTATAATGTTCATGCTGTAATTGATGATAGACCACAGGTATTAAGAATGTGGCGGGATAATGGACTATTCACTATTAACGTAGGACATGGAGTTAATTTCTAATGATAGAGAACGATAATCAACTTGAAGTTACATTAAATGCAATATCTAAGTTTGCTACATCTATTGCTAACTTAGCTAATGTAGATAGAATTGGTACTACAACTAACGATAAGTTAAGATACTTATCTCATTTAGCTAGTTTAGTTGGAGAATTAGATGTATTAAGTGAACAAGTGTCTGATTATCTAAATTATGATATAGATAATAAGTTAATTGATAAGTTAAAAGGTGTTAGAGTTGTTTAATTGTTAAGTAATCATCAATTAGAGCAATTAAATCAATTGCAACAAACTGATATGTATGAAGCATTAGATACATTATCTAATTGGGTTCAGGCTATGAATAATAATAATGATGTACCTGATGAATTACAAGCTGTATATGACCGTGTTTGGGAAATGGAGAAACACAATATTTAATTAGAACATCAGTTACTAATTAATGACGGCGTAGCAATAACTGTTGTATTAATACAGTGGTTATTACTACGTTACTAAATATCTAGTTCCTAACTATGGAACTAAGTTAATTGCGCGAACATTATTGAATTAACTAGTGTAATAGGTGAAACACATGGAAACACAAGAGATATTAATTAAGATACTTGAACTATTAGACAAACAGAATTGTGTAATTTCTGATCTTGTTTGGAATAGTGAAAAAGACACTAATTTTCAATACGATATATGTAAAATAGGTGATGAAATAACCCAATTGCATAATCAAATGATAAGTAATGCTAAGTCAACTGATATTACATGGGATGCAAGTAAATGATGAAAACAGAATTAAATTTAATCAAGATTTAGCATTACAGTTACTTGAATCTGAAGTAGAATTTCCAATTGATTTTGAAGATGCTTGGACATGGTTATCATGATATGATAAATCTACAGGTAAAAGAGCATTACTAAATTGTGGTTTTGTGGAGGAATTAGACTTCCACATTTCTGCGGAGGCGACAACCACAGGCATTTCAGCCATTCCCAAGGAGTCTATTTTTCTTACTAGTCTCACATTTACATTAATTAGGAATTAAACAAATGAAAGCTACAAGAACTACGATTAAATACGGTTCAGTTGATTTAGAAGTATTTATGCTTTCTGATGGTACGTATAAACTTAGTCAAACTCAAGCTGGATTATCAATAAATAAACGTCCTGCAAGCCTTAACGAATTTTTAGCAGGTAAATCCTCAGAAGCTTTACCACATAAGGATTCCAGCCTTGTCGAAGTTGAAATTGACAGTAGACCTGGTATTAAATTTAACGCTGTACCTATTAAACTTATTGTTTCTTACTGGACATATTGGGCTAATAAAGGTAATACCTTAGCTCAAGCGTTATTAGCTGCTGGTACAGAAGAAACTATTAATCGTCTATGTGATACAGCATTTAACGTAATTAAATCAGATGAGGAATATAATAATCAAACATTAGATAACATTAATCAGAATCAGATGTTATTTGAAATGATGAAGATGATTAACTCAATGAACGAGAAGTTAACACAACAAGAAGAAACTAATAAACAACTATTATCTAGAACAACTAAGTTAGATGCTATTGAAGAAGCTCACATTAATAATCCTGGTATTAAAGATGTAATTGATGCAGAGTTAGAACATAATTATTCAGATGATGTTAGTTTTACGGTAGTTGAATATCTTAATCATAAAGGAGTTAGCTTAACTCATGCCACTACATTAAGTAAACGCGCTCCTCAGTTTGTTAGATGTGGTAGTTTTGGACAACCTACACGTAATAGTAAATGTCAATACGTTTATACAGGCAACCAAGTTAATTATCTAGATTGTGCATTAAGAACTATATTGGATATTTAAATTATGAAGATAACATTACCAATTCAATACTTTCTATTTAGTGTAGTTGCAGAACATAATAATCCCGCAGTATTGAAATACATTGCTGATGTATTATGTGATCATTACTTTGTACCTGATGAAATAACTGAAGCAATGTTAATTGACTTTGCTGCTAGTAAAGCTGCCTGTAATAACGCTACTGAATGTGAGTGGGTTAAAACAACACTAATAACTTGGTATAAGAAGTATTATCGACCTAGTCGTCATAGTCCCATGTAATTTTAGATTATTGTGGTAATATAGTTGAAGTAACATCGTGCGGGGTGACTAAGCACAACAAACGACAAAGTTAAATAAGGAACAAAGAATCATGGCTTATCAATTTTATCTATCTGGTACTGAATCTACAATTGCTGGACGTTTAGTAGCAGATATTGTTATTGAGCCTAAAGGTGAGAAGCGTACTGCAAAGATTAAGATTGCAGCTAACGCAGGAAGTAAGAAAAATGAAGCGGGTGATTATGAGAACATTGTAGATTTTTATGATCTCACAATCTGGGATAACGGTGGCGCATCTACTGAGTTTCTAGATGCTATTGAGAAACCACCATCTGAGAAGTTAGTATTCAAGAAGGGTAATAATGTTGTATTCCATGGCATGATTACTAATGGAGTACGCGAATATGAAGGTAAAGCATATAAAGATACTAAGGTTAATCACTTCTTTCATCTAGCTAAAGTAATGCCTAATGTAGCTAAACAACAAGAAGATGTTAGTGGTGGTTATTAATGTAACTAATACTAAATCTAATAATAGTAATATTAACTGTATTTAGTTGTACTGCAATTGACGCATCTGAATTAACTCACACTAATATTAATGGTGTACTAGTTGATAAGTGGCATGAGGAATCATGTACACCTAACTCCGATGGTAGCGGTAACTATCTAGGTGAAAGTTGTTCAGATAAGTACACTATTGTAGTTGTTGATGATACTAATGAACGACATGAATATCAAGTTAGTTACAGTGAATTTGGTGATTTATTAACTAAGTCATCCATCTCTGTTTCTTACGATATAGGTCGTCTTGGTATATTTCATAATTTCCATTTAGAATCCAAGTAATGTGATATATTAGTCTTATATTTAATATGTATAAGACTAATATGTTAACTCAAATAAATGATGAAGTAGAAGGTCGTTCATATCAATTAGATGGAACAACTAAGAAATTTAAATCAGTTACTACATTAATTAACTACGCTAAACCTAAAGAGGGATTACTTAAATGGCGTGCTAGTGTAGGTGAAGCTGAAGCTAATAAAATAACACAGACTGCTGCAACTCGTGGTACTGAGGTACATAAATTAATCGAGGATTATTATAAGAGTAAGAAAACAAGCGTAACTCAAACAAGTGATGATGTATTCTTCAATAAGTTTCTACCTGTACTTGATTTCATAACTCCCATAGCTGTTGAAGAGAAGACATATTGGGTAGATGAAGCTACTGGACGTGGATTTGCTGGTACATACGATATGTGCGGCAATGTAGATACCACTAAGTTCATTGGTAGAGATAGTGGGGTTATTACTTCATCTAATTCAGTGGCGGACTGGAAAAACTGGAATAGAGCTAAATATCCAGTTGCACAAACTAAAGATGGTGGTAAGTATTATCCTCTAATTGGGTACTACTTACAATTATCTGCTTATTGTGCTGCTATAAATCAACGTACTAATTGCATTCATGAAGTAAGTAACGCATATATTATTGGAGTTACTGAAACTTGCAGATCACCATTTATCTATTATCTTAATGATGATGCTGTAATGTTCTATTGGGATAAAATGAAGAACTTAGTTAATTGCTACTATGATAATGCTAAGTTCGATTGGGAACAAATGGAAACTGAAGCTGAACGATATGGGTTTCTAGGAGAACGAGTAGATTTAGTTAAATAGGAATAGTAACATGACATATTCATACCAATACATTCACAATCATCCAGGTAATCCATTCATTAATATCTACTATCAAGATAAGTACGTTTACATTGATTCAGATGATGTAACTAGAGATTATGTATTTAATCTCTACTTTACATTACTTAAGTTTGATGATATTGAAGTACAAGTTAAGTTAGCTGAGTTATATGAGATAGCTAAATCAAAAGGACTTGAAAATATTAACTTCGATAGAACTAGTTATCATGACTTAGATGGAATTGCGCTAACTAAGGATAAGTCTGCGCGATTTATAATTGCGTTAGTTAAATGTAACGGAGAATTAACTAGTTATATTGTATGGGGTGATGATAGGTTAGCAGACAGAAGTAGAAGTATGAGTTGCCGCATTAAATTACCTTATGATAAACGTGAGCAATTTGAGACATTAAGTGGTTTAACGTTACATGAAATAGAAGTAGTTGTAGGAAATTAATTATGCAAGTTTACAATGCAATAGTATTACGTAATTTACCTGAATGTCGAGGTGAAGATGTAGATTACTCATTCTATCCTGGAGATAAAGTAATATTAACCATTGAAGATAATGGTGTTATGTGGATTAATGAGATAGGACATAATCCCGCAACTAGTATTGAAGTAGATGAAGATAATGTAGCTTACTTTAAAAGTGATAACTTATTTGAGTTATTAGAAAGACGAGTTAATTACGATCTACAACATGATTTAGATGGAGTAGATAAATATCTAAATGATTTAGCTAGTGTAATCAAATCACATAGAACTACAGTTAAGTTAACTAGAGATAAGTTAAATAAAATAACTGATGATGAAGTAACTGTAATTAAAGATAAGTTAGATAGTGCGTTTAATTTAACGTGGTTTACTGAAAATAATGAACTTAATTGTATTCAATTTAAAACTTCATTCAAATCTATAAATTTACGAATTTATCATTTTCATGATAATCGTAAATTCATACTATATATTAATTCAATGTCTGATATTGATGACGAAATAGGAAATACAATTGACAGTTGTGTATCTACCGATTTAGATGAAGTAATAAACCACATCTCTACTTTTTTCTTACGTCTAAAAGATTCCGTTAATTATTTAGAGGTTAATAATGCAGCTATTCATACCATCGCGGATTAAAGTTGGATTTCAAGTTAGAAGTGAATGTTTCACTAAGCAATTAGCTTATATCATCTACTATGATGCTACTGGTAAGTTACGCAAAGAGAAGTCATTTAATGGTTGGATAGATACGACTATCCCTACATTAGAGTTAGATAATACTCCTCGATCTGGTTTCATTCTAAATAAGGATGTAACTAGAGATAGTTGGTCACACTATTCAAGTGGTAGATCAATGATTCGAGTATACGATGATAGAGGATTTGAATTTGAGATAACACCATCTAATCTACTATTCATATTAATGAATACTAACTGCAATAAGCGAGAGTTAGAAGGTGAGTTTATCTATGCTTGGGATGGTAAGGAATTAGTATTACTACCAGCTAACTGTGAAGAGTATAAAGCTGCCAATCAATTCACATCTCTTCAAGGTAAGAAAATAGGTGTGCGGGATTTAATACCTGGATGTATCTATCAAACTAAAAAGCAAGTTAACTTAACTTATCTTGGTAAGTATGATTGGTATGATTACAACTGGTGTGATTTTAGTTATGACTTAGTTAAGAGATATGTGTTTATTGATGATAATAATAAGTTAGTTCCTCTAACTGGATTAACTAGTTTATCAGTTAGGTTAAGTGAGTTACCTGTAGATAACTATGTTGACTTACTAGAGATAATGAACTGTAGTAAAAACATATCTCTTATAAGTCATGTATCTCTAACTCAATTAACTCCTACTAATGATAAACGTTATGTATATAAAGAGATTAATGGTCATATCTATGGTTATTATCTACAGGGTTATCTTCCATTAATTTCAGATTACGTTGTGTTAAGTTACTGTAAGTTAATTACAGTTAGTAACAATGCAGTTAACACAAATGAAGTTAGTTGTCATGATAAATACATAACAGTAACTAAAGATGATTTATTAATGAACTATTCTGATTTAGTAGTTCATTTAGTTAACGGTAAACAATACATTCAAGGATAGTGAAACATATGTCTGATATTAAAGTTCAAGAATTACTCGATATCGTAAATAAGAAGAAAGCTGAAATCGCGGCACTTGAAGTTAAACCTAATTGGGTTACTAATTGTGCATTTAAATGGTTTGTTGATGCTAATGCTATTGTTAATATTCAAACTGCAAATGAACAACAAATACTAGACATACTTGTTTTCTTACTTAATAAAGAAGTTATGCACACTAGAGCAACTGAAATATTAGGTTTAGATAATAAGTTTACTTATCTAGGTTACACATTAAATGAATGGACAATTGATCTTAAAACTAGATTAAGTAGATTAAGTATCAGTACGAAGAAGAGTGAGTTGGCTACATTAGAGAAACGTCTAAATAACTTAATGAGTGCGGATCTTAAAACTCAATTAGAGTTAGATGAGATAACTAAGTTACTTAATAATTAAACACTTTAACTAGGGGTTAATTAACCCCTGTACTATTATGGATTCACTTGGAGATAGAATTAAAGGTTATTACGAGAGTAGATGTACTCACTATTTAACTAGACGTACACCTGTTATCATACGTCTCGATGGTAAAGCGTTTCATACATACACTAAACCATTGAAGAATAAGTTTGATGCTAACTTAATTAATGTTATGAATTTAACAGCTATTAAGTTATGTGAGGAAATTCAAGATGTACAAGTTGCTTATATTCAATCAGATGAAATAAGTTTACTATTACATGACTATAAAGAGATAACTAGTGAAGCATGGTTTAACTATAATCAATCTAAAATAGAATCAATAAGTGCCGCTATTGCAAGTGTTGAATTTACAGTTAATAGTAACTTAATTTGGAATGGTGATATTAAACGTGCTTATTTTGATAGTAGAAGTTTTAATATACCTGAATCTGATGTATGTAATTACTTTATCTGGAGACAGAAAGATCAAGTTAGAAATTCAATTAATACACTAGGTCAATCTCTAATACCACATAAACAACTTCAAGGTAAGAAAACAAGTGAAGTACAAGAGTTATGTTTTCAACAAGGCTATAACTGGAATGATTTATCTACTTCAAATAAACGTGGTAGATGTGTAGTTAAAAGTTATTATAATGTCGGTGATACAACTAGAAGTAGTTGGATTATTGATAATGAAATACCTGAGTTTACTAAAGATAGAAATTACATTGAGAAGTATTATGCAATTAACACCTGAATTAGAAGAACATTTAGATAAGTTAGTTAAGTTAATTAAAGATAAGACGTATGACTTATTTCAATTAAGTTCATCATATAATAACTACATTATAGATATGGTACTTGAAGGAGATGAAGTTCTAGTAACTCTAATTGATTATAAAGGTGATATAGAACATAGGTTAACAATACATGGAGTAGTTCATCATGCACATAAGTAAAGATCAATTAGAAGTATTATTATCAAGTTGTTTACGCTTTGCTGATTTAAGATTAAGTCATACAACTTTTAACGACTTAGAAGACTTACAAACTGAAATTTCAGTTTGTTATCAGCAGTTATTAGATGGTGATAAAGATGAAGTTACTATTGAAAACTTAACTCAATACATAATAGACTTAATTTAATATGCCTAAATTTAATCTAGCTGATTGTAAGTTAGAAATATTAAGTGAATTAACAACTGAGATATGTTATAAGTGTCCTAGTTGTGGTGGCAAATTAAAGTATAAGAAACTAGATTGGGCATACTTATGTGTAACTGAGAATTGTTCAACTGCTCAAATTAGAACAGCTCTTGGTTTATCTAGTTCTAGTGGCATAATTACGCCATCAACATTAGTTATTAAACAACCTACAATAACTAAGTTTGATGCACTCATGGTTAGTCCGCCCCATTATCAGTTAGCTAAACAATATCAAATAGGAGATCGCCGCATCACTTATTTTTCTTACTCTGATGAATTTATTGTTGAACGAGTTGATAGTGGTGGTAGTAAGCAATTGTTTCCTAAATATAAGGTTGGTAATCAATGGATATATGGTAGAGGTAAGAATACAAGTCTATTTAATCAAAGATACATAACTAATGGTAGTGTTTTAATTGCTGAAGGTGAGAAATGTGCAGATATAGTTAGTTCAATTACTGGATGGTTAACACTATCACCCCCTTCATTTGGATGGAGTAATAATTATCTATTCGCACAGTTAAGTAATCCTCATATAACTGGAATTATTTATCTTCCAGATAATGATAAAATCGGTAAAGTTAAATCTGACTTAATTAAATATGTAGCATGGTCACTTGGTAAACCATTTTATCTTGTACCTCTTGATGATGTTACATCTGATGATGGTGGTGATATAGCTGATTTGGTAGGTACACATAATATAAAGGAACTTCTATATGCAAGATTACAACATTTATTTACAGATGTTGTTGGAACTAACACCGCAACTTAGAGACGAGGTAATTCATCGAGATTGTTCTGATTATGATAAAACACCAGATGAAATAGAAACTGATTTTAATACACTATTAGAAAGTGAATTTCGTAAACGTATTGCTGTAATGACAAGTTGTGAATCATTACTTAAACAGAAGAGAATTAAAGCTCAATTAACTGAATGGATGTCTAAGTTTGTAACAGATAAGAAAGACATTGAACAGTTAATTCAAGTATATAGCGTAGAGCAACAAGAGATCAAACTCTATACGTTAGCTGAGTTACTTAACTTACGTAAAGATAAAGCTACTCAATGGATATTTAAGGGACTACTTAAATTTGGTCAACTCATAATGGTAGTTGCTAGTCCAAAGGTAGGGAAAACTAATTTAGCTACTCATGCGGCGGTTGCTGTAGCTAGAGGTACACCATTTCTCAATAGAGAATCTACTGCGGGCAATGTTCTATTTATTGAGAACGAAGAACCTATTGATGGTACTACTATAACTCGTATCTATGATCACGGTTTACAGTTACTTGAGTTAGAAGAACCTGAGTTATATAAGGAACTCATTAATAGTGAGAAGTTAATAGTAACTCGTAATGTAGATATTGTATTAGATCAAACTAAGATACTAGATATAGTTAAAGAGAAGAATATCAATCTTATTATTATTGATACATTAGCGGCTAGTCTCAAGGTATCAGGTTATACAGAATATAGTCCTGAAGTACCAAGTGCGCTCTATAAGTTACAATCATTAGCTCAGGAACATGGATTCAGTATTCTTCTACTGCACCATAATACTAAGATGGCTAACGCTAATAATCGTACTGGTATGATGAATGGTGTGGCAGGATCTAGTGCCTTAACTCGCGCTAATGATGGTGTATGGAGTATGTTTGCTGCTGATGATGGTACTGTTAATGTTCACACCATACCTCGTGATGGTGAACCTATTAAGTTAAGTTTATTATTCGAGAAAGATGAAGCTAACTATTGGTACTTTAAGGTACTTAAGGAATCAGTATTATCAATTGAGAATATTGAATTACAGAATCAAATACTGCGATTATTATTTGAACGATGGGAACAATGGCGTGATGAAGTTGATGTAGAGGATACTGAGGTTAAAGTCTATGGGTTAACACTTAATGATATAGTCGAACTAACTGCCGCATCTCGTAATGATGTAGTTAAGCGACTCAACGATATGACATCTACTGAAGGTATCATACGTTATGTCGGTAATAACAGAGCATTTATATATGCTATTGATAGTAGTGGAGAATCATGGATGACTGTATATCTAGAAGCTGAGGCAGATAAGAAATATAAAGCTGAAGAGAAAGAACGTGTAGCAGCGTTATATCAAAGTGAGTTAGAAGTAATTAAAGTTAAGTTAGTTGCAGCTATTGATGATGGAGTTGATGCAGTTAAAGAACTGGTTAAATCACTTACTATTACCGAGCGTAAAGACGTTCAAGCTAAGTTAACTAATGATGAACGTAATAAACTTGTGTTATTACTAAACCCATGTGAATTTAAAGTAGGAGATACTGTACAAGTTATAGAAGAACCTGCTATTATAAATAAAGTAATCAACATTGAATTTAGAAAAGTAGATAGGGAGAATAGTTATCACATGATTACACTAGACAATATGCCCGATAGAACATTTAAACCGGAACACTTGAATCTATATGAAACAGAAAGCACGAGTAATCACGACAGCGACTTATTGTAACGGTACACTAACTGCATTTGGCAGCACTTATCCATGTACACTGAGTCAAGAAGTACAATATCTAGTAGATAATGATGAACTAGACTTGGCTGAAAGCAATGAACTAATTTTAGTACCTAATACTAATAATGTAGCTATCTATAATCAGAGTGATACACAAACTCCATATCTATCATTCACTATAATTGGTAGAGTTATTGATCAACCTAATGTAGAACTAGATGTAGTTAACATTATTGGTAGGGTAATATTTGAGAATCTCAATCATAACTATCTAATTGTTAGATTACAGTATGGTAGAAATTATCAAACTATTAAACTCAATGGACGTGTTAGTGATGGTAATGCAGTATTAAAGTTATATGATATTAATGCTACTGTTAATGGTAAACGACTTGAGATTATTGATAGTAGCTTAATTTACGAAACACAATTAATTGAAAAACCTATATTGCGTAAGAAAAAAGAGATGTAGTTCTCATCAATCACATAAATTAGTTAGCCCGTTAATCGCGGGCTTTTTCATAGGTGAAACTTTATGTACGTTAGATACGATTACGAAGATGGTAGTTATAGTATTAGTGTTATTACTGGAGATAACATTAATGAATTTGCAGAAGGTGACTTAGTATTAACAACTGAAGTTACTAAAGATGATTACGTTAAGTACATGAATTGGAAATATCCATGTCTATAATTAAACAATTAAAAGAAGTAGTTGATAAGTTACTTATTTTTCTTACATCAATCAATAGAGTTGAATTACACTGTGATTTATTTAAACTACAGTTAGATGATGATAGTTTTATCAAACTTAATTGTTGCAGCATTATTGATAGTAAGTTAACGTGTTCAATTAATGATGATTTAGATGGATATTATGACATAGTAATTGAGAATGATAATATCAATATTACTTTAATTAACTATGAATGGGACGACGAAGATGACATTCCCATTCATTTAAAAACACCAATAGTTGTAGATAATATATGGTTGGTAGAACCTTCATAAGTTTTAACTTCATTAGATGGCGCAATTAATGATACGCCGCAATTTAAGTTGTTTAGTAAGGTTTATGATCACGAAGATAAGAACTTTATAATATGGGACTAGTATGTTAGAGAAATTATATGACAATGGTTATGTATATGATATTGAGATATACAAGAACCTATTTTGCTTAACTACTTATTCACTTGCAACTAGTGAATATAAGACTTATCTATGGTATGACGATACTGATGATAGGCGCGATTTAGCTAACTTCATTGCAACTAATTCTATATTAATTAGCTTCAATGGATGGAACTTTGACGATGCTGTATTAGTGCATCTTTTACGTCATCCTAATATCAGTAAGTTAGAATTGTGGGAATTTGCACAAACTCTAATTAATGGCGACCGCAATCCATATAGGTATGACCTCCCCTTTGTTTCTTACGATGTATTAGAAGTTCTACGTGCTGGATTTAACACCACGTCGCTCAAGATGTGTGGAGTTAATCTTAAACATCATAGAATACAAGATTTACCCATACATTATCTAGATGAAGTTAGACCAGATCAACTTAACTTACTTATTGATTACAACAAGAATGATCTTGATATAACTTATAAGGTACTTGAGTATCTTAAACCTCGACTAGAGATGCGTGAGTTATTAAGTGAGAGTTATAAGCTTAATCTAAATAGTTTAAGTGATTCTGGAATAGGTAAGGAATTATTCCGTAAGTTATATGTTGATAAAGTTAAAGCTAAGAATCCTAATATTGATGTTAAGAAGATTAAGTATGGTAGGACAGTTAGAAAGACTATTGATTTCAAGGATGTAATTAATCCAGCTATTACATTTAAGACACCGCAACTTCAGGAATATCTAACTCAATTAAAAGAGATAAAGCTAACATGAGTAAAAACTTTGATCTTAAATTACCACCCGTAACAATAGGTGATTTAACAATCCAACTTGGGCTTGGAGGTTTACATAGTGTTGATAAACCAGGGATATTCAAAGCTGAAAACGACTACGTATTATTAGATGCGGATATCTTCTCATTTTACCCATCAGCTATTATTAACTACGGTATTGCACCAGAACACTTAGATTTAGAATTATTTATTGAGACATTACTTGATGCACTTAATGATCGTAAGGCATATAATAAACGTAAGAAAGAAAGTGTAATATATGCTGCATTAGAGTACGGACTCAAGATATCGCTCAATTCGTGTTTTGGTTTGTTTGGATACGCTAATTTCCTTTTAAGTGATTTGTTATGTACTTACAAAACAACTGTTAACAATCAACTATTTCTATTACAGATAATAGAACGGTTACATTTAGCTAACCACAATATCATATCTGTTAATACAGATGGTATATTGTTGTACATCCATAAGTTAGAAGTAGATTCAGTTAAGTCAATTATTGAGGAATGGGAAACTGAAACTAAGTTTACTTTTAAATATGCTGAGTATGATTTATATGTACGCCGAGATGTCAATAATTATTTAGCGCGTAAAACTGACGGTACAGTTAAGATTAAGGGTAGTTTCGTTCCACAGGGAGCAACACTTGAACCTCTTTTTTCTTACGATTTACCTAGCAGTAATGGTAAGTATCTTCCAATTAACGGTATTCTTAAGGGCTTTGATGCTCCAATTGTAGCTCTAGCCTTGCAGAAATATTATTTAGAAGGAATACATCCAAATGACTTTATTCGAGGTCACAAGGACATATATGACTTCTGTATTAGTCAGAAAGTAGGTAGTCAGTTTACTAATTACTCCTATCTAATTGAAGATGGATTAGTAACTGAACGAACTGAGTTACAGAAGACACTCAGATTCTTTGTGAGTAATCCTACTGGACGCGATATCATACTCAAGAAGGTCACTATAGGTACTAAGAGGGAGAAGAGATTAGTTAGTGAACGCATCATAATTCCTGCTGTATATGAGACAGAACGACGCATTAATCCCGCTAGTGGTCGTATGAAGAACTTCACAACTAAGGTATCCGATAGAGTTAATATACCTGCTGTATATGAGACAATCGAGTATCAAGGTGAGAAAGAAGTTGTATATGCTAGTGGTAATGTAGTAACATTGTTCAATGATTATTATGATGCTGATGACCACAACATTAATTATGATCACTACATCAATCGAACAATACGTGAAATAACTAAGATAGGATTAATTAACGATATGAACGTAACTATTAATATTGTTGAAGAAGATGGTACTGTAGTTAGTACAGTAACTGGAGATGCTGCTGATGACTTAAATAGTTTAATAGACGATGAAGATAATTTAACTGTTGAATTTGAAAACGATTAATTAAGGTAAGAAAAATGGTGAAATAATTATGCAATATTTATTATTTGCTTACAATCAGTATTCTCCTGGTGCGACAAGTGGTTTAAAGTTCATCACTAATGACTTTCATTTAATACAAGATTAAATAGATAATTATAGTGACGACTATGATTTCATTAGGGTATACGATGTAAGTAGCGGTAAAATGGTACTTATAAATGAGTTCTTTATGATCCAGAAAGATGATAACTATTGGATGAACAAAGATCACTAATAGTATTTAGTTACCACGACCTAAGTTATGTCACTAAACTAACTTAACTAACATCAATAACTAACGTCAATTAAAGTCACTTAAGAAATTTAGAGTTATGCAACTAGTTAATAACAATGGTATTCTAACTGTAGATAGTCGTGTTCTAGCTAACACACTTAATATTACTCATGATCATGTTCGTAAGTTAGTTAGAGTTAACTTAACTAAGTTTGAGTTCTATGGTGAATTAAGTAAAGTAACTATAGCTAAACAGAGTACAGGTAAGGGTGGTAACATCTACTATTTATTCAATAAACAACAAGCTGTACTATTAACTGGGTTAACTAAACGTCAGAATAAGAATGAAGTTAATACATTAATTGTAGAATCATTTAGAGTTAAACGTGAATTACCTTTAACTAGTTATGATGGCGCAAGCTATGAGCATCCTGGAATCACTGAAATAACTGATGCTAACATAACTCATGATCCAGTAACTGCACAAGACTATATTCGTGATAATGGGTTCGCGCTAACTCAATTACAAGTTAATCAAGTTACAAGACGTACTGCAACTGTGTATCGCGTCAGCAAAGGTAGATCACCCATTAAAGGTAATAAGGTTTATGATAAAAGATATCGCTATGCTGATAATGATGTAGCTTATATTGTAGCTGCAATTAAATCAGTAATGTAGAACTTAGTGAGCTAGGAAATCCCTAGCTCTGTTATTATGAAAATAGGTTTTAAGTTTAATAGGACGATATATCCAGAAACACCTAAATATGTATTACGTGAAATTTATGTAAGAAAACAATGGCATGATAAATGTACAACCGACATAGATTTTACAGTTAATCTATTTAATCAGATTCTTAAATGGATGTATTTGGGTAATCCAGATAACTTAGTTTTAGATGAATATGTTGGTATAACTGTTAATGATGTTTACATTAATGATGCGGTAGACAAATACTTAATTAACAATCAAACTAATAATGACTTTTATTACATTGATTTAGAAACTGGAGATATTACAAGCGTATGATAGTTACACTTAATCCCGCCATTAATTCAACAACACTATTCTATGATAGTGATGGTAATAACGTTGATTAGAATGTTAGATATTCATTAACTAATAATAGTGAGTTATTACATAAGTTAGTTAACTTCAAGTTAAGTTATCTACTTATTAATGAGTTAACTAGACGTGAGTTAATTGAGTTTCATTTAACTGGATTTAACTTAGTTAAGTTACTTAATGCTACAGATACTAAGTTTAAGTATAGATACTACTTGAACTGGTTTAGTTTAGTTAAGTTAGTGTTGTTTAAATAACTTAGTTTAAGAGTCAGTTAAATCCTGACTCTATTACCTTAATTGGAGTTCATTAATTATGGATGTTAAAGAAAGAATGTTATCTCTATGTAAACAAGCATTAGATAAATGGGGTAATGATGTACAGTTAATTAAAGTAGTAGAAGAGTTAACTGAGTTATCATTAGAAGTACAACATTTACGTTATGGTAAATTTGACATTTATGAAGTTAAAAATGAATTAGCTGATGTAATGATAATGCTTAATCAGTTAATGATGATGCTTGAAATAACTAATGATGATTTAGAAGTAGTTATTGATAGTAAGTTAAATAAATTAGATAAGAAGTTAAGTGAATAATATGTTTTATACATGAAATCAATAATAATTTAAATACTAAATCCTTTTTTTCTTACCTTACAGAGATTTTATTTATGTCAGAATTACAGTTGTTTAATTTTCAATATAATCAAGTTAGAGTAGTTGAGATTGATAGCAATCCCTGGTTTGTAGCTGCTGATGTGTTCAAGGCATTAGATATTGCATGGACAGGTTCTCAATCATTAGATAAAATTAGTGACGTATGGAAGGCTCAGTATGATGATGTATCATCTCAGGAAACTTCTGGCCTAGTACAAATACCTAATAACACTTGGTTAATAAATGAACCTGGTGTTTATAAAATTGCATTCCGTAGTAATAAACCTGAAGCTGAAGCATTTACAAATTATGTAGCTGAGGTGATTCTTCCTAGTGTAAGAAAACAAGGGTATTATGTTTCAGATACTAAAGATGTGTTATTATCTGCAATAGCTGAATTAACTAAATCAGTAACTCAAATTAAAACTGATTATTCTGATCAAGTTAAATATCTAATTGAAAGTAATGTAGTTAAAGATGAACAAATAACTCAATTAAATAATCAACATAATGCGCTACAGGAAGTATTAAATCTATATCCTGGTTTAGATAAAGCATTACAAGAGTTTCAGTTAATTGAGGAAACTACAGAATCATTTATATTGAAGGATTACTTACTTGATCATGCAATTAACTTAGATAAAGGTCAACGTATAAGAGCGGGACAACTCGTATCAGCGTGGCTTAATCTATCACAACAACAACCACTATTTAAACTTAATGGTAATTCATTGTATACTGCTAAACACATACCATTAATTAAGTTAGCTATTGAATACATATTTGGATGGAATTAATCATGTTAGATAAAGCATTAGAATTACTAGAAGAAGTTAACTTACTAATTACTAATGGATGGATAAGTATCATTGCTATTAGTAAAGATTTCTTCGTAATTAAACGTATAAGAAATTGGAAAGAAGAGTTTATTGAATGTGAATCTCAAGATAAATTGATTGCTGAATTAATTAAATTGAAAGAAGCTATTGTAATTGAAACAACTGAAGATTAAATAACTATGACAATTAATACCAAAGACTACTACAATTTGATTGCGCCCCAATATATTACTTGGGATTTTTATTCTAAATACATTTTATTAGAACCTCCCTTTGGTGAACTAGGATTACCTGTTTTCTTACGCACTTACAGTAGATTTATTAAAGAATTAAATAGACGTGAGAAATGGTGTGAAACAATTCTTCGTAATATTGAATACTCATTATCATTAGATAATATTTCATCTGATGATAGTAAGAAAAAAGAAGCAGAATCTTTATTTGAGATGATGTTTAATATGCGAGGGTTTCCAAGTGGTAGATCATTATGGACTGCGGGAACACCTCAAACAACTAAAGATCCTAGTAGTAGTTGGAATTGTACATTTAAAGTAATTGATAATTTAAGTGCATTTAGTGAAATCTTCTATTGGTTATTAATTGGAGCAGGAACTGGATTTAGTGTTGAAAATAAATACATTAGTAAATTACCTAAGTTTAATCCTGATATTACAATTAAACATGATGATTACTTTTATTTAAAAGATGATGAAGATGGAAGTCATTTAGTATTAACTAAAGATGATATTAATCCTAATTACATTTATTTAAGTCCTAAATCTATTATTAATGATGATGATAACTTTATTAATGAAGATTTATCTACTTACACTAACGCTAAGTTAACTATTGGTGATAGTAAAGAAGATTGGTGTAATGCTCTACGTTGTTTCTTACACTTATTAACTTATTCTAATATTAAGACGATTACGTTTAATTACAATTTAATTCGTCCTGAAGGAACGTTAATTAAAACATTTGGTGGTAGAGCTAGTGGACATAAAGCTCTATTGGAGATGTTTAATAACATATTAATGATTATTAAACGTTGTAATGGTGTATTAGATTCAGTTGGTGTACTTGATATAGCTAATTCAATTGGATTAAACGTAGTGTCAGGTGGCGTTCGTAGAACTGCTGAAATTGGATTAGGTGATGCTAATGATAATAATTTTATTACAGCTAAGTTGAACCTATATGATGATCCAGATAAAGTTCAGTATAGAGCTATTAGATCAATGTCAAACAACTCTATATTGTTTTACGAGAATCCTGGATTAGATAAAATTAAAGATGTAATGACATCAATTAAATCAAATGGAGAACCTGGATTCTGGATTATAGGTAATGCGAACTTATTAGCAGAATCACCTATCGCTGGAACAAATCCTTGTGCCGAAGCGGGTTTAGACGATGGACAGTCATGTAATCTCACAACTAAGAACGTTAAAGCTCACGTATATTTTAATAAGAAAACTAAGAAATGGGAATATAATTGGGAATTAGGTAAGAAAACAATTGAACTTATTACTAGAATTGGTTCACGTCAAACTACTGCTACACAGTGGCATCCAAGATGGGATGAACTTCAGAAGAGAGATAGATTACTTGGTGTATCTATGACTGGTTTAATGGATGCTTTTGATCTACTAGAATGGGATACAGAACAACAAGAATACTATTTTAAATGGGTTAAACTAATAGCTATTAATGCTGCAAATGAATATCATAATTATCTTGGTATTAATAGAAGCACTAGAGTTACGTTAATGAAACCTGAAGGTACTATTAGTCAATTACCTACTGTTTCATCGGGTATTCATAGAGCATATTCACCTTATTACTTACGTCGAGTTAGATTTAGTAAAACAGATCCACTAGCTAGAGTATTATTAAATCTAGGATTAACTCCAGTTCCTGAAAACAATCAAGGTGATAGTTTATTTGCCAGTGAATGTACTACTTGGGTTTTTACATTCCCAATTAAAACTAATACCACAATTAGAGCTATTGATGAATCTGCCATAGATCAATTAGAACGATATAAGTTAGCTCAAGTTAATTATGCTGATAGAGGTCATAACATATCAGCTACTATTACATTAGCTCCAGATGAATATGATATTGCCGCAAATTGGATAAATGATAATTGGAATGACATTATAGGTGTTTCATTTCTACCTAGATTTGATCCAATTAGCGATGGTAAAGCATCATATCCATTAATGCCGTATGAACCAATTACAGAATACGAATATCACAATCTATTTAATGTTAAGTTAACTGAAACAGAGTTAATCGAAATATTAGCTAAAATTGAGAATAAGTATGAAGAACAATCGTTAGATAGTAGCTGTTCAACAGGAGCTTGTCCGATAAGATGAATAAACGTATAACTGCCACATATAAAAACGGACATGGAGATCGTGGTTTATCTCCTTTAATGAATGGTCATATTGTTCGTAAAGATGATCCAAGTTGTTTAATCTACAGTGAAATTGAACATCTTAATAATTTAATAACTGAAGTATTAAATACCTTTGATATTAAATACAATAAGCTACTTGAACAACTCAACTGGCTTAAAGTTAATAGCTTTAGTATTAGTAGTTTCTGTTTTATGAAAGGTGATTCTACTAAACACAACTTATCTATTGAATTTAATGATGAATTAGAATCGTTAGTTAATGAACTTAAGTTAGATAAACAAATAGGAGAAGCATCTGATTTCATTATTCACAATAAGATTAAATACATTAAGTTAGATGCAATTAGAATTAGAATACGTGATGTAGAACGTGCATTCACTACGTGGCGTAATCATGAGTTAGTAGTTAATAATTTAATGGAGTTGTTAGTTGATGATCCAATTCATGCACAACAAGTTATTATTGCAATTAACGCTTACAGCGGTTTCCTTAATAGATTATCTACATTTATCTGGTTAACTACTAGAATGGAATCACTGTTATCTGGTGATTACGATAGTCAAGAATACTGGCAAGGTCAAATAGTCAAATAAACAATCAGGTGGTTAATAACATAATAGTTGTTGCCACCTTACACAATTGGAGAATTATATGAACTTAACATTTGAATACGAAGGTAAACTATATCAAATTGAATTGAACGCTGAACAGATTACTCGCTATGAAAAATACAATGTTGTAGAAGCAGATGTATTAATAGCAGATAAAGAGTTTGTTCGTGTTGAATGGTTATTTGATAAAGATAAACAGGTAAGAAAAACTAGTGTATTTGAAATGCGCGAACTTAATATACCTACATTAATTGATAAAGAAAAGTTAGCTTATATTGAATTACTAACTCAATATGGATTAGAAGATGACACTAAATCACGTCAACTGTGGGGTAAGTGTTATGAGTTAGGTCATAGTGCGGGACTAGATGAATGTGTTAGTTATTTCCATCAGTTAGTAGAGTTAATACAGAATTAATATGCAGAATCTATATAATGTCAATGGTTTAATGTTCTGGTCACAAGAAGAGATACTATTACGCGATAGTATTAAAAATCTAATTGTAAGTGAGTTAACTACAACACTTAAATCCGCCAATAGTGCATTTGAGTTAATTCAAGTTGAAGCACCATTATTAACTCCATCTAATTTAATTAACGCTAACTATACTAGCGATGATGTATTTCAATTAGATGACTTAACTCTACGTCCAGAAACTACAATGGGTAGTTATGTCTATGCAGAACACTTATTAAATCCACATAATAAACGTAAGGTTAGATTACCTCTAGTTGTATGGCAACATGGTAAGTCATTTAGAATTGAACAAGATAAAACAGTTAGTAATATGAGACTTAAAGAGTTCTATCAACTTGAGTTTCAAATTATCTATTCATCTAATACTAAGATGGATTATTCAACGTTAGTTATACCATCAATACAACGTATATTAACTAAGTTACTTGGTGAAACTAGAACTGAAGATAGTGATAGATTACCAAGTTATTCAACTAGAACAGTTGATGTAATTCATGCGGCAACTAACATGGAGATATGTTCAATATCTAATAGAACTGATTATGAAGATAATAAAGTTCTAGAAGTTGCGATTGGTACTGATAGATGTGTTTACTTATTTAATAACTAACAATAAAAAAGAGGTGTAATTAACACCTCTTAATAAGTTATTTAATCTTCTATATTAGGAAACATCTTATCTTTAAACTTCTCATAAGCTGCTTCCATTATATAGAAGTCAATATTACGATAACCCCAACCTTCTTTAACTTTAACTGTTTTATTAGGTTTATTTTTGCGAGGTTTAGTAACATATTTAATTTGAGGATTTTTACCTGTTAATGTTTTATAGGTTTGAGCTACTAGATGTCCAAAGCTAATATAACCACCTCTAGTTAATTTAACACCTTTAGATGTTAACCAATCTTTACCAGAATAAAGACAATCATCTATTAGCATTAATTGATTAGTTGATGCTAATCCATCATTAATATGTTTAGCTCCTGGATATAAAGTTACAGTAATACCATCAAGACGTTCTAGTTTTTCTACTTTAGTTTTAACTATTTCTAAATTTTGATCTAGTTTGCGTAAAGTACGCAATATCTCATTGTCTTGTTCTTCTACTGTAAAATGTGTAATTTCTTTAACCCAACAATTAAAACCTTGTTTAGCAAAAAGAAATAATGACTTAGTAGCTGTTATATTTTTACGTTCAATTGCGTAATAACTAATAATTGTTACAGCAGCTTCTTCAGTGATAATCATTGCATTATCAGATCCTAGCGCGGAGGTGTTGAAAACCTTACCCCATATAGGTTGTAGAGATTCTGGTATTGTTTCGCGGGGAGTCCCATTTTGACAATCTTCCATTAATTTATTCTTACCAGAAAATAAACTCCCCTTTTCACTTAACCCTAGTAACCGTTCTAATCCTGATATGCTAATTCCTGTTTGTTTACCATCATTGGAAATATAAAAGGTAATTCCATTATCAGACTTAACAGGTGTTACAATGTCCATAGTTAATCAACTCAATATATAAATGATAAGACAGTTTACTCGCTGTCTTTTTCATTATAAACATAAATAGTTAGAAATAACAAGTAATGTTAAAGGAACTTATGACAATTGACTTCATCCTCAAATCCGCCGCATCAGTAGATACAGTACGTCAGATAATGAATGTAACTGGTAGTAGACGTGAGAATGTAGCTGAACATACGTTTACTATGGTTATGATGTGTGTAACTATGCTAGATGACCGAGTAACTAATGATCAACTACTGCACATCATTAAGTTATGTCTAGTACACGATCTAGGTGAAATAAATGCGGGTGATGTAAACTTTGATGACCATACTGATGAACACGATACTCAAGAGGAATTGGCGGCACTCAACCTTTTTTCTTACCTTGAATCATCTCTCATAGCTGAGTATTCTAATCTATGGTATGAATTTAAGAACCAGTTAACTATTGAAGCTAAGTATGCTAAAGCTATTGATAAATTAGCTGGTAGTATGCTGGTCTATTCTCATCTAGTTAATGGTACTGCTCCACCGATGTGGAAACAAGTTAGTGCTTCATCAATTAGAAATAAGATAGCTGTGTACATTGATGAGATGTTACCTGAATACAGCTATATAACTGAGTATTGTATTACTGAAGGAATTAAGAGAGGATTAGTGCAAGATGAATAAGTTACCTGATACAACTGATGAATGTTTAGTTCAAATAGAATATGAAAGCGGTAAGAAAATATATCTATTAGCTAAATATATAGATTACAGATGGATAGACTCTGATTTAGAAGTTATTGAACAAAATGTACTTAATTGGACTTATTGTAAGGATGTGTTCCCATGCGACGACAACTAATTGAGTTATTTTTTAATGACATTCCAGGTAGTGATAGTGTTGCAGTAATATTAACGTTTTTAATTGCAGCACCTATCATCATCTATCTCCTATATTTAATAGTAGATACATTAAAGTCACATAATAAATAAGAGTTATTGAAACTAACTCCTGCTGGAACACGAGGTAATTTAGATAGACTATTATTAACACTGTTATACATAGTCTTCTCTCTATTAAGTCCTGTTTTAACTGCTCTAGCAGGATTTAGATTACGTCGAAGAGTTCTACCAGTAGATGTAGCACCCTTAGTAATGCCAGTACGTAGAGCTTTAACTCTACCAATCTTAGGTGTATTAGTAGTAGCTATTCTCTTAGCAACACGAAAACCCTTATATACAGGTTTAGTTGTTTTCATTGCTACTGCTGCACCTTTAAATGGTACTGCTGGTGCAACATTAGCTAGTGCACCAGCAGTACTATTACCAATACCCCAACCAATAGTATCTTGTTTAAGTTCGCTATTAAATCCCTTCTTATTCGCCTTAGCATAACCAGATGCGCGTTTAGCTAGTATGCGAGCTTTAACGTTAAGTGGTTGTTTCTGAAAGTTAGGGTTATTGCGAATCTTAAATGCGTTACGAGTAGCTTCAAGATCGTCTAACCCTTTACGTGCTGTAGCTGCACCAGCCCAATCTCCAGCTAGTGAACCTATTTTACCGCCGATTGCTGCACCCTTAATACTGCCAATTAATCCACCAGTATTAACTAGCATATCCTTACCTCCACCTTTATAAACTCCACTAGCTATATGTTTACCAAGGTTAATAGCTGTTTGTCCGCGAGTTTGTCCAGTATGATATCCCCATTTTTGAACAGCTAATTTATCTCTAGCTAATCCAGATTTAACTGCTTGAATTGGATTTTTAACAACGGATTTAATTGCATTACCCGCAGATTGAAGTATCTCACGTTTACCGGGTAATTGACGATTGATTAAAGTTCTACCAATAATAGTGCTTTGATTATTTGCGATATTATTAGCAGTTTTATGAGTATTTAATCCCTCTTTTAATGTATTAATTGGATTTTTAATGAAAGATTTAGCTCTGTTTGCTGTAGCCTGTAGTAATTGACCTTTGCTTGGTAATTGACGATTAATTAAAATACGTCCTAATAAAGTTGGCATAATGAAGTTATTTATAGTTTGGTCTGATAAGTCTGATGCAGGTAAGGATACAGTAGCTGAACTACTGAGTGAATTAGTTCCTCTAACTATAGTTAAGTTTAGTCGTGCATTTAAAACACCATTAGAAGATTGGTTAGGTTTAGATAGAGGTAGTTTAGATGATAAGGAGTTTAGAGTTAAACCTGTAGTTAATCCAGTTACAGGTAACTTAGAATCATTTACCTACAATGATTTAATGTACAACTTCTTTCATGTATTTAAGTCACTCTATCCAGGTGGTAACTATCTAGTTCCTGGTGCAACTAAGAATGTCATTAACTCTATTATAGGTAATGTAGCTATAGTTGATTGTCGCAACCAAACGGAGTTAGAGTTATTGAAGTTACTAGATTATGAGTTAGTGTTACTTCACATAGATGGGAGAGGTGAAACTAAATCAACTGACCTGGACATTAAATTAGATGATTGGTCATTCGTACCAACTCAATATTATATTGATAATAGTGGTACAATAGAGGAATTACGTGATAAGGTAAGAAAAATAGTGGAGGACTTGTATGAGTAAAATAGATGATGATTTAGAATCTACATTTAAGTTTATTAAGAAGCTTAGTATTAATAAACCTACTACACCTAATAACTTATTATTAGTTATCTTATTTATATTAGGTGTAGTTACTACATTAACGTTTAGTCGAGTTAGAGTTAATACAGTTAATCTTAAATTAGAAGATTGTGTATTTCCAGATAACTATTACACTAAGCAATGTAAACAATTAAGAGCTAACATAGGTAAATAAACATGAGTTACATTGTTGCGGTATTAGATGTTGAATCAATGGGTTTATATGGTGATGCCTTCAGTTATGGTATTGTAATTGGAGATAGTAATGGTAATGTAATTGAGGAAATATACAAGTATTCTGAAGCTAATTATAAGTATGCTAAACGTGTAGGTAAGAAAAAAGATGTAGATTGGATTGAAGTTAATGTAACACCACATCTAGGTGAATCTAATAGTGAAGAATTAACTAGGGATTTTATCTATGATTGGATTGATTTAAATAAGAGATATCCTAACATTAAGTTATTTGCAGATGTTCCATTTCCAGTTGAAACTAACTTCATTACATTAGCACTGGAAACATGGGTTGAATTTGACTCAATAATGGAATTTTCACCATATCCATTATTAGATGTAACTTCATTTAGATTAGCTCGTAATTTACCTGATTATTATGAGCGATTAGAGAATGAGTTACCAATTCATAATGCACTTAATGATGCACGTCAAAGTTATCGCGGTTTAGTACAAGTAATAGGTAATTGATAAATGATTGAAGTAGAAGTTAAAGCATTAGTTAGTGATGTTGATGATCTTAAATCTCGCATCATTACGTTATATCCAAATGTAGATATTGTAGATAGCAATCAACTTAACCACTATTTTTCTTACACAGAGGAGAGTCTTGTTAAATTAGCAGATAAACTAAATCTGTCATTTAAGAATGAATTACTAACTACATCTAAGTTAGCTATTAGAACTAGATATGACGATAAAGGTGGTACACTATTAATTTTCAAATACAATACTGAAGATGCTGATAATGGTGTAGTTCGTGTAGAGAAAGAACTAATTAGAGGTGAATCATTACATGAGTTAGATAACATACTATTAAGTCTAGGTTTAACATATCAATCTAAATGGAGTAGATGTAGACGTGAATATAAGACTGATAAGTTTAATATCTGTGTTGATATTAATGCAGGTTACGGTGGATTATGTGAAGTAGAAGTAATTGTAGATGATCAGAAAGATGTAACTAGAGCAACTAAGTTATGTCGTTCTACGTTAACTAAGTTAGGTTTAACTGAGTTAGATAGTGAGTTATTAAATAAGATGTTTAACTACTATAGTAATAACTATGATTATTATTATGGTACTACTAGATTAATCTGGGATAGTGTAGACTTTCAAGAGTTAATTAAATAAGATATTTAGTGTTAGTTAATATTAACTAACACTTTTATTTAGGAGTTAGTATGGTTACACTTATAACAGGTGGTGGATTTGATGTATTACATGATAATCATAAGTTGTTTTTAATGAAAGCAATTAATGAAGTTATTGGATGTCAATATTATCATGCTGAAGAAATAGGATTACAATTAGCTACACCAGGAGATGATTTATTTATTAGTTATTCTCCATGTATTTACTGTGCTAGAGAAATTGTAAATAAAGGTATTAGAAGAGTTGTTTACTTCAATGAACACTCTAAGTTAGAAGGATTACAGTATTTAATTAACAATAATATTCAAGTAAGGAAAGCTGGATTATGTCAGAACAACAATTTTTGAACCTGCTACAAGATGTAATTGATAATGGCGTAAGAAAAAATATATATGGTCATGATGACAAATATATTATTAGTAGATTTGGTGGTTTAGTTAGATTTAATCTATCAGATGGATTTCCACTATTAACTACTAAACGTACATTTTATAAATCAGCATTCAATGAGATGTTGTGGTTTATAGATGGTAGCAATGATGTAGTTAAGTTACATAATGTTAAGTGTACTATCTGGGATGAATGGGGTGCTAAACAGTATTGGCGTAATAAAGGTGTTAAGTTAACTGCTGATAATACAGTTGAGTTAACCAAACAATGGCAACAGTTAGTTGATGATGGTGTTATTACTAGCGAAATTATTCCACTTCATTATAGTAATAGTACAAGTTGGGAATATACACATTATTGGTCTACCCAAATAGATTCTGAGTACAGATATAGTACACTAGATCAAACTAGATTTGTAATTGATGGAATTAAAAAGACACCTGATCGTAAGTCTTTTCTTGTAAGTTATTGGAATCCAACTACTGTTTATTCAATGGCTTATAAATGTGGTAATGAATCAGTAATACTTCCAGCTTGTCATACTCACTACTCAGTCAATGTAAGTAATGGTAAGTTAAGTATAATGTTATACCTACGCAGTTGGGATTTATTCCTCGGTGGCGCGTATAACATCGCTCAGTATGCACTACTTCTATCTATGTATGCTAAATGTACTGGATATGAACCAGGTGAGTTAGTTATTGCAACTGCTGATCATCACATCTATAGTGACCATGTTGAACAAGTTAATGAGCAATTAACTAGAGTTCCCTATACGTTACCTACTTTAACTATTAGAGATAGAGGTCAACGGTATTTGCAAGACTTCGTTATTGATGACTTTGTAATTAATGATTATCAACATCATCCAACATTACGTGGTGATATTACAGTGGTAGGAGGATATTAATCAACTTCGCGTAGCAGAACGACTTAAATAACATCACTTAAATAGACATCATATAACCTTAGTTAACATTAACTAGGGTTATTTTAATTAGAGGTAATAACATGGACATTTATGAATTTGCAGCATATTTATCTAGTAGATCTACTGATAAAGCACAAGAGTTATATTATCAATTAGGTAGTAATATATCATTCTATGATTCAGATGATAGAATGCTTGATATTATTGCTAATGACGACACTTGCGGTAGTTATAATTATAGTTATGATGAATTACGAGAATGGTTAAATGATGATAGTGAGGCTTATGATTATGTAGACTATGTTATTAATTCTAAATACACTAGTTTCTATGATTTACTAAAAGCAGCTAAACGTAATAAAGATTACGATCAATATCATAATATGTATGCTGAATTAGAAAAAATATTAGATGACTTTGATGGTGATAATGAATTAGATGATGATGATGATACACCTGTTACATATGAATCAATATTAAATGCACTATGATAGATAACTTGATGTAAGTTAAGTGGTACTTTAGATAACTTAACTACGTTTATCAATGTAACGGTGTTATTACTTGTAATGAATTATTAGATTGGATACATTAATCAGATGAAACAACTGAGATGGATTAGTTTCACATTACTAACTGGCGGATTCATGTTTGGAGTGGCGGATAGATACTTAGCATCAGATTATACAAGTGTTGAAATCGCCCTACCTTTTTTCTTACTTACCTGTATTATTATGAATTATGAATCTTAAATAATACTTAATTATTTTATTTACAACATTTCCTATCCACCCCTGACAATGTTGTAGTTTATAATTAATCATATACAACATATAAACCCTTAATAAGATGAATGATGTATTTGTTGAAAGTCTATATATTCCAAGTTTACGACACACTGTTATGAATCTTGAAGTTGAAAATGTAGAAGTTGAATATATAGGAGGTTTATTTCCTAAAGGTCGTGTTAGTGCTGTAGTTGCTGAAGGTGGTATTGGTAAAAGTTGGTGTCTAGTTGGTGCTAGTTTATCAATAACTAGTAATATACCATTTTTACCTAGAGAAGATTATGAAATTAAAGATACAGGTAGAGTATTAATTATTGATACAGAAGGTCGTATTAAATCATTCGTTAAACGTATTGATTTATTAGGTGGTAGTAGAAACAACTACATTACACCTAAAAATCCACTAGAGATAGTTACATATAACGTTAGTGATGATATTGAATTAATTGAAAAGATTATTGAATCAGAAAACATTGAACTATTAATAGTTGATTCGTTATCTGGATTTAATATTGTTGATGAAAATACGTGTCAAGTTCTACCTTGTCTACAATGGTTTGCTACTATCGCTCTTAAATATAATATTGCAGTTGTATTTACTCAATTAGTTAACAAGAGTGAAATTAAGGATAATAAATACACTACTAGATCGGTACGCGGTTTTAGTGGTATAGTTCAATATCCTGAAATTATTTGGGCATTAGATCAACCATCTCCTAATAAGAAAATTAAACGCTTATATCAAATTAAAAATAACATTGAACAAATAGATGAAACAAATTACATCTTTAAATTAGAAAATGGAAGTATTGAATGGCAAGTAGATCCTAATGAATATAAAAATAAATCAGAGGTAAGAAAACAGATTTATGATGAAAATGTAAGTTTATCAAATAAAGATATTGCTGATTTAATTAAAGCTGTAGAACCTGATACTAAAATTAATACAATATTACAGTGGATAACTAGACAAAGGAATTGATTATGAATCTAATAGCTAATATATCTCTCAATAACTGCATTGGTAATGGCGGCAAATTAGTTAATTATGACTGTGCCGATATGCAGCGTTTTAAGGCACTCACAACAGGTGGAGTAGTCATAATGGGAGCTAATACCTTCAGAGGTGATCTACGCTCTAGGAAGCTTCCTAACCGCGTTAATATCATCATTACGCGCGACAAGGGATTGACTACTAACGAATCTGAGACATTCTTCATCAGTGATATTAATACTGCAATCAGTGTAGCTAGATCATATAACAAACCTATCTGGATAATAGGTGGATCTAGTATCTATGCTACGCTGTTACCTCATGTAACTAAGTTATTTATTACTCATACTTATAATGTAGTTAATGGTGATAGATATCTTAATTTGGATTGGAGTAACTGGACATTAATTAATCAAGTTAAATTAGATAACATAACGTTTGCAGATTATGATTTACGTAATTAGTGATTTACATCTATTTCATCATAAGGTAATTGAGTATTGCAATAGACCATTTCTAACTACTGGTGATATGCACGATGTAATTATCAGCAATTGGAATAGTGTAGTTAATGATGATGACATAGTATATAACTTAGGTGATGTTACGTTTGCTGGATTCCGCGACACTAAGTTAATAATGGATCAACTAAATGGCAGTAAGTATCTAATTCGTGGCAATCATGATAAAGGTCACACTAATACATGGTTTAAGAATGTTGGTTTCCTCGATGTCTATAATGAGTTAGAACTAGAGGTTAACTTAACTAATGTACTTCTAACTCACAAACCAGTAAGTAGAGTTAACTTCATCAATGTACATGGACATCTTCATAACTCAATAACTACACACGACTCTAAGTTGTTTAAATGTGTATCTGTAGAATGCGTTAACTACACTCCAGTTAATATAGAGTTATTATTGATGTAGTTAAGTTAACTATAATCATGATATTAATTGGCATAGATCCCGGCATTGTTAACATCGGTTATTGTGTATTCGATACCGATGTTAATAAGATTATCTCTACTGGAGAAATAACAGCAACTCAACCTGATGATTCCGATAAGTTAGTTCATATTTATCACCAATATCAGAAGTTATTGACGGAGCATTCACCAGATACTCTGATATACGAAGCACCAGTATTTCTAGGTCGCGGTAACAATGGAGAACGCCTAAATCGCGCCATTGGTATATTTGAAGTATTAAGTAGACTAAAATCCATGTCTATTTATAGTTACACTCCTAAACATATTAAGTTAGTAGTAACTGGAACTGGTAAAGCTGATAAAGCTATGATTAGTAACTCAGTTAATGAGTATCTAGGAACTACTACTAAGTTTACGAGTTCTCATAGTGCAGATGCAACAGCTATTGTAATTACATACATTAAAGATGAAAGTATTAATATTGATGGGATTGCCGAGTAGTGGGAAAACTACATTTGCGAAGGAACTAGAATCATCTAATAATAAACGTATTAGACATATTGATTTTGATGATCTACTTAAACGTTATAAGAAGAATGCAGTTAATAAGTTAACTAGGTTAGATAACTATATTCGTTATATAACTGATACATTTATTATTGATGGTTTAATTCACACTAATGAACAATTAACTCTAGTTATTAATGCACTAGTTAAGAATAAAGAGTTAACTGAGATAGAGATACATTACTGGGAAGAGAATCGTAATCAGTGTTTAATTAATGATGTTAATAGACGTGATATCTCTAGTGCATTTAGTATTAAGACATTACCTCTAGATGTACCTAACTTAGATGAATTTAAATTTCTATTTGAGAATACAACGATGAAGTTACATAAAGTTGCAGTTAAACCAGATTGGTTAGTGTTTGCAGATAAATATAATCTAGGTTGTACCATTAATCAACCATATTTTAAATCAGATAGTTGGTTTACTGGTGGTAGTAGTGGTAACTGTTGGGATGACGATATTACATACTATGATGGAGATGAACCATTAGCTAACTTTGAGGCATTTGATAATCTCATTACTAGCATAGATCCGACCATTAGTTTTCTTACCTATAAGAAGTTATATGCGATTAGCTGCTCAATGGGTGAAATTCATGAAGATGACTATTATGGTGGAAGTGGTTCTCACTATACTTATTATCAATGTAATATAGAAGTGTTATACAATGAACTAGTAGCTCTTGGTATTTTATAAATGTGGTTATATCAACAATACCTAATATAACTCCTGATCAATTACGTGAAGCACTTAGATTCTACGTTGGTCAGAGTTTTGAAAGAATAAGGAGTTATATTGATAGGAGATGGAACTCATGATAGAAGGAATTAGATGGTTATGCAACTGCTCAATATGCAATTAAACAAGGTTATAAGTATGTATAATATTCAGGATACCCAGGATACAGTAGATTCACTTAAGGACGAACTTAAATTTTATAAAGATTCTATAAATGATCTACATGAGCGATTAAATAATAAATTAAGTAAGAAGCAAAGTTTAGTTAATAGCTTTGAGTCTCCGGCTGACTAACTTCTGTAGTTGGTGATAATTTCATCAACTCACGAAACTTATTCATTGCTTCTAGATCAGTCATGGGTATTACTTGTGTAGTAAATGCAGTTATGAAGTTTTGTATCTGTGCGCTCTCCTGAGTCGGATCATTAACATTAGTAACTGCGAAGCTACCATAATCATCTTGAACACCATAGTTCCATATAATAAGTGGACGTATAACTTTCTCAATCAGTTGATCTCTAATCTTCTTAACTGTTGCTTCAACTGTACTATCTAGAATTGACAAATGTTTAACACTGAGTGTAGCAGTTGCAATACCGCCACTACCTTCGTCAAGCACCATACTAGGTACACCAAATGCAGCAAATATATTCTTACGCAACATAGATTCTGCGAGATTCCAGAACTGTTCACCTGCTGGTATCTGTAAGGCACTAACTTCATTACGTTTATCGGTAACTATATGACTGTGAGTTTCAAGGTTCTGAAACTGTTCAGCTAGGTTAGCTACAGCACTAATAGCTACAGGTTTACCAGTTCTAACGTCTATGTATTGACTACCATCTTTATTTTGTAAGTAAACAGTATTCTCAGTATCAGCACGACCTAGTAATATACCTACCGCAAGTGTCTTAGCACTAACCGCCATTTCACTGAATATAATCTCGTATAGTTTGACGTATGGATAGGCTGTTTCGCACTCTGGATCACCATAAGCAGTACGTTCGTTATAGTTAGTAACTAATCCGTTAGTAATATGAAGACACTTGTTATAAGGAATCCATAATGCACGAATCCCATCGTTATATCGAATATGAGTTAATTTACCAGCAGCACCAGCATAACGCACTCTCTTAGGATCGAGTAGATTAATTCCCTTCAGTGTGTAGCGAGTCTTACCAAATGAACGTATTGGTTTAAATGCTATTTCAGCACTGCTATGTCCAAATGGCATAGCACTACATAATCGTCCTACTATGTCAGATAATGTGCCATCCATATTAGCTATAGCATCAAGTATGAAGTCCTGATGTTCTTTATTCTTATTCTGATAATCACCTATAGTTACAGTTGCTCTGAGTGATTTAATATTACAGCATTCCTTAGCCCAGGGATTACGAAGTATGGATTCATAATCGCGGATTGTGTGTTTATGTGGACTTACTAACTCTTGAACAATGTTAGTAGTTAATCCAGTTATTTGAGATGACAGATAATGGTTATTCATTGAAATTTAATATAAGTGCTAACAATAGTTTGTTTGTTTACTTCTTCAGGAGAAATAATATTAGTATCTAATTTAGGACTTTTCACTTTAAATGGTTCTTTCCTACAATTAGTAATGTCATCCTCAGTAAAACGACATGAAACAATATTTAGATTAATAGATTGTTCTAAACTTAATGCTTCAATAATGTCATCTAAACGTGAAGATCCATAAAAAAAATCTACATTTATACCGGATAATTTATATAATCTATTTTGTCGCCCTGTAAATATCTTACTAATACCACTACTAGGATTACCATAAATATAAAAGTCCTTATACTTATCATAAGTATTAAAAAAATCTTTGCGCCATGTTTTTAATACAGGAAGTTCTTCTGGATATGTATAGGTTGTAAATACGTCATCTTTTAAAACGATTAATTGATTAAATCTCTCATCCTTTTCATCACCTTTTATAACAACATAGTTACTATCAATATAATAATTTAAGTATCCTCTTATTTCTGGTAATTCATACTTTTTCCATTTGTTATCTCTAATTGTATAAAATGTGTTATTTACTGGTATGATAGTCCCAGCATATTTAATTAATGGGTTAACTAGTAAATAATCAATAGTAAGTTTAGGTTTATCTTCAATACTTATCTTCCTTCTACTAGTTATTATATTTTTTCTTACCTCTTGATTATTATTAGCTACTACAACTAACCATTTACCTTCATATGGAACTATGAATCCTCTACCAATAGGAGAATTATTAGTTACTAAATAGCTGGAAGCGTATGTTTTACCATTATCGTCAGTAAATGTAGTTCCATTATAGTAACCAATAATTACATCATTGTTAACTAAGCGTTTAATTTCATCTATTAATTTACGTTCGTTCATAATAAGTTAGATAGTAGTTGTTGAGCAAATTTCATAATTAAACATTCAAGTAAGTGTCAGTTTCAGGGTTAAAAGTAGTAGTATACCTGCCAACAGAATCAGTTAACCTAACTGAATCTACATAACCACCATACAATTGTCTAACAAACGTCCCCTGATAATTATCTCTGGTACACATTACTCTAGGATTTGTTGCTGTAAGTGGGATTTCATAATTACTGCTAAATACTTCTAATCCGTTTAGAAATATTTTTTGAGTATAATTAGAACGAGAAAAAGCAATATGTTGAAATGTATTGTAAGTGAATGCTACATTTGTTGTAATATCCCATGATACGTTTGTTCTACCTATTCTTATTTGACTTCCATTAATACTAAAATCAACGTCCCCAAGCATACTACCAGCAAATAAAGTCCAATCAGATACTACTGTCTGGTATATCCAGACTTCAAATGTATAGTTTGACAAGTTTATTGTAGTAGTTGCTTGTACAAAGCTACCCAAAGTTGTATCTGTCGAAAACAAACTACTCCCACCATATTTACTTTGCGCTGTACTAATTTGAGCAGTGCCAAAAACAGAAATTGTTTTAGGATTTGGTGAACTGTCAATGATATTTGTACTACCATTAGATCCATTGCCTTTCAGAAATAGAGCTACGTTTGCGGCAAAAGGATCTACACCACCACTAACAATAGGATTAAAAAAACCAACTGGAAAAGTAAACATGATTAAACCTCAACTGATATAGGAGCTAATGTAATTGCACTAGATGATCTAGCTACTCCAGTTAACATATTAACTTTATTAGCTGTTGTATTAACTGTAGTTGTATCACCAGTTAATCGTTTAAATATAGCATCAAGTGTAATAGTTCTACTACCAGTTTCATCTTGAATTAAGTAGATGATATAAGTTGCTCCAACTTGAATGTTGTTCATGGTCAGAGTCAGGTTTCCAGTTAGAGTTAGTATGAAAACATTACTAGCACTACCGTCTAAAGTTACTGTCCCAGTAGCAGAATTATTAATAACAGGTGTAGCATATTGTGTTTGAGTAAATGCTTGAACTCTATTTAATGATGCTAATGTTCTAACTGTACCATTATTAACGTCTCTAGTTTTAAATAAGTTATCAGTGCTATCGACATAGAAACCAACTTCGTTAGTTGATGTAGTAATGGGACTTCCAACAGGAGTTAATATAAATCCAGATGCGGCATTTAAACTACCAGCACTTCCAGTAGAACCTTTATCTCCAGCTATTGTTATGTTCCAACTAGTATAAGTTCCACTACCAACTGCATTATCTGATGTAATAGTAACTGAGGTACTACTAACAGCAGTAACTACACCTTCCATATAGTTAGAAACATCATACGCAGCACGCAATCTCGTACTAACTAACCATCCTAAGTTAGAACTAGCAGTATAAGTAAACGTCTTACTACCAGTTCCAATACTATTAGACATTGTAGAAGTTCGCGTAACATCAACATTAACACCACTACTTTCAAAAGTAATAGTATCTGTAGTGGTGTTAGTTGTAATAGTCATTCCAGTTCCAGCAACTAACGTAATAGTATCACTGGCACTATCAGCTACTACATCAGATTGACCACTAACTGCAATTGTACTAAATGTATTACTAACAGCAGTTCCTGCGATAGTTAATGTATCAGTAGCAGAATTTGTAGTTAAGGTAATACCACTACCAGCAGCAATAGTTAATGTATCAGTTCCATTATCAGCAACTATATCAGATTGTCCAGCTACAGTTATTGTACTAAATGTATTAGTGACGCTAGTTCCAGTAATAGTAATAGCATCGGTTGTGGCATTAGTAGTTAATGTAATACCAGTTCCTGCAACTAGAGTTAAACTATCATTAGTTTGATCTGCAACTACATTACTTTGTCCACTAACTGCAATAGTAGTAAATGAAGGTGAAATAACACTAATATTTCCATCTAAACTCCAAGTATCATTAACCTTCTTATAAATATTAGCATTATCATAATTAAGATAATATGAACCATCTTCACCAATTAAACTACTAGGAACACCATTATCGCTATACCATACTGTTGCACTAGTTGAGAATAACTCACTCAGGTTACTTGTTATCTCATATAACTCACTAACACTATGATCAATAACTGTAACAACTCCAGTGTATTTAAATGCAACAAACACTTCATAACTACCAGTAGGAAATGTACTACTGTTAGATGGAGTTGAAGTAGTTACACTTAATGGTGTATATAAACCATAATTACTAGATGGTGTTGCTAATGTAGAACTAGTAAAGTCACTATAATTAAGTACATAAACATCATTACTAGCAGATGGAGTTATGTTAACTTCAGTTACGAATACGGCATTACTACTATTCTTAATATAGATAACAACATTAGTTGCATTAAACTTACCTTTACTAGAACCTGCAATAAGAGCATCAGGATAATTACTTCTAACACTAGTTGGATAATTAACAGTTACAGATAACTTCTTAGTGTTATTTAACGCGAAGCTACCATAACTAACTGGAGTTCCTATACCATTAACTGTACTAACTACACATCGCTTAACTGCACTAACGAATGAACTAGTAGTTGATGCGAACGAAGTACCATTACTAGTAAGAAAAATATACTGGTTGGCGGTATTAGAACTTAACCCTGTTATAGTTTCGGCGGATATATCATTAAGTTCATAATTATTAACTATTCCACTACCCTTACTCTTAATTACACTAAGTCCAACATCAGAATAAATGCGCCACTTATCATATTCGTTGTAAATTAAGTTGCCGAATACACCAGGAGTATAGATACCGCTAGTTGGAGCAAATGTAACGTATGTAGTTAAGTTAGCTAGATATGGAACATTGTTATCTAAATCAGTAATGGTGAATTTAGGACTAACTCTAACTACAGCAGCATAACCAATGTCGAGATCCTCTGGTAATGTTAACCATTGACTACGAGGTTGATAAGTTACTTCACCACTACTAACTGAAGCATCTAATACTCCAGTTATTAAATTAACATAACCAAGTAGTTCTAGTATTAGGAGACTATCGAACAATTGAGATTTATCTTCCTCAAATAATCGCACAGTACAACTAATTCTAGTTCCACTTGAAATAATAGTGCTAAATTCATTACGTAACCAGAAGGTAACTCCATCACCTTTACTACCATCACAAGTATATGATGGTGCATTAACAATTAGATTAGGTGTGCGAACATCTTGATCACATCCATCTGTAGCTGTAGTATCAGTTATATACGTACTAATTGCACCTACTCTAAGCCATCTACCAGTAGTTGCAGTTAATACAGTTAAGTTATCTACAGTTGCTGTACTGTATTCATCGTATTCATAGTAGTAGTTGAGGTTAGTTATGTATCTTATAAGTCCCTGAATTGGTGTTGCTGGTAATGCAGCAGAGTTAGCTACAGTACGAGCAAGTGTAGTTAGCTTGAACAACTCAACACTAGTTAATATAACTGGCGAATTAAAATCAGCACTATTAACTACCATTACTTGAGTTAAGGCAGATACGTTATTAGTAGTTGATGCTGATATAACTATGTCAGACCAAGTTTCACCACTAGCTAATGATGGTAATGTTATAGTTAATGTAGATGTTGTAGTTAAAGTAACTGGAACTAATGTACTATTCAGATTAAGTCCAATTAGATTCCGACCTTGAATAGAGATATAGTAAGTTCCTGTAACTCCTAAGTTACCTGAACCATTAACTACAGATACATTACCTGAATTAAATGTAAGTTGTAATTTACCCGAACTATAGGTTGTTGTCATGAGTAAGAAAATAGTGTATATGAGTAATTATAATATATGAACTTACAAGAAGCTCAATCATATATCCGCAATTTAATTCGATGTTCTTATAAAGAAAGTGGTAATAGACCTACATCAATTAGATTAAGTGGACGTACTTATAATCAAATGTCCGCTATAGCTAACCCATTTAATATGACTACAATAGCTTGGTTAGAGAAAACTTGTAATGTAGAAATAATAAATCTATCTGCTGTTAAAGAATTACCACAACTTAGTTACCTTGACATATTAGATAAACTATGATAACTAAACAACAAGTTAGCGACGTTATTAATAATGTTTTAAATGGTAAATTACCACCATTAGAAGGATTACCTGATAGAACAGCTACACTACACAATATTGGTATTTATTTAAAAGCTAATGGTTATAATACAGTACGTTATTATGGATTAGTTGAAGATTATTTAAATGTGAGATTCTGTGATCTACCAGATGTTATTACTGATATTAAACTTGTTAGTTACCTTGACATACTTAACGCACTATGAATAACCTAGATAAAGCAATCAATGAACTACTTCAACTAACATTAGTTGATAATAAACCAGTTTATTTAACTCAATTAAATGAACTTTATGAATGTAAGAAAAAAGAAGAGACGCTTAAATTAGAAATAGAACAATCAATTAATCGCGCCTATTTATTACGCCATAGTGATTATGTGCAACCAGTATTACTTGATCTATTTAAATTACAGTTAAAAGAAGCTAGTTTACCTAAAGGTTATACCTTAGATGAACTAGTTACTAAACATAACATAGATTTAGTTTTACTTAAATTAGCATTAGATCAACAAATTAAAGAGGGAAATATTAAATTACATGGTGTATTAAATAGTGAGAAACATATAGTAGAGGAACGTTATTATAGTAGGTTTAAATACGAGGACGCTACTTACTCTTAATACTATTTTTTCTTACGGTTGTTGTATTTGTTAGAGGTACAGTTATTTGTTTACCTCTAACATCAATAACATAATTACTATTAACTACATTAACTGTAACCTTATTCTTAACTAGTCTTCTTAACTCATCTTCTAGTAACTTCATATAGTCGTTCATGATCCACGTCCTAGTGTATTTGGTAATAATGAACCTAATTTAAATCCTTCAGCATAAACATCAGATGGGGTTTTAGGTGTTGGTTTAACGGGTTTAACTATCTTTTCTTTTTTACTACTAACACTAATATCTCTATCAATACCCATAGTTAAATTAGTTACTGCTGTAGTTTCAATACCAACATTAGTAACCTCTTGTTCTATAGAATGAGTTATACTAACTACTCGTCTTCGACATTGTAAACCATTAAATATAACAGTTACTTTATCTCCAGTTGTAATACTATCGTTATATGGAATAGTCATAGTTGATGTTAATGTATTTCTAATATCATCTATTCTAAGTTGATTATTAACAGCAGCAGTTACTTCATTTATATTCTTAGCTTTATCGAAGTTATAACTACCAGTTCTAGGATAACCACCAGTATAAGGGGTTGTCCAATAAACATATCTATAATTATTAGTAACTTTATCTTCTTCTTTCTTAGGTTCAATTAATTCATATTTAGGTGGTTTACGAGTATGTACAGGTGGTATTCCTGTATTAGTTGAACTACTTGTTTCTTCAGTAACTGCACGAAATCCAGGATCTTGTGATGTAAAGTTACTTGTATATGAGATATAAGTGTCTTCACCTTGATAGTCACTACGGAAGTTCTGTTGTTTAGCACTATTCTTAGATGATAGTATTTTAAGGAATGTTCTATTATATGTCTCCTGACCACTAGTTAATGGTGGTTCAACTGGATCTCCTGATTCGCGTTCTAAATTAAGTGGATTATCAACACTTAAGAAACAACTATATTGTTCTGCTTCAGCTATTACAAACATAGGTTCAATATAAGTTGGATCTGCTACATAACTACTAGAACCATCTTTATTGCATTGTTTAATAAACTTAGATTGTTGTCCAAATTGACGATAGTAATCTCTATGTTGAGCTAACTCATATCTCTTAGCTCCTGTAACACGAACAAACTTAAATTGATAAGTGTTATAAGTTGCAGTATCCGCACTAGATGGAGTTTCACCATCGTTAACTGCAAGTTGATATTCTTGAGTATATCTATCATCACCTTCTATATTGGCGCGAATTAGTTTACGTCCAGTTAAATCATAACCAAGTAGATATCCAGTTTTATTATCATAGTTATATGTAGTTTTAGTTTCTTCAATTAGTGTCCACCAATTAGTAGCAGCACTATCTAATTCAATACTTTCACCACTAATTAATGTTATATCCCATGCTGTATATGCAAATCCATAACGTCGCGTAACTTCACTTATTGGATTATTATCTTCTTCAGTTATATCTATGATAGTTTTAGTTACACCACTCTTATCATGATTAAGATCAAGTGTTTTAAGTCTAGTTATGTTAGATGGACAAGTTGCTGCATCTAAATCACCTTTAATATAAGTACGTTTAACTGGTTTACGATTTTCAAACTTAGATTGTATATCCTTAGTTGCTTCCTCAATAACTATATTACCAGCGTCATTAAAGTTATCAGGAGTTGTGTAATTGTAGATAGTTGGATATGGAATGATAAATGTATTTTCAGCAGTTAGTGATGTTACACGATTAGTTATAGTTGTTGGAACTAACGATGTGTAACTGATGTTGTTATTGATTGATCCGTAACTACCGTTAATTGGTAATGGTAAATTACGATTAATAGTAGTATTAAAGTTACTTAATATCTTATCACTATTATATGTCCAACTAGTAACAGCATTAAGTTTTCTACATACTATTACATCAGGTTTATTGTAATCAACAAATGCAGAATTAATATCAAGGTATTCATTAATTAAACTACCTAATGTTACAGTTGCATTATTATCTGATTTATCTACAATTACAGTTCCTTCAATGCCAGTTATCCTAGCTCCACTTTTAGCAGCAACTTCATTAATAGTTACGTACTTCTTAGTTTTAGCTATTTCAGTTGCATCAATTGAACATTCTGGATCTTGAAAGTTATTGTTAATATCAGTTGTATTATTAAGTGCTATTGGATAATTAACATAGTTATCCCATTTTCCGCGCAGGTTAATATTAACTCTTAATATATCATCATCACTAGATAACTCTTCATTATAACTATTAACTACAAACTGATATTTACTGAGATTAAATAAACTACTTACTCTAAATAGACTTCTAACTTGAGCAATGTAATTAACGCTAGTAACTAAACTAATAGATGCAGTTGGATGATCTTGAAATGATTCACTAATAGTTATGTTAGATAGAACTGGCAATCCTGCTAATCCATTTATAGTAGGTATTCTAAGTGAATTAACTATTGGTGAACTAAATACAGTTACATTAATTAAATTAACTGCACTATAAATAACTACTTTATTATTAATGTAAATAAACTCACCATTAACAGGGTTATTAATATCCTTAGCTAATGTGAATGTTCCATTTGTAGTTGTTATTAAATCAGGTAATGTATCTGTAGTTAATTCGTATGTTCCATTATTATTCGCAGTTACAGTTGTAATAGTTGTAGTTACATTACTAAATAGCTTCGATATTAAACCACTATTAGTTAAACTAGTTGATTGTTTAAGAATGCTATTAATACAACTGTTATAGTATGTAGTTGCTAATTCCGGTAAATCTGTATTAGTAAGAATAAACATAATGTTGACTTTGTCCTTTACATTATCACTCGTTTAGTTATTTCATTAAATGTAATCTCATAATCTTCAGTATAGTTACCAGTTCTACCATTACCAGCAGATAAAGTTAGCATACCTTTACGAACTGTAGCAGTAGCATCAGTTACTTCAGGTCGCACATAATCAATTACAGTTACTGGAATATAGTTATTGTAACTACTAGTAACACTACTAATAGCTAGAAACTCTAGACAACGATGTACATTCCAATCATTGTTAACTATACGTACAGTAAATCCAACTCGCACAGGTTTAGGTCTAATAAATGCGGTATTTAATGTATCTACTAATTCTGATCGTTCGGTTAATAATCTAGTATAATTAGATGATATAACTGGAATAACTAAATAACTAACACTATTAAATGTAGCTCTATTAGTTATGCTGAATTGATCTAATATAGGTGTTTGACATTCTATATATAGATTCTTGATTAAACTAGTTGTTGATAATTCGCAAGTCATGTTAATTAAAGTGTATAACTCCGTCAATTACAAGTGTAACAAGTATGAGTAAGAAACAAGTAATAGAATTAGAATGGTTTAGTGTAGATGAGATGTGTAGATGATGATGATAGTGTAGTTATTATTGAAGATAAGTTAACTAAGTTAATAAATGAGGTAGATAATGTCCGAATTTGAATGCTTCTATAAAGGTACTGATTTATATTTTACTGGAAACATTAATAACTTATCATCAACTAAGTTTGTTTATCTATTGCGTGAATTAGAATCTAATTTAAAATCATCTGCTGATAAATCAATTACTATTTATCTAGATTGTTATGGTGGATGTGTAACTAGTTCACTTAAGATGTATGAAGTTATTAAACGTAGTTCACTTAATATAACTATTATTGCAGAAGGTTATGTAGCTAGTGGTGGTACATTATTATTATGTGCAGCTACTAGTAAGTGTAGTAGTTATACAACATTTATGGTACATGAATTAAGAGGTAGTATTAAGCATGATTTAACTGGAACTAAGAATGTAATTGATTGGTGGGATAAATTAGAGTCATATTGTATGGAGTGTTATAAAGACACTAAGTTAACTAGCAATATGATGTTGAAAGATACATATTTAACTGCACAACAAGCTTTAGAATTAGGACTTATTAGTGAAATTATATGAACTTAAATGAATACTCAACTTGGTTAATTGAATTTAGTAATAAGTATGCAATTGCAGATGAGCGAAGCAAATTGACTGTTTATATTGCAGGATTAATAGAAGAACTTAATGAATATAATTTAGCAGATGATGAGTTAAGTAAGAAAAAAGAGTTAGGTGACGTACTAGCTTATTTAGTATTAGCTTTAAATAAAGTAGGATTTCCTCCATTAAAATCAGCTTTAAAATTTGAGTTTGATAATTTATTATCAGTTAGTGAATTATCATTGCAGTTAGCGGGATTTTTAAAGCGACTATATAGAGGTGATAATAATACAACTGATTGTGTATTTACACTGCTTAGTTATCATGACTTTATAATAAATGAATTAAAACAACTTAATTTAACTACAGAAGAGTTAATTGAGATTAACGTAGCTAAGTTAACTAAACGTGATGTAAACAACACATTAAAAGGTAGTGGTGACAATAGATGAATAAGATTAAAGAAGCATTAGCTAACAGAAGATTATCTACATTTGCAGCAACTACAGTTACTAATACTCCTAATGTAACTAGTTTATTAATTAGTCCTGAGATCCGCACCCATTCTGTAACTAAGTTAAGTGAGTTACTTAATCTACTGTTTGATTTACGTAACTTAACTAGAATAAGTCATTGGAACATTAAAGGTATGAACTTTAAAGCAGTTCATAGTATGTTAGATGATATTCAAAGTGAGTTAGATAGTTATGTTGATGTTATTGCTGAAGTTATAGTAGCATTTGGAGGTAATGCTACTATTAGTTGTAATACAACTGAGTTATCTAACGTTGATATTATCAGTTGTTGTAGTGATAGTAATGAATGTCTCACTAAACTAGCTACTCTATTTTCTTACGTTATTAAAGAAGTTACTGATTGTAGTAATGATTTAGATGATAATGGTGATAGAGTTAATGCTAATACATTATTAGAATTAGCAGCTACGTTAATTAAGTTTGTTTATTTAATAGAGAAGCACTTGCAATGATTGAACAATATGATGTTAAATTTAACTATCTTAAATCAGATGGACATTGGTGTATTGGTGCTAATGAGTTAGTTAATGTAACTGTTAATCGTGAGAAGTGTAATCATCAGTTAGCTGGTAATGTAATTAAAAGTAGATATGTTAACTGTGAGATAGTTAGAGTTAGTTACGTATGAGATATAATGGCATATCTAGATTAGTTTATCTATTGTTAATGGCGAAGCTTAACAGACGAGATAAATAACATACTAATAAATCCACTAACTTAATTGCTAGTGGATTTATTTTATCTATTTAAATACTTCTTTAACTAACTTAGGATCTGCTAATGGATTATTAAAGTAACCTATTAACTTGTTATCTTTATCATATAGAGGTACTAGTTTATCTGTAACTAAAGTACCAGTTAATTTGTTGTTAATCATGTTGTTTAAAATAGTAAGTTATTTAACATAGTTATATCATCAATATTAACTTCATTTAAGTTATCGTTATTAATAATATAACTTTTAATTGTGTTTACTTCTACCTCATGTGATTTCATATAGATAGCTAAACATTCTAAATGAGGTTGAATGTAGTTAATTAAGTAGAGGTATTCTAACTCAATTTGAACATCATCTAATTTAACTAATTGAATTGGATCAATTACTTTACGTAACTTAAATTCATCAATTAATGTGTTTGTAACTTCCCATAAAGTTAACGTTAGTTGTTTTAGCATTACATTGTAATCTATTAATCCTAATTTGTAATGTTCAATAAATGCCGCTACTATATTATTTTTTTTACTTAACTTAACTAATTGATTATTCATAACTTAAACCCCCATTAAATTATTAAATGCCATCTCTAATATTGGAAATTCATCTGACGAATATAAACAAGTATTAGCTTGTACTTTTTTCTTACCATTAACAATACGTTTAACAAATGTACCTCTAACTGGTTCTTTATTTGTGGTTGACTTATAAGCACCACTAACTAAGTGAGCTAACTTATGTAGTGTTTTTCTATCTAATGTACAACCTTTCTCAACTTCTAACCATTTAGTTAAAGGTATTCTATCACTAGATGTTAATGTTAAATCACTATCTAATTCTAAATAATCGTTTAATAATTTATCTACTCCTGGAATAATAGTAACTGTTGTATTTCTAAGTTGTTTATATTCAACTACTATCTGTTGATTCTCAAGTAGTTGTTTATTATTCTCATCTACCTTTAATAGAAGTTGAGTTAATGTATTCTGAATGTCATTTAAGTTAACTGATGTTACATTATCAGTTGGTGTAAGTTCTTTAATATAAGCATTTAAACCTTTCTGTGCTAACAAACGAAAATTAGTTTTAGCTACATCTGTTTTAACTCTAGATTCATAAGCGTAATACTCAACTATTCTAATTGCAACATCTTCCATTACTATTTTTGCACCTCGTTCTCCAGTTACTTCCGGGTTAAAAACCTTACCAGCTAAGGGTTCTAGCGATTTCGGGTATGTATTCGTTCCGGGTGCTGTTAAGCTGTTAGTAACTTGACTTATTGCTTTTCTAGTTACACCACATAATTTAGCAAGTCCTGATAGACTAACTCCTGTAACTTTACCATCGTTAGTTACATACAATTCAATATCATCTTCACCAATATAAGATTGTGCGTAAGTTATCTCACTCATATTATTAACCTTGTGACTACTGTTTAAAGTATAGTACCTTTATTTCAAAATGACAAGGATAATAAAAAACTCAAGTACGCTAATACTTGAGTTAGGAGGCAATATATGTCACAAACAATCCAAACCGAAAGAATTGAACTTTCATGATGTCCTCTTCCCAAAAGAGGCGGCTTACCATTAGCCCAGGTTTGGTTGGAGAGTTATCCTTAATGTTTCACCGACTAACAGTTATGATAACTTGATAACTCTTTGAGTTAGTAATTAACTCCTAGTAATATCATAACGTAGGGTCGGATATTCTGCTAGTATATCAAGGAGTACCTACGTCTAACATTAGTTACTATAACTCTATTCTTCAACTTTGTCAATATGATAAAAATAATTATCTGTATTCTCAGTTACCCATTTATCTTGATTCTCGCACTTCCAATTATGAGTATTAATCTTATAACCAGGAAACTCAGTTAATGGTTCTGTTATGAATGATGGATCACCTAACCAATAGATACGATTATTAGGTTGAATTGCATAACATCCATTATCTAATTTAATTAGATGTCCACATTTATAATCACTAGCTTCTTCTGCCCAATCACCACCTATCCAATCAATAGTAAATACATATTCACCTTGATACCAGTTCTTATCTTTAAGTAGAACCTTACATTTCATTTCCTTCAGATAATCGTAAGAAACAACTTGAGTTTGATAACTGAAACAATCCCATAATTGTAACCAATCAAGATTTAAGTTATTTGCATCAACTCTACTAACTAATGCACTAATTGGAACTCGTGCTATTTGTGCGCCACCATTAGTCATTATGTGAAATCCAATTGCACGTCCAGTTAAACTAGTTAACCCGAACACAACAACTGGAGTAAATTCACCATAACCAGATTCTAAGTTAAATAGATATTCATTGCGAACGTAACATTTAATTAGAGGAATTGAAATACTAAATTGATACATGATTAGTTATCCTATTTTTCTTACGTTATTAAATTAATTACATTATTATTGTTGCGACTATAGTAGTAATATTTCTCACCTGGAACTTTTTGAGTTACATCTGTTATTTTATCTCTTTGATCTTTCATATTTTTATTTTGCATTGATTGTTCAATTGATAAATTTTGTTTTTTATATTGATTATACGAATTAATTTTTTGTCGCATTATTGAATCGGAACTAAATAAATTATTATGTTTTTTTACATCTTTTACATATTTAAGATAGCTTTCTTTTTGATTTCCTATAATATCTTTACGTCGTTTTCTAATTAAATTTTTAACTTCATTTATATTATTAAACTTTAATTTACCCCTACCTTTATTTTCACCATAAAATAAATAATTTAATCTATTAGTAACACTTTGAGTATTAGCTTCTTTACCTTTAATACCTAATGCTTTTAGATTACCCCGTTTCGCTAACTCAAGTTGTCTAGCTGATATATTATCAGGTAAAGTTATAGGGTTATCTTCATTTAAACCAAAATAATTTGTTTTATATTTAGGTTTACTAACTGTAGTTACGGGAGTTTTAGTTACTGCTTTACCTTTACCTCTTAATGCTAAATAACCTAATCCACCTGCAACTGCTAATCCACCAACTCCAATTGCAGCATTACGTAATAAGTTACCTCTACTTTTACGTTTAACACGATCTCTACCTCTACCATAGTTACTTAAATCAACATCATTTAAAATAAACATATTTAATCACTTATTAATTACACTTATTATATCAGTGGCTACGTTAGTTACCTAATTCAGTGTTAACTTTACGAAGTGTTTCATGAAGTCCCTTAATCCACTTATCACTTTCACTATTAAGTTGTTTAGAGAACTCCTTAACATCAGCATTACCTTTAACTTCAATATTAGTAGTTGGATTAAAGTTAATAACTACATCTTTATTTAACTTACTATTACTTGATTTAGACTTACCACTATTTGAATCAAAGTTAGGTCTTTCTAAGTTGACATTACTATTAGGGTAAGAAAATAAGTTGGATAACTTCTCCTGACTGAAATTAATACGAGTGTTATCTAACTCACGTCTATCTCCTCTTAGATTATTCATTAATGCCCGATAAATGGCACGATCATCAGCAGTAGTAAATGTAGATTTAGCAACTGCAACGGTCTTATCTTGAGTTTCATTACGTTGTTTATTATCTAATGCAGCCTTTTGAATAGTATTAGTATATCTATTTAATTCTGCTTGCTGTTCTAATATAGGACGTTCTTCTAACTTAGCTTGATATGCAAACTTCTTAGCATCTAATGTTGCTAATGATCCTTTCTTCTCTTCATCAGTTGCAGTTCTACTCTTTAATACTTTAGCTGTTTCAGCTTCTTGTACTTTAAGTTCTGCTGCTAATTTCTTTTCGGCACTCTTTTGATCTAACTCACTTTTAATTAGAGCTAGTTCATTCATCTTAATTTGAATAGCTAATATATCACGTTCTATTTGATGTTTCTTATTAAGGTTAAGTAACTCTTGTTTAGCAGCTTGTTCTGCTAACTTACGTTTCTGATAATCACTTACTGCTAATCCCTCAGCCATCTTAAACATACGTTGTGTATTATCTTGATGCTGTTGTTCTAATTCAGCTTGTTTATTAAGAAGGTCTAATCGCATTTGGTAATTTTTAATTTGTAGATCACCAGCTAATTGCATTTTATTAGCATTAGTTTCTGCAATTGTAGCTTCTAGATTTGCCAGTTGTGCAATCTTCTCATACCTAGCTATTTTCTCATTTTGTTTAGTTATCTCTAGATCGAGCAATCCACCTTCTCTACCTATACGTTGTCTAATCTCTAGTTCTCTACTTGCATTACTATTAATCTCACTTTGATTACGTTTAGTTACATCTAGTAACTCATTCTGTTTAGTGATAGCTAATTGTTCTTGTTTATTAGCATCTAATCTAATTTTAATTGCATCTATATCTTCTTTATTTCTCTTCTGTTTAATAGCTTTCTCTAACTCAAGTTGTATTAACTTACTGTTATTATTAGCATCATTGCGCCGACTATCTAACTCTATTTGTTGTTTCTGCAATGATAATTCAATTAACTTCTGTTGATTAATTAAACTACGTTGTTCAGTAGCATCTGTAACTACACGATTAGATTCGCGCAGTTGAGCTATCTTAGTTTCAATAGCAGCACGTTTCTCAATATCGTTAGTTACTTTAAGTGAGTTAGTTAATCGCGCACTTTCATTTTCAAGTGTAGATGATGTTAACTTATTACGACTATCTATTATCTTATTCTCTTCGTTAAGTGATGCTACATTATTATCAATGGTGTTAGTTAATTCACGGTAAACTAACTTAGTTCTATTCGCGGCATTTTCAATGAGTTTACTACGTTTAGTAAACTCACGTTCTAAATTATCAGTTATTATCTTCTGATAATCTAACTGTAGATTAAGTAATTGATTCTGTATTTCCGTCTGTTTAGTTTTATCATGTTCAACTAACTTAAGTTGTTCATTAAGAGATAGTTGTTTATTTAATATCTCCTTTTTTCTTACCACATCTATATCTCTGATAGATTGTTCTTCAGTAGTTAAGAACTTACTTCTATTCAAAACAACTAAAGCTTGTTCTCTAGTTAACTCTAATTCACGTTTTTTAGATCGTACATTAATTGCACGTTCTAAATTAGATGTTATTAACTCTTGTTGTTGTACATCAATTCCTAGTAATTGATTATTAATAGACTTAGTTTTCTCTAAATCATTTTTATTTAACTCTAGTTCCTGTAGTAGTTGTTTACGTTTTAAATCTAAGTTACGTTTAGTATCCTCAGCTATCTTATTGTTATATTCTTCTTCACTAATAAGACGTTTAGCTTTATCTAACTTAATTAACTCTTGTTCTCTATCTAATGCTACTTGTTGTTGTTTAAATCTTTCATCTAATTCAGCTTTAAGATTATCACGTTGTTGTGCAGCTAGTTGTTGTTCAAGTAACTTTAACTTAGCAGCATCTAACTTCTTCTGATCTGCACCAGATGTAGCTTTAGTAAATTCAATTAGTTGTTTCTGATTATTAATTTCCTCTTCTAACTTAGCTGCATTTAACTTACGTATCGCAGCATTTGTTTCTCTAGTTGATGTAACTCCACTATCTAACATAGCCCGTCGAGTTTCACCTTCTAAGTTAAGTAAGTCTATTGTTACTTTACTTCCATCTCTCATGTAACCTATAGCTTGGTTAATTCCATTAATATAATCAGTTATATTCATCTCTTGTTTATTAGTATCTAATACAGCTTTAAGTGTTTTAGCTGCTTCAGTTGCACTAGTACCATTAACTTGATATAACTGATCAATACTACTAATAACTCCATTAACATTAGTGTCAAATTTATTAACGTAATCAGTCATATCAGTTACGTCAATTTTAACCTTCTTATTATTAGCATCAAGATATTCACCAGTTCCATCTAATGTTGCTTTAACTTGACGACGATATTGTTCTAGATCAGTTTGCGCCAATCTAAGTCCCTTCTTCATTCTAGTTTGAAGTGCGTTAGCTCCTTGATCACCTTCTATAGTAGTGCTACCTTTTTCTATTTCCAGATTATTATCTAATACGCGCTTAAGTAATATGTTCTGTTGAGTTTGATATTCTATTCGCGCCTTATCTATCTCTTTTTTCTTACTTAATACATCTTTCAATTTATCATTAGCAGTTTCTAATATTGTACGATGTGTATCTAATTGTTTTTCGTGGTCACTAGCTTGTTTACGTTCTTCAATACTTAACTTATCGAAATCTTTAAGTTGTTCACTAACTGCCTTAATTTTATTTTCATTAATTGATATTTCTAATTCAGTTCTCTTAGTTGCAACTTTAGCTTCATTAGCAATTTTATCTATGTCTGTTGCGCTAAGTATTTTACCTTGCTTAATTAATTTATCTACTTCTTCAATTCCAGTAAATCCCAATTGAAGTTTCTTAGTTGATTTAGTTAATTCATTAATAGAATCACGAGTTTTTAATGATGCAACATCTATATCATCAAGAACTTTTACTACAGCATCTGCTCTAAATAAATTAATAACTTTACCAAATCCACTGATAATACCATTAAATATAATTTTAGTTGCATTAAACTTTTCTATAGTATTATTAAAATCGCCCACACGATCCATAACACCTTTAGAACTTTCATCAGCTTCTTTAGCTACACTTACTGATTCTTTCAATAGTTGTAATCTCTTCTGTTCTGATTCATTAAGTTGTTTATTAATTTGTAATTTATCTAATTCACGTATTAAATTAAGTTGTCCTTGTTTATCTAATTCTTTTAATTCTTTATTTAAGTTATTTAATTGACCTGTCATTCCGAAGAATGCTTCATAACCAATAGTACCAATTAATCCTAATGCTACTGCTATGGGAGCTAACGCTAATGTAAATGGAGCTAATTTAAGATACAGTGTTGTAAGTTGAGCATCTAGGAATCTTAATGTTGCACTAGCTATACCAATTGATGTTGTCCATAAACCACCAATTACACCTGCAAATCCAGTTCCTGCAACACTAACTGCTTTAGTAGCTCCAGCTAAATTAGTAATATCGAAGAACAGTATTCTCGTTAGTAAACTATTAGCAATGTAACTAGTACCTAAACCTACTTGTACTTTAATTAAATTACCATCAGCAACTTGTTCTGCTAATGATGCTGCTATTTTAAGTTTTCTAACTTCTGCATTACCAGCGATAATAGCAGTTTGAGTTGTAGTTGCTAACGTTGCATATTCAGTTGATTTAGTTTGTAGAAACTCTGCACGTTGTAAGAAAATAGAAGCGTTGGCAGAATCAACTTTAGCTTTAGTTCTTAATAACTCAGCAGCAGTAGATAACTTAACTGCTTTCTCATTATAGATAGTTAAGTTAGCTTGCAGTTGTTCAATAGCTAATTGTTTAGTAACTATAACACTAAGTCTTTCCTTAGCTGCAAGTCTAGTTGAATCAAGTGCGAGTTCTGATGTTACTAATGCTTTAGTTGCATCACCATACTTAACGTTATTTACGTTAATTAACTCTTGTAGTTGTTGTTGTTCATCAAGTGAATTAGTTAATTGATTATTAAGTAGTATTGATTCCTTCTGTAATGCAACAGTATTAGAACCACCTAATTTAAGATCATCTTCTACCTTAATTAATTTAGTTTTAATATCAAGTTGTTTAGCATTAGATATCTCTAACTCATCTAATAGTTGTAGACCTTCTTGTTTAATAGAGTTAGCTGTAGCTTCAGCATCCTTTACTTTAGCCGTTGCTTTAATAACTCCATTAACTTTATCTACTTGATTATCAAGTATCTTATTTCTACCATCTAATGTTTTGTTTAACTCACCTACATTAAGTTCATATTGTTTCTCTAAACCAACTAATTGTTTAAGGTTAGTTAATCTATCACCTTCTCCAGTAAATACAGCTTTAAGCAATTCACCCCTAGTTTTAGTAACTGTATTTAATTTAGTTTGTATTAATAGATGTGATTGATCAAATCCCATTAACTGTTTAATTACGGGAACTAATCCTGCTTTAGTTTTAATTAATCCATTAATTAAGTTGAACTGTTCACCTATAGTTCCATTCATGAACATCAAGGTTACTCGCAAACCTTGATATGCTAAGAATGCTTTAGTTATAGTTCCAACTAAAATACCAATAGTATCAGTTACTTTATTAAATGCTAATTGACCTAGCAATATTGATGCTATAGTCTTCTTCATTTCTGGACTAATTCCAGATAATGTTTTAGTGAACGTTTCTAATGCTTTAACTCCAGTGTCAAAGAATGGAGCTAACTGTTCACCAAATTGTATGAATTGTTCAGTTATTCTATTTACAATTGCATCGAATGTTTCAGCTTGGTTATTTAATTTAATTCCAAATACACTATCTAATGCTTTACGTGCAACTTCACCTGTTTTACTAACATCAAACATCTTCTGAGTAAATTCACCCAATTTCTCAGAGTTATTAGCTGCTAATGCTAAGAAAGTATTATAAGAAGTAGAATCTGCAATTATTTCACGAATTACTTCAACGTTACCCTTAGCTGCTATATTTAAATCCTGTATTGCTTTAGTAAGACCTTTAGCTTTTATTTCACTAACGTCAAATCTAATTGGTTTACCACCTTCATCACGTAATTCTCGCAATGCAGCAGCAGCTTGAGGAGTTTTGCTGATAATTACGCGCGATAATGATTCAATACCTGTTAATGCACTGTTTGTGTCAAAACCTTTTAATGTTAATGTTGCTACAGCAGCACCTAACTCTTGCAATTTAATCTTAGCTGCGTTAGCTGTTACTGCTGCTTGAGCAAAACCATTACTTAATTCTGGTATTGTAGTTACACCTAATTGTACAGTTTGATTTAGAACTGCACTAACTTTAGTTGCATCACCAGCACTCAGATTATAAGCACTAATAGTTTGAGCAAGTACCTTCATAGTTGCTCCAGTATCAGCACCACCAGCTTTAGCTAATTTAAGTCCTGCTGTCATTACAGCTTGGTTATCAGCAGCTTCAGTAAAACCAGACGACGCAGCTTCATAACTAGCTTTTAATGCGTCAATACTAGTTACTGCATTTTTAAGATCCTCATTAACTAGTTTCTGAATACTAGTAGATAGATTCTTAATAAATGGATCATTCTCAGGAAACAATGTAGCTACTTCTGATTTAACTTTATTGAATCTATTAAATGTAGTTAATGCAGTTAAACTAAATGAATCTAGAGCATTACGACTTCCTAATACTGCATCTTGTAATTGCGTGAATTGCGTAATAATGCCAATATCAAGTCCACTAGCTTGCATTGCTTTCAATCCATCATTAAATCTATCTAAGTTAGCTTTCGCATCATTAATACCAGTTCCTAGTATTGAGAATACTTTAACTACTCCAGTTACTGCAAATGTCTTATTTAATAGAACATCAGTTGTACCAAGAACCTTAGTAAACTTAGCTAAGTTATCAGAGTTAGTAAATAACTGTTTACCAAATGCACCTAACCCTATGTTAAGTGCCATTATCTTGAATTGTAATGAACCAACTTTCTCATTAACTTTATCAATAACTCCACTTATATTATCTTCACCTTGGAAGTTAATGTTAACGTCTTGATTATATTGATCCATTAGAACCCCATTAATTGATTTATACTTGTTTTCTTACCGTCTACGATTATCTCCTGATCTAGATCATTATTAATAACATAATCATTCCAATCTCTTTCTACTTCCTCAGCATCTCGAACTGATGGATCTTTACGTAACTCAGTTGTCTGATTAATCAGATCATGTATCTCCAGATCATCTAGTGAGTTAACTAGTAGTAGTGCATTCTCAACACCACCATATATCTCAATTAATGCCGCTAAATCTATAGCGTAGGAACTTCTGGTTGTTCCTGTGTCATTTTTTTTATTGCTTCACCACTATCTCCTCGATAATTAAGTTGATGTAACTGACTGATGAGAGATGGCTTGTACCATGTTTCAGCTTCAATCATCTTACCGATATTAGTGTATTGAGCTATTTCTTCAGGTGTAGATGTAGTGAAGAATATATTACTTAACTGTTCTAAATTATCCTCAAGTAACTCTAACTTGACTGCTCCATCTCCAACTACTGCTAGTAATTTAGATGTAGTTTCAATTACACTCCAACACGCATCATCAGCAACACAAGCCCCGACATTAGCATTATGAGTAAGAAAAAAGTAGAGGAGTTTCTGTTGTAGTACAATTAAGTCCTTTAACTTAGTGCGAGTTACACGCTTAACTGTATCTATAGTTCCGTCACTGTATGTTATATCAAAGTTATTCATAGATTTAAATAGTAGATTATTCATCTACTATTATTACATTAATTAGTTACAACCAACTTGAATAGGTACATAATTCCATTCATAAGGGAAACAGACACCTGGAACATCATTAATGAAGAATGGTATTTCAATTGCATCTGCCTTCGGATCAAGTGTAGATCCCGTGTAACTAGGTGTTACGTTATCACATTTAAAGTGAATTACTTTATTAGCCTTCGTAATTAGTAATGCACTAACTTTATGTGCGCCAACTACGTTATCACTAATACCAGTTCCAGTAAATGTTTCAGTTGTAGTTAAACTAACTGTTTCATTTGCGGTAACGAGATTATTAGAGAACTTAACATTGAGAGATGCTCCAACTGCAAATGTATCATCTGTAGTTGCACTAAAACTCGCAATACTAACTTGAGTTAATTGAACTGAGAGATTATTACGTTGAACAGATGCTTTACTAGGAGCGTTAAGTGCAACACCATAACCTAGAAAACCAGTTGTAACTGCCGCATAGTTATTCTGAGTTACTTGATAACTCTTAACTACATCTAATGTGCCAGTCTTAGCATCAAATTGATTGCCAATTTTAAATTGCAGGATCTCTGGTTGCATATAGGAATAGACAACTCGCAGAACTGGCATACGTCCAGTAATGTAACTACCAGAACGAGTCATTTCACCCTGGTTATTTTGAGTTGTTTGAATCTTTTCTTCAATACCGTTATCAATTACAAATCCAGTTGGAGTAGGTAGATGTAATAATGCACCATCAGATAGACGAGTTAACTTTAAATTAGCAACGCCTTTAATAGTGTCGTATAATTTACCGATTGTCATAATTGTAGCCTTAACAAATAGTAGGTTGACCTTCTGTTACGTTGAAGGAGAAACGGAGGAAACTATAAATAGGAGTTCCTAACTCATTCATTAATGTTCTGTATTCGCAACGTTTAGAAGTTGGTTCTATAAATACAGTTATATCATGTAATGCAAAACTAAGTACCTCATTAATATTATAATCAACCCAATTTAAATAAGGTAATAATACCTCTAGATTAGGTAACACTAATGAATAGTGAACTTGAATAGAGCTAAGTCGTTTATTACTAACAGTGTATTGTGAACTAGTTCTAAATACTTTAATTAGTGGGAAGTCTTGCACAGGTACATTAAACGCATCATATAAACGATAGCTATTAATAATAGGTACAGTTAATCCTTCGTCATTAGCACGTCTATTAAGTTCACGTTTAAGATAGTTAGCTATATGTCCAGTTAAGTAATCTTCATTAATCATGGTTTCAGCAACACCTTAACTATAGACTTAATTAACTCTTCGTATTTAGTAGTAGGTCTAGATAACTTCGCTACGTTAGGAATACCTTGATTAACTCTAAGTTTAATTGGATAACTAACTTCATCTAATATAAGTGGCGCAATATCACGATCTCCAACTGTGTAATCTCTCATCGTTTTAAATTGATTACTTAACTCAGTTAACTTATCACTGTTTATCTTCACCAGTATATATCTCCTTTACCTGTTTCATTAATAAACTCAACATCACGAAGTGCTGCTAACTTAGGTCTAGTTGTAACGTACACTTCAAGTCGAGTTATAGTATCGTCATAACTACTTCTATTAACTTCACCTGTTAATCTAATTGGTTGAGGTTGTGCAACTCCAACATTAGTTGCTACTAGAGGCATACCGGGAATGTATATGTTATGACCAGTAGTTAACATCGCCAGTAGACTGTATGCGTGTAACTTAGTATCTGTACTAGTTCCCGCCACATCACCACCTAGTTGCGCCATTCCAGTTCCTATGAAGTGGATACGCAGTAACTCCGCTATTACTAGATCATCAACAATAGTAGTTAGTATTGAGTGATTATTGATTAGCGGTAACTCATATATCTGATTGAGTATTAAGTTAAGGAACTCCTCTTGTTGTTCGATAACTTCATCAACCAGAACATCATCAACTTCATTACTAGGTAGACTACTATATGGTGCAGATTGATATTGACTTGGTTTGATATTAAGTCGCGCCTTCAATTTGCGCCCGATTGATTCCTTATTGCAGTAGATAGGTGTATAGGTCATTTATTCACCTTTAGCTATTTTTCTAGCTGCTCTGAGGAAATTAAGTCGTCGAAGGTCATCTTTCGTGCGATTTACTAATTTGAGCCAACCACGAAGTTCACGACTTATATTAGTCCCAGTTGATGCTAACTTTTGACCTACTTTAACTGTATCTTTAGTTTCTTTGTAGTTGATTCCCTTTTTTTTCTTACGCTTAACTTTATCTCGACCGCGTTTGAAGTTAGCTGTTCTAATGACAGCACTCCTATTGATATCTGTCATTAGGAACATATTACACCTTAGTTATTTCAGTTGTCTCAATTAAGTCACGTTGTTTAACTACTTGCTTCTTAACTCTCTCTGGACGATTAGCAGTACCAGCATCTATTTCATCTACGTTAATCATTTGATATGGTTCTAATGTAATCTCAACTGTTTCAAGTGATTTAACATAAGCACCATTATCTCTAATGTCTTCTGGTAACTGACCATAGAGATAAGGTAAGTTAGCTGGATAGATGTTACCATTACGATCCATGTATTGTTGAATTAAAGTTACTTTAGTTGTTAAGTTCATGAGTTTTCTGGTGTATCACCAGCTTGAGTTAAGAATGTATTTAAATCAATTATATTACCAATAGTGCCAGCACTTAATAATGGAGTTGTACCACCACTAGAATAAGTAGTGGCACTACCTGGAAATACATATTGTTTAGGAATAACTGTTAATTTGTTATTGAGAATATTAAGTGGAATAACAATACGTTGAACAGTTTTAACTACTGTAGTTGTATCATCCTTAGTAATAGTTAAGTTAATATCAACAATAAATTCATTTGTACCTTGAGCAATAGCACCAGTAAATGATAATGCTTTAGATAATGTAGGATTTAGTTTCTCACGGTTGAATGAAGATGAGATAGACATAGTTGTTACGGTAATTGGTTAAGTTAATAATAACATTAAATTAATTCCTCAACATCACCAACTAAAATAGCCCCATATCCTGCCAACTCGGCAGGGCTTATCAATATTTGCTCTTGATAGCTAGGGTCTGGTTGAGTCCTTTGAAGTAACGCTATGATGGCATCAAAGTGAGCTTGGGTTAGTTTACCCCCACGTTTTAAAGTAGTTAAATTTCCAATAATCCAATCAGGTCTTTTTTGGACAATAGCATCTAATATCCTTAAATAGACTGGACTCTCAGCTATAGCTAATACTTCATTGTCAGCAACCACCGCAGATACTTCCTCTAAGGTAGTTGTCACAGATACTTGTCCTATTGGCACTGGATTATCTACTAATACTTTATCGTTGAGGTATGAAGTTAATTCCCTGGGAGATAGTTCAGGGAATTGTTCAATTTGAGAAAGCAGCCATTGTTGTTTTGTCATGGTTTTTAATTATCCACTAATATGATTTTCCTCAAGCTACTGTGATGCTGTAGTACTTACCCTGATTGCGCTCAAGCGTTTGGCGGTCGGTGGTGGAGAGTGCCGATGGGAACGAAATCAATTCTGATACAGTGCCGTCGAATGGGAGCAATGATCCAGTTCCATTCAACGAGCCTATCGCGCTATTGACCCCCGTATAGACGCTCGTAATTGTTGCGCTATCCCATTCCGTGCCGTTCTTAAACAGTTTCCACTGCTCGCTTCCGGTGCTTGATATAGATGTGATTAAAGTGGGTGTATTTGAAATAGCAACTTCTGCGGCGAAACCACTGCCTCCTCCGCCTCCCGTCGCTGTAGTGTTGGCTAAGTTCAAAAACCCAGCCGACGCAGCTCCACTTGAAATTTGGTTTGCAATTAAGTAAAAACGGCCAATTTGTCCAGAAGACCACTGCCCAAAAACAGCCCCAAATTGATTTTCAATCTTTGGTGTGAATAAAACAAACAGACTGTGCGTTGTGTCAATAAGCGGAGAAGGGGCAGCTAAATAATCATCCACGCCATCGAACAAGATGGCAGGCTTTCCGCCTTCCGTTTGTAAAACGCCATTGCTAACAATGCGCGGCCGCCTCCCCGCCGTTGAAACTGCATGACGACCATTGCCAGATTGATCATACCAGATAACAATCTCACCGTTGGCCAAACCGACAAATGCTAATAATGTAACTACATCTAAATCCTCTCCAATAAAACCTATATCTAATTCTGAGTTATCACTAGTTCTCATTACTCTTATAGCTGCACCAGTCCAAAACCTGGAAAGCTGTCTTAATCCATAAGCGACAGAGGCTATAGCAAAAATTAAATCAAGAACACATTTAAAACCACCCAACACCACCATTCTAGTAGAAGTTCTCATGGTGCAAAACTCCTAGCACGTATAGTCCCTGTTTCTGAGTTAGCAGCCGGGTCAATTGCACCGTTAGTAACCAGATATCCCCACAAACTTGAACTGGTTAAAATAAACAATTGATTTAAGTCTCTAATAACGCCAACAACCTTACCCCCTCCTTTAGCTAAACTCATAGGTACATTGAAACCTACAGGGTCTAGAACAGGGTCAGAACCAATTGTCCAGATACTATTATCTGCAATATTTGTAGGTGCTGTAGGGTATAAGTGTACCGCAAAAGAAGTCATACCTGCTGGTACAGAAGATAGATTGAGAGATATTTCAAAATAAGAAAGGAATATACCTTTACCAGCTTCGCCTATATTTTGAAGTTGGAATAGACCGCCATAAACATCAAAGTTTGGTGCAGAAGCAGTATAAGTTGTGGTGTTAGCAGCGCGAGTAATTGTGGTTGAGGATGCGTAAGCTAATCCCGCAGGTGCAGCAGTCATGCTGACAGGTTGAATATTTTGGAAAAATGTACCTGTAACTGGAATAGATTTACCCCCTGTTACACCTTGTACTGCTACTGCTTTTGTTGCATTACTTCCTGGATTAGCTTGAACGGCTGTTTGATTAGTGGCACTAGCGTCACCACCAGATCCACCACTAATAGCAGTTACGAATTGTAGTAATGCTTCTACCTTCTCATCTTTAGTTAATTCAACGAAGGTCTTATTAACACCATTATCTGCTGCATAAACTTCATTGTATTTATCTATAAGTTGTTGCTTAGTTATTGTCATATTACTTAACTCGTTTGTTGTAACTACCAAATGATTCACGAATTTTAGGTGTTCTACTTGCTCCAAATGCTCGATTACTAAGTCCTTTAGGTTGAGATGGTTGAAGTGGTTTAACAGGTTGACGTGGTTTAAGTCTACTTAATAGTCCAAGTTGATTAGCTTTACGTGCAGCACCTCTAGTTGCATAGGTTTTAGTAACTCCAGTTCTATTATTACCAAGTGATCCAACTTTAGATCCTGCAACACCAGGAACACGTTTAGAAGCAGCTTTTCTAAGTAGATTAAATGATGGTAATTTAAATGCCATATTAATTAATGTAGTTTACTTAATTATAATTGGAAATGTTTAACTTGTAAGAAAAAAGGAGAATGTTATGTATTTTAACTATTTATCAGTTATAATGAGGTGACTTAGATAGTTAGTTAGTTTGTATCTAAGTCAAGTGTAGTTAATTAAGGATGAATTAGTCATGTCAGATAAAATTATTGTACAACCCTCTGTTATTAATGATGTTGAGTTTTACATTACTCCAGATGGACGGGATGCTGGAGTTAGTATTAGTGGATTGGCGCGATTATGTGGAGTTACACAACAAACAATGTCTCAAAGAATAGTAAACCCATTAGCTGATAATACTGGTGTTAGTACACAGCTAAAAATGCTAGAACCTTTACTGGGTAACGTTTTTAGTCCACAGCTAGAAGGAAATAAAGATGGTGGAACTTGTAAAATTATTACATCAACAGCAGCAACTTTAATTATCGAGTATTACGCATTTGAATCTAAAGCTGCTAATGTTACCGCACGCAACACTTATCGTAAGTTGGCACAATATGGTTTCGTTAATTGGGTTAAGGATTTAACTGGTGCTGTTATTAATGATGATAATAAAGCTATTCTTAATTCACTTAAGTTACTAAGCGATAAAGTAGATGAGTTAAGTAATATAACTACAGAATATAAACAACTTAGAAATGCCACAGTAACTAACTTTCCTAATCTTGATGTAATGTTAAATGAGTTAACTGTAACTACGGAACTAACAACTCATAATGGATATGTCATTTTAAGTGACTATATTAAGAGTAAGGGTTTTGTTGCAGATAAATCTACAATGCACAGATTCGCTAACTTAGTTGCTGATACTTATAAGACAACTACAGGTAATAATCCAACTAAAATTAACGTTAAGTTAGGTAAAGGTAGATATAGACCTAATACATCAGCTTATGAAGTTGAAATGATTCCTATGTTAGATATGTGTTTTCGTAAGTTAGTTAATAGTTAATAAATACCACTACTTCTCATAACTCGATTTAATGCGTTCTCTTAGAGTTGGTTTAGTGTAGTTGTTGTTCATAGTTCATCCATGTAGATAACGTTAATAACTCTAGGTTTACCACCAATATTAACTATCTCTTTTTTCTTACTACTAACTTTAAATTTAGTACCAGGTAAATAAACATATTCATTTTTCTCTATTAAATGAACATCACCTAGATTTTTAGCGGTACTATTAACTTTAGGTTTATATACCATTTTTACATTAGCATCACTAGCGACTAAAGCAGCTTCATTTATATCTTGTTTATTAATCGGTAATCCAGTAGTGCTTGTTATTTGTGGAGTTACATAATCTTTACCAACTTGATAATTATCAATTGTTTCAGGATTAAGTTTAATATATCTATCTAACTTAGGTATCTTATTAACATCTATTGATTGTAATTTATTTATACCACTTATAGCGTTATTAGATAACTGTTCTAATTCATCATTATATAAGTTAGGATTTTTAACTTTATCTCTTAAATAATTATTTATCTCTTTATAACCACCTCCCATATAAGTATGAACCCCAATAGCTTCATCAATATTAATATTATATTGTTTAGCTTTTTTACCTAATTCACCTCCAACTAAATACCAGGGATTATTCTGCATATTCTTAACTAATTCGGGTGATGCAGTTGGATAATTTTTCTGTATTAAATTATTTACTAAACTACTTTTATTAGTTGATTCAACAACAGGTTCAGTTACCTTTTTAACAACCTGATTACGATTATATTGTCTAACTAATTTACCATTACGAAGATAAGATTTAACTCCTACAACTCCTAATAAACCAGTACCGAGAATTGCGCCACCAAGTAATAAGTTATTACGTTTACCTTTTTTCTTACTAAATGTAGTTACATCTGATATTAGAAACATATTAGTTACCAATTAATTTTCCTACTCCAGTAATTAGCTGAGAACTTATCGTTTTTAGTTAATTCACCACTCTTATTTCTAATACCACCACTACGAGATAAGTAATTTGAACGTCTCTTCTTATCCTTGTGTTTAGTCCAATCACTCATTGTACTGTCACCAAAGTTAAGTAGTTTATATTTAACAACTCCATTTATTTTCTTACTTGCTAATACAGCATTCTTTTTACCAGGTCTAGTTGCAGCAGTTACTTGATTAGGAGTCCACCATCTACCAGCACGTTTAACTTGTCTCTTACGTTTATCCTTATCACCTTTACCTCGTGCGAAGTTAGCCAGATCATTGATTAGAGTTATCATAGTTAAAGTTGTTTAAGTTATCTATCATGTATATTCCTAAGTCTAAATGGTATAGGTTAAGTAAGTCATTACAAAAGAGAATTAGAACTAGAGAATCTAAAGTTAAAAATGTTAGTAGAGATAAAGTATTGCAGAAGTTATATAAACAAGTTAAATAGAGTTATTTATTCTTACGTTTAGTTAACTTCTTATAAACTGCATAACTTCCACCTGCTGCTAATGCTCCAATTGCAGCACCTCCTAATAGACGTGATTTAATGATTTTATTACTTGCGTTATAAGCATCATTTTTAAGTTGTTTAGTTATAGTACGTCTAACATTAGATTGCGATTTACCTCTATCTTTAGCTTGTTTAGTAAACTGCTCAATTAACTTATTCGGACGTTCCATAACTTCACGTAACTCATCATCGTTTATCTTAGCTCCCGTATCTCGTTTAGCTTGATATGTAAGTACCGCTACTTTCTTAGCTTCATCTACAATACGTTTACCTGATTTAACATCATTACGATAATCATTAGCAATAAGTTCAGTTAGTTTACGTCGTTTATCCCTTATGTCTAAATTACTTACACCTAACTCACGTTTTCGTTGTTCAGTTAATGATTTAAGTCCAATCATATTAACTCCACTTCCTACAATTGCACCAAGTCCACCTACTGTACCTATGTTAACTAATCTAAGTTTACGCTTCTTCTTGTCTTTAGAACCTAGTTTACGTGCCATGTTATTTGAGCCTATTACGTTTATTACGATTCCTTAACTCATTAACTCCAAGTAATGCGCTACCTACTCCTAAGCCAATTAGTCCACCTTTAATTAAGTTAACCCGTTTAACTTTACTGTATGCAGTATTATATAATCTATCTCTTTTTGTATCAGCATATTTTAAAGCCTCATCCTGTAATGTATCTCTGTAATAACGTATAGCATCATTTTTAGCTTTTTGATAACTATCTTTCACCTTTCTATTACTATCTCTAACTTTTCTTCTCATCTGTCTATAGAAATCTCGTTGTTCATCTAATCTGTTATATTCTTTAAGTTGTTTTTCATATTCAAGTTTTTTAGCTGGATTATTATATGTCTCATATAAAGAGAACTTAGGTCTTTCTAATTTTTGATCCGCTAATAAATTTATTTCAGAATCTAACTTTTGTAATTGTGGTTTATTTAAACTTTTTATTCTTTTTACTAAGTCTTTTCGATGTTCTTTAGTTAGCTCTTTGTTGTTATAAAATTCTTGTAGTAGTTTAGGAGTTAATGTTCTAGCTCCATATTTTTCAATACCTTTAGTATTACTCCAGTAATTAGATGCACCTTTACCAGCAAGTAATCCTAATCCAGTTGGTATTCCTAGTAATGCACTATTAACTAATAACTTTCTAGACTTTCTCTTCTTTTTATCTTTATCACCTAATTTGCGCGGCATATTGTTATTTACGTTTATATGAGTTTACTTTAACTATTTTACCCGATTTAGATTTGCGATTGTATGATTTAACATTACCAAGTGATTCCATTGTTTTCTTACCTAAATAAGCAGTTCCTAATGCACCAGCACCTAATATTCCTAATCCTGCTGCTACACGACTCTTATTTGCTCCCATTAATCTAGCAGCACCTTTAATATAATTACCTTTACCATATCTCTTTAATGTGTCCCGAACTGCCGCAAATCTATTACCGAATACTTTAACTTTCTTCGCGGATTTAAGTGCTACATCATCTGAATCTGGTATGAAATTCTTGTCGAAGTATCTATCAGATCCGCCCACATATAAACTTCTACCCTTCGATCCTGTCATACCCGCATACATATTAGGTAGTAATTTAGGATCATCTATTGCTGATAATGTCTCACCAGTTATACCACGATACATACCCCGTTGTATTTTTCGGTATAATACATTACTTACAGTTCCGCCCATGTTAACTTTAGTATTTTTATGCGCTCCAGTTAGGTGAATATAGTTTTTAGATTTATCTATGAAGTCGGTATCATTAACTGCTTTACTAGCACCAGTTCCACCGTAATTAGGATCTAGATAACCACCATTCTTCAATATAGATTTAGCATTTTTTCTACTTGTACTATGTGATTCAAGTCTGACACCTAATGCTCTTGGAATGCCGGATCTAATAGTTTGTTGTCCTAATAATGCCGTACCTGTTCCATATAATCCAGCTTTAATATAGTTAGGTTGATTACGATTATCTTTTTTCTTACCCATAATAAAAATGACGATAGTTTATTACTACCATCATTATAAGTGTTATTTGCTTCGCTGTTAATGTCAGTTTTCTATCTTAATGCACGTCCAGTTTTTGTGATGTTTAATTTTACCCTTAATTACTTTAATTAAACAACTACCATCTAGACCATGTGATTCTCGGAGATGAACTAATCCATAACAACATAACTGTTCATTAGTTATTAAGTTAGTTAATAGGTAACGTTTATTAACTACTTGTTGCCAACTCTTTTTAGCATCATTGATTAACTTATCTTCAGCTAACTTAGCAGCTTTATCAGCTAATAACTTATCTCTTGTTTCCTCTGATTCATTAGCTCTAACACAACTCCAACCGTTAATTTTGCGACCATAACGAGGACTATTTGGATTCATTAATGGGTACACCGCTTTAGCATTTAATCCAGTTTCTTCAGTTAAATCTTCCATACCGTAACGACAGAAACTAACACCTTCAGGTGTTGTCAATATGAAGCGTTCAGCATCTGGTAGATATTGTTTAATAATTGGTTCTGCATTAATATCTCTAACTTGATAACCGTTAATTAAATTAGCGTTATTAATGTGATGTGATATTGTCTTCTGACATATATCTAATTTAAGTTGTTCTTTAATAGCATCAATACCATAAGAACAAAAACTGTAGTTATCTTTATTTAAACTAATACATTCGTATTTGTTAACGTAATCTAAATATGTTTTATCTACAGTTACATAATCATCATTAAGTGATTTAACTTTATAACCTTTATGATTAGTCATCTTATTACGAGCAACTTTAATTAAACTACTTACATCTAAATCTAGTTGTTGTAAGTGAGTTACACCGTAAGTACAATACTCAATTCCATCTGGTGTAGTTATTAAGTAACGACGATTTCTAACTAAACTATTACCTCGTTTTAATTTAGCTTCAGAGGTATTGTTTTTTAATCTAGCAGAAATTAAAGTGCTACCTAACATAGAAGCTCGATAACTTTTATTCTGCCAACGACTCGTCATCGTTCTTTTTAAATACTCTTTACCTTCAGGTGTTAGAAAACAACCTTTACCACCATTTAATACGTTATAACCGTTAGGTGTTAAAGCATTATATTCTTTAATAAAATAAACTTCAGTTTTATCAATTTCTGACTGATCTGTTGTTTCTAAAGTTTTAATAATTTCAATTTTAAATTTATCTACACCATATTTCTTAATTGCTTTTGATAATAAACTTTTAGTTCCAACATAATTACCGGCTCTAATATGTTCTGACCAACGCTTTTCAATTGTCCTATTTGTTTGTCCAACATATTTTTTATCATTAATTGAGTTTGTCACCAAATAAATAAATTGTGGCATAATAATCTCATTTACGTCATAAGATCATTATACCACAACTTAAACTCGGTCTAGTTAGAAATAGGGAATTATTATCTAACTACTTGAGCATACAGATTCTTGGGAGAATAAATTACTGGTAAAACCATTGATCATTTTGTTACCACGTAAGCTCTTTATCCTACGTATCAGTAGTTTCATGTGTTATATCTACTGTTCAGACTATATCATCATCCACTTGGGATGTTCGGCACTCGTGGGTTTGTTACTGTCCGGTCTGGACTCGAAACCTAGTCGTTGAACCTTCAAAACCATTCCTGGTTAAGCTTGGCTGCTGATTGTCCACTTCTGGAGTTTCCAGCAATTCACCGAATTTTTACTACTTAATTACTTAAATAGGCGACTACAAAAAGTTTCAATCGCTTGCAAAACATCGTTGATAGGCACAGTTGTCTTCTCATAAACACGTACCATTACAGGAGATTCAGTACCTGTTAATACACCATCTTTAACAACTTTCTGTTCTTCAGGAGTACCAATAGCTTGCTCACCCATTCCATCCTTGAGGAATACGAAGCAATTCTCATTAAGGAATCGAGCATTACTGATGTAGCTATCAATAGTATTAGTATTACCAGAGTAGGTATTATCTACTTGATAGAACTCATCATAATCCTTAATAGGAGGTAGGTTATTAGAAGCCATTACCTCTTGTAACATTGGGAAGCTAACAGAACCTACTTGTGCAAATCCAACTGATTGTCTAGCACGAGCAATAGTAGATGCTTGTTTCTGAAGATCACGCAATGCAGTATTACTCATTACGATGAGATCAGGCTTGTAACCATTAGTATTGACATAAGTAGTTACAGCATCTTCTAAGTTAGCGATACCATCAGCATTAGCGTAGTCAGTCCACTTGTTCAACTTAGGAGATGCAGTGTTACCAGTAGCAACAAGAGCATCAGGGAAGTGGTTATAACTAGCACCAGGACGACGGAAATCAATTGTCCATGCAACCTTAGTAATTGCATCAGATACACTCAATTGACCAGTCTGAACAACTTGCCAAGCCATGCTAGTAAGTCTATCAGCATGAGATTGGACGATCCCCTCAATGTGACCATAGAGATACTTAACGAGCATATCGTTAGTACCCTTAATGACGGAGTTATCAGTTAACTTCATGGTCATAACACTAGCGCGTTTATAGGCAGCTTCTTCCATTGCCTTACGCATCTGTTTCTGAGTTACTTCATCGAATGAATAGCTATTACCTAACTTAGCTAGTTCACCGATTACTCGACGGAAACCACCATGAGAGATAACTGGAGGTTCAGCACCAGCAGCAATAAAGTTCGCAACTGGTGTGAGACGTTCACTTACGTATGCTAGGAACTCATCGTCCTCATACGTCTTAATAGGCATGAATTGATCAATAAGTTTAGTTCTCTGACGCAGACGAGCAATAGTATCGTCTACTAGAGTTTCGGCAACTTTAGCTTGCAACTTATCGGTAAGAAAATTAGAAACTGAACCCATAGTAAGAAAAAAGTAGGATAGTGGGCGCGATAACATACATCATTAACATACGTCATTAACGCCCGGTTAGTTAGAATTTGTAAGCGAAATTGATGCTAGGGAATCGTCTAGCAATATCACCATCGAAGTATGGTAGATACTGGATACGAACACCATTAGCAATAGTATAGAGAGCTAGATCCTTAGCTGTTGCAACAGTATAATCAACTGCATGAACATGAAGTCCTACAATTGCATTAACTCTAACACCGATATTAGTACCAATAGGTAGAGCTACACTTGCGTTACCAGTTAATGTAATAACACCAGTTGTGTAATCAATAAATGCAATAGTACCAACAGCAGTTGCATTAGGAACTAGAGTTGCACTAGATAATGCAGCACTAGTTACAGTACCAGCAGTTGTAATGGCGCGGTTAGTAAGTCCATCAACTGCAAAGATAAATACCTTGTTAGTAATAGATGCTGCACGAACTAAATCAGATAATCCAGCAGTAGCATTAATAGCAGTAGCAACTTCACTAGCAGTAGTTGTAGTATTGTTAGTTGTTGCAGTTGCAGTTGCAGTTAAACCTTCTACAGTAACAGTTACAGTTTGAGCAGCAGTTACAGTAGTGATAGTTAGCGTAGAATATGGTTCAACTACAGTTAATACATCACCAGCAACAAAGATATTAGTTGGAGATGCAGTTACAGTTGCAGCACCAGTAGCAGTTACAGCAGTTAACTTAGTACGAGGTAGGAAGCGCAGTACGTTACCTACTTGAGCAACAAATAGTCCAGCAGGAACTTGTTTGCGAGCTTCAGTATTAAGACTAATGTAAGTATTCTGCACAGTTGCCGACACATTAGGATGATTACCATCACTGAATGCGAGAATGGCAGGATCAACTAGAAACGTTTGAGATTGATTGAAATAAGGCATAGTTTATGAACGATATTTTTTAATGTAGTTAGCAGCAATAGAACTCAAATCAGCTTCTTCATCTAATTCTTCTTCATCAAGAACTTCCTCAGCGAAGAATCCCATTTCCATAGCTGGCATACGGTCGAAGATTTCAAGTACAGTATTCATTGCATAGAGTTGAGTTGCAGGATCAACTTCGTTCTCAGCACACACGGTACTAAATGCCGCGATACGTTCATTAGCACTGAAGTTACCCAGTAGAGATTGAACTGCAAATGGAGTCATCTTACCAGCTTCTACAAGAGCGTAAGCACGTTCAGCTACATCAGCTAGAGCTTCTTTAATCTCAGTGTTGCGTTTAAATTCGGCGAACTCACTGTTCTGGTATGTAGCATAGTCAGCTTCCTGGTCTTCTTCATCTAATTCTTCATTCGTATCTAAGTAATCATTGATGTCTTCACCACGACTTTCAATACCCATAACTAATAGTTGATTTTCAGTAGCTTCATCAAGTCCGAGAACTTCAGATAGTGCTAATGAGAGATTATCAGTAGGAGCAATTTCACCTTCAATGATACCAAGTAATACATCAGGATTACATTCTAGAGCATCACTGAGATCAATTAGATATTCCTCAATGTCATCATAACCAGCAGCTTCGCCAAGTTCAAGTAACGCTGCACCATATTCACTACCTACACTAAATTCGGCAACTTCATCACCAGTAGAGTAAGCAGCTTCACCAACTACATCATAGATATCTTCTTCATCAATTTCTAATTCAGCAGCAATGCGTTCTTGTAGGTCGAGATATGCTTGAGTCATGTGTTGCTTATATTCGTCCTTCAACATCACACCAGCGGCAACTGCATTTTGTAGATTCTCAACTAAATCCGCAAATAGTTGATTGTGATATTCAATAGCTTCGTTCATAATACGTCTTAGTTATTTGTTTTGTTGTTTATATGCGTGTCTTATACCGAGTCCTGTACCAATGGCTAATCCAGCAGCACTACCTCTTAATGTTCTACGAAATGTATTTTTAGGGTTACTAGATATTAAACCTAAGACTCCACCGATTTGCGCTCCATTAGCTGCACCACTAGCAGCTTCACTAGTTAATGTAGCTCTACCTAATTTACGTAAGCTAAACTTGCGAGGTTTCTTATCCTTACTACCAGGAGTCCTAGCGAAATCAGCTATTCGGTAGTCAGATAATAACTGCATTATTTTTTCTTACCTTTCTTCATAGCTTTGTAAATACCATAACCAGCACCAGCAACAGTTCCAGCAGCTAAAGCACCAAGTCCGATTTTACCAGCACGAGTTCCAAGTACATTACGAGCAGCTTCAACAGTTTGTCTAGCACGATTACCTATACTACCAGTAGAACCAATTACAGATTTCTTAGATTTTAAATTAGAGTAAGGAACGTTAGCACCAATATCAGATGAGTCATAAGCAGCTTTAGCTTTATTAATAGGATTACCCATCCAATCACCAAATTGTTGAGATTTCTTACCAACAGCTTTCATATCACTATCAAATCTACCTCTAGCTCCACGTCCAGCCATTTCATCACCAAGAGATGAAATATCATCAGATCCTACACGCGCTTTACGTAACTTATCTAATTGTTTACGTCTAGATAGTTCAGCACCACCATATCTCATACCAGCAGCTCCAAGTCCAGCTAATCCAACTGCACCAGCACCAATACCAGCATATAAACCAGCACGAGATTTACGTTTCTTCTTATCCTTACCTCTACCTCTAGCAAAATCAGCGTTGTCGCTAGTTAATGATTCAAATTCTGCCATCGTATAGGCAGCAATAGGACGATTTGTATAATTCATAGACGTTAGTTATAGTTATTTATTACAGTTTGTTTCTTACCACTTAATCCGCGGTATGCTCCAACAGCTAATCCAGTTCCAACTAATGCACCAGTACCGATAGCTAAACCTTTACCAGTTTTAGTCTTCAATGCAGTTTTACCAGCTTGATAAGTTGCAGATCCGTATTTACGTAATCTTCCAGCTTTAACTTGTTTCTGCTGTGCAACTTTATTAACAAATGATTGTTTAACATCATCTGCATCTTTACTAACGCGATTAATAACACGTTTACCTAAATTCTTAACACCATCAATGCTTTCGCGGAGCAACCCGAACTCAGCACGATTAACTGCTTCCATCTCAGCCATACTAAATGCTGCAATAGGTAATCCACTAGCATAACGAGCGTTAGGATCATTAGGAGGCATACCCCAATTCTGTTGTTGACCTTGAGCTTGATAACCTTGCACTTGGTTCGGATAAGATCCACCATTAGCTTCCTGCATCATAGGATCTTGTTCTTCCTCACCAGATCCAATCAACGTAAGAAAACGAGTGGCGAAATCATTAATAGCTTGATACTGTACTTCTTCACGACTCTGACCGTTAAGTGCTTGTTCATCAATAGTCTGAATAGTTTCAGTTAGTTCCCATAACTTATTAGTTAAATCTTCGTATTGATTACGAATCTTATCTAACATATCATCACTGTTCTCTAAGTCGTCAAATGTAAGTGCATCTGATTCAAATTCAGCACGTTTAAATAGACTTAGATTAGCAATGGCGGGATTAGGTGTTGCACTAATTTCACGTATTGCATTACTTACTACATCAATGCCAGGACTAAGTGTGTTTAATAATCCTTCATTTAACTGACGTATTGCTTCACCACTTTTAATTGCGATTTGATTAACAAAGATACCTAACTTACCAGTTAATCCCTTATCATCAGCACCAGGAAAATTATCTTCATTAATAGTAGTGCATTGAAATTGAGATTCTACATCTCCAATAACACTAGATTGCTCCTTCTTATGATCCATCAATACTGGAATGCGAGTCTTAGCAAATAACGCATTAGAGTTACTAACTATCTCACGTATTCTAGCTGGACTAAATGTATGTGTTCTCTTCTTAGAGTCAACATGAGTACCTTCAATTAGGACTAATCCTTTCTTAATTACCTTATTAGGTGACTCACTTATTGTTTCTAAATTAGAAGCTGAAAAATAAGCTAATTTATTCATACTTGTTTATTGTGATTTAACTCCTACTAGCTCTATATGTTTCATAATAGTGAATATAATAGACATAGTGGGTTATTGTTCTTAATAAGCACATGATAGATAAACGTAAGTTAATCGGTAACAAAATTAAACGAGCTAGACAAGAAGCTAATTTAACTCAGGAACAGTTAGCTAAGGAACTATTTATGCAGAGAAGTGTATTAAGTAAGATAGAGACAGGTAAGTATTCTGTAGCAGCAGATAGACTAGGCAACTTTAGTCGAGCATTAAATAAAAAAATAATCTATTTTCTAAGTGACATCTAATGGTTAAACAAGACGTTAAAGTTAAATCGTATGTAAGGAAAGGTAAACTAGTTAAACAGTACCAACGTAAACAAGACAGTGCATTAGTTAAAGCAACTATAGTTACTGCAAGTACACTTGGACTAACTGCTGCTAGTTACCTATTACTAAAACGACGTTATATAGGCAACTTAGATAAAGCAGCTAAGTCAATTAAAGTTAATCCTAATGTGGGTATTATATTAAAGAATAATATTGATGATATTACATTTACTATAGGTGGATTTGGTGGAGTTGCTGCAAATGAAGGAGTATTAAAACAAGCTGAAGGATTAACAACTGCTTTACAACGAGCAACGCCTGTTAAGGTAAGAAAAAATATACAGTTCATATCATTAGATCACACCTTTAAATTACAGACGATAGATAAGAATGATCCGGCTTATTTCCCTAAGTTAGTTAAAAAAGTAAGTGAACCATTCTTCAGAGGTCGTAACGATGAGTCAATTAAATTAGCTGAAGAGATTTATAGTTGGCACATTAAAAATCCAACTAAACGAATAAGTATAGTTGGATATAGTGCTGGAGGTAATATGGCTAGAGATATTCAATACATTTTAAATAAACGAGGCATTAAAGTTAAAGTAGCAACTATTGGAACAAGTGACTTTAAATTATTACCAACTAAGAATGATCTTAATATAATGGGTGATAAAGATTGGTTCGAGAAGTTACGTGCGCCAAACTCAGTTGTAATACCTAACGTTAATAGTCATAGATTAGATGCTTATTTAACAAATGCAGATACCAGAAGTAATGTAACTAAACCTATTATTAAACATCTATATAATAACTAAGTTGACTTCTTAGGTCTACCACGTTTACGTTTAACTGGAGTTGCTGGATTTGGAGTTCCTGGATTAACTCCTAACTGTTGTTTAAGTTTCTTAGCTAATGCTTTACGAGTTGCACGTCTATCTTCAATATTACTAGCTCCCTTATAACTAAAGTCTTTATTAGTCTTGATAGCTAAATATAGATCATTATCTGAATTATAGTTAACTGAAGTTAGTTTACCACGTGCATTATTAACTCGTTTATTAAGTGTTGCATCATTACGTTTAATACGTCTAGTAATTAAACTATCTTCACGTTTAGTAAACGGTTGTATATTAACTGCTTCACTTGGTAAGTTATCTAATTCGCGTATGTATTTACGTCTAGCGTCTCTAGTCATAGCTCCACCAGTTACACTAGCTGCCATAATATCACCAGTTGTATTAGTGATAGGTTGACTTATAGTTTTAGCAGTTTTATTAACTATAGTTTTAACAGTTGGACTAACCTTATTTACAATCTTCTCACTTAACTGAGCTATGTTGCGACGATATTTAAATGCAGTTAATAAACCTGCTATAGAAGTCGCGCCTATTAATCCTTTACTAAGATTGGTTAACTTCTTCTTACCATCCTTATCTCTCTTAAATAACTTATCCGTTACTTTAGTTAGTACACGATTATAACCACGTACTAACTTACCTTTACGAACTGATTGTTTAACTTTAACTTGTTTCATTTAGTTTTATTTTTATTATTGTAATATCTAGCTGCTAACGTAGCTCCTAATAAACCGCCACTTAAAGTTAAACCTATCTTTCCACTTAACTTACTTCCTTTTACACCTTTAATTAAATCTTTAGTGTCATCTATATTCTTAGCTATACTATCTCTAAGTTTATAATTAGAACCACCACCTTCAAGTTCTACACGATCTAGGTTCTTTAATACGTTACGTTGTTCATCTACAAAATCATTTAACGTTTTAATACGTTTATTTATTTTAGGTTTGTATCCATATTTATAAGCACCATAACCTAAACCACTTCCAACTAAAGTAGATCCACCAACTGTTAGTAACTCACGTCTTTTATTACGAGGTTTCTTATCTTTAGAACCTAATCGTCTTGCAAATGTTGATAATGAATAGTCAGATAAAATGTACATAATTTATTTAGAGTTAAGTGCTTGTTTTTGTCTACGTTTAGCTAAGTAATAACTTAATCCACCACCAAGTCCAGCACCAATAGCTGTACCTGCAATTGCAAGTGGAACAGTTAACTTTTTAGTACCTTGCATTGAACCATACATCATTTTACCGAGGTTACTATCAGCATGAGCCGCACCATGTATTACTGCACCATAACCAGTTCCAATACCGCCCATTATTAATGCTGACTTTCTAGCTTGATTTTCACGTTGTTCAGGTGTCATACTTCTAATTTGTTTATTCTGCGCTTCATTAAAAATTTCATAAGGTGTTCTATCCTTCCTCTTCTTTTTATCTTTACTTCCTAGTCTACGAGCATAATTAGATTGATTTACATCAGATAGAATAAACATATTACTTAATGATAAGTTGTTAAATAAACCGAGGAACTTCTTTCGTGGAGCTTTACCTATTCTTGGTGTAGTAGTATAACCAGGACGTAATATCATTGGATGAACCTTAGCTTTATTACTTGTACCACTGGAAGTAGTCTGAAAATACTGACCAATTTCATCTTGCATACGTCTAGTTAAATCACCTTCTGCTCTTGTTTTCTTACGTGCATCACGTTGTCTATCAACAATACTCTTCTTAAACTCATCAGATTGTCCAGCTAAATCTCCTGTTTTAGTATGAGCTATGGCAGCTTTCTGTGCATTAATCTTCTGATCTAACTTAGTGCTTTCGAGAAATCCCTTACGCATCTTAAGTTTATTTCTACGAGCATTATCTAATAGGGTTTTACCTTGTCCTTGTATTGGACTATTAGAATCATTAGCTATAGTTTTAGCTAAGTTTTCATTTAAATCAGATAACTTACCATAAGCAATCTTAACAAACTTAGGACTATTTTTAAATGCTTCATAACCATCTACGTTGCTACGCTGTAATCCTTTATTAATAGCACCTATTCTAGCTCCAGTATAAATAGTACCACCAACTAATCCTGCTCCAACTAGACCTGCTCCAACTTTAGCTACAGTACCTAGTATGTTGCGGGATTTACGTTTCTGTTTATCTTTAGATCCTATAGTTCTTGGCATATTATTTACTTACGTTTATCTTTATTATAGAAGGGATTAAGTCTCTCAAATGTTTGAACTAACTTACCTTTACGAACATAGGATTTAACTTTGCTGCGTTTATTGCGAGGCTTATCAGACTTCAATAATTGAATACCTTTAGCACCAAGTAATCCAGCAGCAGTTCCACCAACTCCAAGTATTCCAAGTCCTGCTAACACTCTACCTTTATTAGCACCCATTAATTTAGATGCACCTTTAAAGTAGTTACCGTTACCTTGTTCTTTAAGTAATGACTTAGTTGCATCTAATCTATTCTTAAATACCTTAACTTCCTCTTTAGTTTTAAGTGCATTACCTTTACCGAGAAATGGAGGTTCACCAAAGGGATCATCTTGATCAAACTTAAATCTATTAGTGTCATTAAAGTATTCATCAGTTCCGGGTACATATAACGTAGAACCAACTAAACCAGTCATACCAATTGGAATTGATTTAAGTAGTTTAGTTACTTGAGCTAGTGCGTTTTGAATTGGCTTCTTAACGATGTACATTCCAATGTTATTAGTTGCTTGTTTTTCAAGTGCTTTTATCTTAGGTGATTCTAATAATGTTTTAGCTAGAGATTGTTGCTTATATAACTTATTCAATTTAGGATTTAAGTCTACTTCTTTAATAGCACTTGATACATAAGCGTCATTAACAGCATCATATACAATTTCTCTTACTTCTAATGTAGAAGTCGTTTGTTTATATTTATCTCGCATTTCATTGTATAAATCATGATTATCTAAAAGTCTTTTTTGTTCACTTCTACTTAATTTAGCTTTCTCTTCATAAAATTTGTCATAACTTGTAGTATCTAATTTATTTACTTCATATTTCTTCAAATTAACAAAACCTTCTATTGGTTCTTGTGTATAACCTAACTCTTTAAGTATTTTATCTCCAGAAGCCGTATCTCTAATCTTCTCAATTGCTTTAAGTTGTTTAGCTGATTTAATTGCACGTTTAACATTAGTTGGTTTACCTTCAAATACTTCAGCTATAGTATCGTCAACTTCAGATTTAGGTAATCCACTATCTATTAAGTTCTTTCGCATTGATTCTTTAATGTTAGGAACTTTACCTTTACTAACCTTAGTTAAAAACGAATTAATTCTATCGAGGAAACTAAATATCTTCTCAGCACCACGTCTATCTGCATCGGTTATATTACCAGTTTTAGTACCACGATAACCAGCAACTTGAACCTTTCTAGTTAGCACATCAGTTACTGAACTAAACTTATTACGTTTATTCCAATTAGGATGATTAGCATTTTTACCTGATATAAATACATGATGCTTACCACGTTCTTGAAAACCACCAACTTTATCTTCAAAGAATGCAATTACATCTTTATATTCATCAGGTAGATGTTTCAGTACAGGATCATTCTTGTATTTATCAAACCCCATACCTACAATAAAGCCATTTGGATTAACACCACCTAATGATGGTTTTAATTTACCCCATCGACCTTTAGCTTCAGGATAATCAGATAGTATAGCTTTAGCGGATGCTTTACTAGTACCATGTTGTTCTAATCGCACACCTAATGCTCTAGGTAAACCACTTCTAATAGATTGAGTTCCTATAGCTGCTGATCCACCTAATAGTGCAACACCGCCTATTTTCTTACCTACTTGAGATTTCTTCTTATCGGAGTTATCTGAGTCTTTGAATTGTGCAATAATCATAGTTGTATTATCTATTTAATAGTTTACTTAATTTAGGAACATCTGTATCAGTAAGAAAAAAGGAATGGCGCGATTTAGTGTCATTAAATAATGTTAGTTTGCGTGAACTACTAAAATCTTGTAATAATCTTTCAGTTCTTTCAATGTCATATTCTCTTTCAATAACTTCTGGAGATTTGCGACGTTTAGTTAATTCATTTTGATAAATCTGTTTAATCATAGTATCTCTATTATTAATTTTCTTTAATCGAGTTACATACTCTTTATCTACGATAGATTCAATAACTAATTTATCTGGTTCTATTTTAGTTAGACCTAAACTATCTCGATATAGAATTATCTCTTTACGTAAATAAGAATCTGTATAGTTATGTTTACCTGTTTTTAATTGATTTAAACTAGTTTGTAAACGTTCTAAATATACCAATTGTTTATTACTTTCTGCATACTTTTTAAGTCGTTTATTAACTAAACCAATACTTTGTTCTAATTTAGCATCAGTCATTTTAGCAGCATCTCTAGTAGTTTTATTAATAGCAAACTCAGTTAAGTTATCTACTCTTTTAGGTAATGGTATTCTAGTTATGTCTACTTTAATAACGTTATCTTTAACTGCATTATCTACAACCTCTTTAACTTTACTTGACTTAGTAGATACTTCTTTAACTGTGTTATTGATAACTTCTCTAACTACACTTGGAGTATTAGTTACATTAACGATTGGAGTTGGTACATTAACTGGAACTTCAGGTTTAATGTTCTTAATTAATGACTTAACTTCATCTAATGATCTTGCACCATTACGTTTACCTAATAGATATGCACCACCTAATAATGCAGTTCCAGTTGCACCAATAGTAATATCACGTAATCTATCTCCTATTGATCTATCGTAACTTCTGACTACTTTACCTTTCCTAATAAATGATTTAACTTTGGTACGTTTGAAGTTAACTGTATCTGACATTAAAAACATATTATTTCTTACCTTTATTAAGTTTACGTCTACGTTGTTTCTTATCTTTAGCATTCTTAGTTCGCGCAAAATCTACCATTAAGTACATAAGTTTATTGATTAAGGTATCATATCTATTTTACATCTATTAATAGATTTCTTAATCCCATAGCTCTAAGTTTACTTCGCATTAAACCATTCTTATAATCACTAATAAACTCGCTAGTTAATACTGCCATATCATTACCTGTGTAATTACGTGCATCTAAACTAGTCAAACCTAACTTATTCTTAATTAACTCAAGTTGTCCATCTATTGCTAACTCAATATTATCTAATTGTCTAACATATGATTCAAATTGTTCATTACTTACATTCATGTAATTAGAAAGTATAGTATTCTGTAACTCTTCTAAATCACGTTCTAATACTCTAGGATTAACTTGTCCACCAACAAAAACTTTTTTAACTTTATCAAATTTACCAATTAATTTATCTTGTAATCTTAATAGAACACCACGTTTACGTTTAGTGTACTCCAACTTAAATAACTCATTATCTAATAAATCATTTCTGATTCTTTTTAGTGTTGAATAATGACTAGTTTCACCTAACTTTAATGAAATTGCATTCCTTAATGTATTCTCAGATTGTATTATCTGATTATCTAATCGTTGGATAATAGGATTACTAATAATAACTTGTTCTGGAGTAAATCCAGGTGGAATTAATTCATCACTTAGCTTATTCAACCCTTCATCTATAATTGCTTTTCTAGCTAACTTCATTGATTGAATAGATGAATAAATCTTAGTATTAGCATCTTCTATTTCATTAATGTAATGTTGAATTTTATCTACATCTTCTTTAAATTGATTAAGATCATCTTTAGTTAAAGTAGCTTTAGTTATAGAGTTATATTGTTTAACTCTAGTTGTAATGTCATCTACTGAAGATTCAGTAGTTGCTGTCATAAATGGATTAACTAATTCATATCTATTATCTATTTCAATAGCTTTAGTAATAGACTCATCAATAGTATTAGTGCGCCAATTAACTACATCTTCTAATACTTTATTTGCTCTATCAATGTTAATTGTAGTTGGTACACGTTCAGGTATTTGTAATGGAACTAATGGAACATCAATAATATCATCTAGTAATGCTTGACTTAATGCTTTAGTTGTAACTACGGCTGGTTTACTTCTAATAATATCAGGTATGTTAAGTGGAGTTACATTACTCTTCTTAAATGCCGCATACATAGCAGCAGTTCCTAATATGCCAGCAGCAGCCCATTTAACAACATTGTTATTAAGTAATGATGATATATAGATTGGTACATTAAAAGGTTCTTTAGTTTCAGATTCCTCTACACTGGTAAGAAAACACGAGCAATTTGCGTGAAGTAGTGGTTGACTTTGACTATTACTTAACAAGTCATCTATCTTAATTATTCCTTTACCATAACCATAATCATAGATAGCGCGTTCCTGACATATTGGACATACAATACCATCCATCTTAAATGACTCAAGTTGTGGTGATCTATTAATTAACTCAGATAATTTATTGTATATTTTACGATATCTAGTATTATAATCGCCGGGAATCATAGCACGTTTATGTTCAATACTATTGTTCCACTTAACAAACTTAATATCTTGTTTAATGTAGTAATCAAGCCGTCCAAGATTATAAGCGTGTCCCATTTCAGTTATTGCAATACGTTTAGTACGAGCCTGATTATTCTTTAGTTTTCTTACTTTCTCAAGTAACTTGTCACGATAAGCTCTTAAATCCTGCATCTTATAAACTGCTTTATCTGGTAACTCATTAAGTAGTTTCTTATCAGGGATAGTTAACTTAACATCAGGATCATACTTCTGTTTAAGGAATGCTACACTCTCATAAACATTCATATCTTTAGTTGCAGTTAATTTAGTTGGGATATCATCTAATCGAGTTTTAATTAACTCAAGTTGTTTATTGTATTGCTCCATTTGTTTAGCATCTTCTCTAGTTAACATTGCACTAATACGTTTATAATAAGTAACGTCTTTATCAGGGCTATTATCTGCTAAATAACCAGTAGTTTTAGTTTCTTTTTCACCAACAAGTATCTGTTGTAATGTCGCTTTATATCGTTTGTTCAGATCATTACCTATAGTATTAATACGTCTATTTAAATACGATTTACCAAACTCAGTTTGTTCAAGTAATGGTACATCGCCTCTAGTAGATTCAATTTGACGACGTTGTTCAATTGCTTGAACTGAATCTCTAATATTAGCAGGTATCTTACTAGCATCTAACTTAGTTGTTTGTAACTTCTGTTGCTTCTTTAAGGTACGTTCAATTAAACGTTGTTCTCTAGTTGATATACCTTTAGTTGATTTAGGTCTATCATTAATATCATTAAGTGTTTGATTATGTCGTTTAACTTCATTAATTAAATCAAGTTCTTCTCTCTTCATTTGTTTTAATACATCAGCATCACTATCAGAAGTGTCATAACCTTTAACTCTTCTATACTTAGCTAAGTTTAAATTACCATTCTCATCTACAAATGATTTACGCCAAGCATCTCTATCTCTAACTGCTTTACTTAATTGTTGATTAACTTCAGCTTTATTAACACGAGGTAATACTTCAGGTGTAACATCTTTAGTATCTTTAGATAACTCATTTAACTTAGCTATGTTAGCAGGATCAGTTAATTCAAAAAACTTATCTTGTTTATCTTTAATTAAGTTATCCTTAGCTGCGATAAGTGCATTTAACTCATCTTCACGATTACGTATAACTTGAATAGCTCTAACTTTATCTACATCATTATAAGTACCTTCTTTATCAATTGATCTTAATATCTTAGTACCACTATAATTACCTTCTTTATCTTGATAATCACGACGTATTCTATCTAACTCAGATTGATAACCTTCCTTTTCCTTAGTAATTTCATCAATCTCATTTCTTAATTTCTCAAGTGGTGATGCAAATTCCGCAATGCTATCAGAGTAAGAAAAAAGGGATGGCGGCGTTTCATCTATTGCATGAGTACGTCCGAGATTCCAACTATCATTCCATAACTTATTTAATTGATTACTGATAATGAGACTTAAGTTATCTTGTTTACGCGATAATGAGTTACCTATACTATTAGTTAATCCATCTGTAAATGCAGTAACTAACTCATCTTGTTCTTTAATGTACTTGTTGATGTTCATAATAAATAAGCCGCGATTAGTGGCGACTTCTAGTGTTATATGTAGTTTAACTTAATTTAGTTATCCTTAGTTAGTTGTAATTAAGTTACTGAAGTAATTATTAACAGAGTTTAATATCTCATCTTTAGCTTGCTCAGATATAACTTGATCTGGATATACTGGGATGTTAGTAAACACGTTATGTTCAATACTTTTAAACATTATATGAGGATAAGGAACATACTGTTGTAGATGAGCTTTATATGTGTCTACAAAGTTAGTGTTAACGTAGTTAATAAATTCAATGTTATTCATGTTGGCGTAGCGAATGACTTATTATATGCGGCGATAACTTCAGTTGTATACTTCTCAATAATTAAGTTCTGATATATCGTATCTAAATCAAAGTCAGTTATAGCTAATCTATAACCCATTAACTTATTACCTACATACCAAGTTAATTTAATTGTCCATAACTTAGATTCGTTATCGTAGTTATAAGTAATGTAGTTAGATGTATCTGGTTTAAGTTGTTCATAAATAACACCACTTAAACAACTTATTAATACTGTGTGTTTCATAACTCTACTTTACCTTAGTTAACTTAACTGTAACATCATTAATAAACTCATCTGTGAATAGATGTGAGAACTTATCATCTTTAACTTGCACATCTAAATACCATTCAGAACTGCGCCACTTATTTTTCTTACCTTTAACATAATACTCCTGACATAGTTGTTGTGTAGTTAGGAAACTCACATCATTCATCCTATCTAGTAGTAACTGTGCTTCATTAGTTATTCCTAACGGTGATAGGAATATAAACTTAATGGGACGATTGAACTTATCAGCACATAGTTGATAATAACCTTTATCTCCTATAGTTTTAGCTATGTCATTTGTAGTTATCTTATTTAACTTTAACTCATATACTATAACATTACGTCCATTAGATTTAACGAAGTCAACTCTTCTAGTTTTAGTTGTTGCATTAATAGTATTGATTAGTGGATGTTCAATGTAGAATCTACCACCATCAGTACATAAATCAATCCAGTTCTTAATGCGGAATGCTAAATCAACTTCATTACGTGGCGCAATTGGAATCCCGCGTACATTGGCGGACTCTTGTTCTAGTAGTAATTGATGTGACTGTTGATACTGCTGTTTTAGTTGATATAGAGTTAAGTCAACTTTAGCAGCAAATTCAGGTGATAACCATTGGGCTATTCGTATTGCAACTATTTCATGTACCCAAGTTCCTTGTTCATAAGGATTACCACCTTTAATTGTTTGAACAAGTTCGTTACCCTTAATTCCGGTGATCGTGGAAACCTGTTCTATATAAGACTTTGACCATTTGTTCTCGAAAAAGTGATCTATTCTTTTACCACCTGCTTTGCACATTGCAGTTGCATTCCAATAGTTATCTGAAGTGCGGCGATAAATTGATTCGTTATTAAAATCAAAGGCTTTAACTATATTACTCATTAATTTTGTTCTCCATCATAAATTTAATAATTTGATTAATACCTTGAAATTCTTCACCTTGTTTAACTCTAATAATAGTACAGTTCAATTTAGCAATTAAATACTGTTCACGTTTAATATCGTTATCTTTAATATCTACGTTGTTATGATGTGTTTCGTCGTATTCAATAACTAGATTATATTTTTCATTATAAAAATCTAAATAATAATTATCTACTTTCTTTTGATATTCAAACACTAATAGGTCTTTAAATGTAGATTCTAATAATAATTTAAATTCAGTTTCGTCTCTTTTAAACTCATATCTAATACTATGTACATTTAACCATTGTTGAAAGTACGGTAATAATTTGTTATGAATCCATGTTCCTTGTTTAGTAAAGTTACCACCTTGACGTTTAATTACACATTGTTTTAAAATTTCAGACTCGACTGCTTTAATAGCTTTTTTAGTTCCTGCGTTTTCTAACCAATGTTTAACCTCTTTACCATGCTCTTTAGCAAGTGCTGTAGCGTAAATATATTCATCTAAATAGACATCGCTCATATTACTTATCCTTATTTTTTCTTACCTCTACATCATACTACAATAATTCAAGTTTTAGTTTAATGTAGTTACTAATTGATCTCTTCTCTAGTTCAGCCAACTTAACTAACTGTTGATATTGTTCCTCAGTTACTTTAAAGTTAACCATCTTAGTTGCTAATGTTTTAGTCATAATACACTACTTAATTAACTTACTCATCCACTATATCATACTAACTTAACTTAATTAATGCAAGTAGTTGTCATTTCTCATAGATCTATGTTATCTTAGTTATTAGTTAATTACATACACATAACTACAATGAACGTTGAACATTTAGTAGAAGTTGGTTCTAGAGCAGTTTACGATAAGTTCACTGACACTATTCCTAAGTACAAGTTACAAGTAGCTTTCATGGCTATGATTGAAGCAATTAAAGCAGCATCATTAACTGAGTCAGTTAGCATTAAGGGATTTGGTACATTTAGCACAACTGAAGTTAAGGAACGTACAGTTAGCACTATCTTTACTAAAGAACCTAAGTTAGTTGAAGCTCATAAGAAGGTTAGCTTCAGACCAGCTAAAGAATACAAGAGTAAAGCACGTTACGATAAACAGGGTTAATAGACGAAGTTATTTAACTACTGCAACATAAAGAAAAAGCACCTTCAATTAAGAGGGTGCTTATTTTTTTGGTCACTAACGTTATTATAACATGAACGCATCTGGTGGTAACTTACTATCTACATTTAATCTAGCTACGATACGACCAACTCCAATAACTAATGTTCTATCAAATGTATATTCAATTAGACAAGTTCCATCAGGATGATACGCCGGACTCATGAATGTTATCTCAGTTCTAGTTAATCTAGTTACTATTGCATTATCAAACTGATATTCGATGTTGTCTATAAACAGAGTTATATGAGATTGATCTGTATATGCTTTCTTTAATATCTGATTAATAGTCATAGTGTTATTCAAATAAACCTTTAATATAGTTACGAGTCACATTAACTGTAACACCATAACTACTATCCATTATATGTTCTCTTATTTCAGCACGAGTTGTATTACCTGGACTATCTGTAATAACTTGAAGTGGCATATAAGTAACGATGTTTGACGTAACTAGATGATTAAGTGCCATCTGCATACTATCAATAGCATCATCATTCTTACCACGTGGAAACATAGTAGCTTCTAGTAATAGTGGTTTAATCCAACTATGTACATTCTCATCTGGAACTAATACGTTACCTGCATTAATTTCTGGCACACAACTAAGGATACGTTGTTCTTTATCACCTTTAGTTATGAGTGGTATAAGTCCAGTTATCGTGCGTTTAAGTAATGCAATTACAGCATCTCCATTTGCACGTTGTTCAATTAACCTAGTTCTTATCATCGGATACTTATTACACAACTCAATTATGGATTCTACTTGTTTAAGTATATCCATTTTGCCATACACTAAGTCAATAATGTAGAACTTGTTATCCTTACGTCCCATAACTATAAGTGACGTATTATCGCTAGTTTCCTTATCGTTCATAGATAAATCGAATGCCATGCAAGTTGCATCAAACTGAGTTGGAAGTATGTACCAATTCTGCCACCATTCACGCCTAATAAGTCCACCACCGAGCGGAACTGGTTGTTGTTGATATTGACTAGCATAGCTCCATTCCTCGTCCTTCTTGAGCCTCTCAACCACATCTCGCGGAAATCGAATTGGTTCAAGTAATTCATTCTGATTAGTGCGCCAATCAGTCCAACCAATGCGAGTCCAGTATCTCTGAGTGTCTTCATATTCCATTGGGAGACATAGATGTTCCCAAACTCCTTCTTGTTGTAAGAAAAAACCAGTCATATCCATTTCACTAACCCTTTGTTGAACCAAGATGATAACACCTTCTGATTGGTTGTTTAAACGCGACATCAGAGTATTGCTGACCCATTGATTAACTTTATCAAGTGTATTCTTACTATATGCAGCGTTAGCTTTAACAGGGTCGTCAATTATAATTGTGTCTGCACCAATACCAGTGAAGATACCTTCAGGACATGATGTGGCGAATCTACGACCATTAGCATTATTCTCATAGTCATTCTTCATATTCTTATCGCGTCTGAACTCCCATGGTGTAGCACCCATATCGCGCCATACTGTAGCCATACCTCGCTTATACCAATCAGATTGCATTATCTGACGACTATGTACACTACCTTCTTCTGCTAATCCATAACCATAACTAACGTTGGCGAATTTAAGATGAGGCTGCCTTATCCAACAATAGGCTGGAAATGCTTTAGTTACTAATGCTGACTTAGCAGTTCTAGGTGGTACGTTAATTATAAGTCGTTTTATTTCACCAGTTAATGTTGCATCTAGATGTTCGGCTATTGCGTGTAGATGTTTAGCTGGTAGGAATACTTCGCCATTGAATGTCTGCCAACTATGAGCTAGGAAACTGTAACTAGATTGATATGCTTGAACGTAACTTTGTTCTTCTAGTAGTGATTCTAATTCATACTGTTCATCCTTATTATCTAGTATCGCTAGTTCATATAACTTGTTCTCTATGTTAGCTAGTTCTTTTTCTAATTGTTCGCGGGAAGTCATGTTAGTATAGTTTAAGTTAATAACGTGGACTAATCCACCATAACAGATAATGGATATTAAAGTGGAAACCATATGATTATACAGAACGTAAGTTTAGGTAAATAGATCAAAGCTACCTAGTTCATGTTAGGTAGCTTATTTAGTGCGCGTCTTGTACTTAGTATAAATTTATACTTAGGTTAGGTCGCGCCTTGATTAGATTGCTTCGTTGTCCTACCTTTTTTCTTACGTGATAGTTTTGCTTTTGTTTTAGATTCTATTGAAATCTTGCATTCCGTCTAGAGTTTTTAAATGTTTATTTACTAAGATTACACCTTTATTATTTTTATTCATATCTTCTTTAATGTAATATCTAATAGCTGTATTATTTGATTTAGCTGTATGTGCTATTTCAATGTAAGTGTCTGACATACTATCATCATCTAATTTAATATTATTATCAAGTTTTAAATTAGATGGTGTTGGTGTATTTTTGTTATCTATTTTAAAATAAGGACTATTTGATACAAGTTCGTCTAATTGATCAGGATCTAATACTTGACCTTCTTTAAAGTTTTTAGCTAATTTATGTGGAATAACTAATCTCATAACTGATTGATGATTATCTATTATTTCTTTAGGTGTAGTTAACTTCATTGGATCAATGACATTATTTACTTTGTTAACTTTACGTGTACTTTGTCTAACTAATTTACCATTGCGTAAATAACTTTTAACTGCAACTGTTCCTAATACTCCTGCTCCTAATAATCCTCCAGCTATCATTAAGTTACGTCGAGTGTTGTCTTTACTATTCTTCTTGAACTCAGCTATATCACC